TCTTTTAACTTCAATACATCGTTTTCAAGGTCTTTTATACTGCTTAATTCACGCTGTGATAAATCCATAGCAAGAGCCGGCAGTAAGAAACTATAGCCAGAGTTTGCAAGCTTAAGAGTTTCCTCTACATACTCTTTCTGATTATAAAACGATACTGGTAAAATTTTGTAAGTAAAAGTAATATTCGTATTACCATACTTCTCATTTAAAATTGAAGTCACAAAATTTTCAAGCTTGCGCGCAAGCACCATCATTAAAGCCATATCGTTAGTAATTGAAGTAGCTAACGATAAGTTAGAATCTGTGCCAAAGAGTTGACTACTTGAGCCAGCCTCGGCATAAATATTCGTAAGAGCCTTATCAACAGAATTAAGTGAATTATCATTCGCAGTTTTCGATACAATTGCATCGACATCCGCATAGGTTGTTAATACGCTGAGGTTTTCATTCTTCTTCATCATATCAACAGCACCTTTATGCATTTCAACCGCTTCTTCAGGTTCAAACAATAATCCGCCATCAGTTAAATGCGGAATATGTTGAACAAGAATCTTTCTTATTTCTTCAAGGTCTCTTTCCTTATTTATATCCTTTGCATCTTCATATTCTAACTCAGCAGTAATAATATTTAAAAATACTGGCCTTTCGTCAATCAATGACATACAAATCCCTACACTAGTAGAAATATAACACCATGGACTTTTGACTTTTCTCGCTTTATAGCGTTTATACCAGTTGACAACATCTTTTGGATAGGCCGCAAGTGCTTTCTTCCGGTATTCTCCGTCGCGTATAGTGTCAAAATATGTAACATTAAATTCAATTATATCATTACCTTCTTTATCCTTAAAGCGTGAACGACAATAAAAAATAGGTAAATCTAATATAGAAATTGACTTGTCTGTCACCTCTTGAATCACCCCATAATAACTTCCATCGCGCAGGACTTTAGTTCCTATGTGGGTAAATAAATCAGGTAGGTTTGCTTTGTCGACAAAGCTAACGGCACTATGATACTTCTTTGTAATATACGATTCGGAGAGATTTTTACCAAAACTTGGATTAGGAATTAGTAAGCCTGTATATTTCAATAAAGTTGCATAATGCATTAGCAGTCTCCAATAGAAACCGCCCCTCTCAAAATAGTTACGAGAAAGAATAATTTGAGCATCAACAGAACCAGAATCAATAATATTTTTTATTTCTTCCAATGTGTACTCTTTAACCCTTTCGTGTCTGTTTCTTCCGTAACGTGTCAAATTATAGGATGATTCATTTTTTGCTATCATTTTTGATATAGCCGTAGTAAAAGAGGTCAAATCTCTTTTTTGTTCATCCATTATCTTCCTCCTGAGAAGAATACTAATTGTCGACCCGCTGCGCGCCTGCGGTGGCCTCGCTTATAATGTTCTTCTTCAAGTTCCTTAATACGCCAGAGTCCATAGGAGAAAGATGAATACTTATCCTTAGGGAATCTCGTATTAATTCGTTCAAGAACAATATCAAGGCTCGCGCCAGTGCGTTTAAGACGAAGATTAGCCATTTCTTCAAATAACTTAGTTGTCATCTCATGTGGCATCAAACGTACCACACGTTGCTCAACGGTCATTCTCTGACCGACTTTCGTTGCAAGCAAAGCACTCTTTGCTTCTTGTTCCTTTATAAGAAAACGTACAAGACCACCAGTAAGTCTTGAGTAGCAGTTGCCGTGAATTTTTGAGTTAAGTGGTCCATTTGCCTTGATACCATAGAGTATCTTTGGCGCATCCTTTGGCTGAATTGCTTTATAGACATCGTCATTGATAAAGCCATAAGCTGGTAAGATGTTGCCCATCTCATCATATTGTGGCTTAATCATTTCATCGGCTAAGCCGACACCCAATCCGTTCGTATCTATAACGACCTCGCGCGGATTGTAACGAGCCATTATTTTTTTCAAATCAGTTGCTTGGACAGTAAATGGTTTTGTCTGCGGAGTTCGACCTAGCACAATTAGGTTAACTAATGTGCTATAAAACTTCTGCTTCACCACATTAACTCTAAATACACAGACTGCGGTCTGGTCGGAAATTCGACCTACGTCCACTGATATTAAGTAGAATTGTTCAGAATCCGGTCTATTAATTGCGTGCATTTCTGGATTCTTAATCTTTCGATATTTAGTTAGTTTCTCATATGAGAACCAAGCTTCCTCACTTGACCCTTGCCAAAGACTTAAATATTCAGTTGCGAATGATTCGGCGTTGTAAGATGGACTCATTTTCAACTTATTGATATACTGTTTATCAATAAGTCCATGCATAGCTGGTAGACGCCAATCGCAGCCAAACATAAAGGCGTGCAGCGGGTCGATAATTGCGTTTTCAAAAGTATCTATAAGACGCTCATAAGCAAATGAGGTTTTACTACCCGCAGATGTGGTTGCGATAATTTGCTGGTTTGGCTCATTGTCATTAACTGTATTGTTTGGTAAACGACGAGATACGTTTACGAGCGGGATTACTACTGAGTTAATCATCTCTTCATCGCCGTCTCTAATCTCATCTATCATACCGCCATGCCGGCGCCCTCCACGCGCCGCATCTCCGGCGAGCACGACGTCAAATATGGAACCGTTTCTGAACTTGAGCGTCACGTAGTCCTTACCAAAGTTTCCTGGATAGTCGTTTAACTCCCACCCAATTATCTCCTTTTTAAGTAAAGGCCAATGGTCATAAATCTCATAAATCTTTTCTTTTGTAATCTGCGCGGCCTGTTGTTTGGTGTTCGCTGTCATGAACACTTTGCGGCCGGGTATAAACACGCATTGTAAGAAAAGAGCTAAGATAGTTATGAACGATTTTGAAAACGCACGGGGCGCAGTAATGAATACGTCCTTAAAACGCATCAACGCGCGCAGTGTGAAGCGTTGGTAGAAAAACAAACTAAATTCTGAATCGGCTGGTTTAATTATATCCAGATAGTAATCTGGATAGGCAGTAAATAGATTAACCCAATTACAAAGTTCATCGTAATGCCTATCCAAATATTCTGAAGTAATAACTGCGCCTTTCTCTAATTCTATCCCCTCGCGCTCTGCACGTTCGATAAAGTCGGTGTTTGGTGTGAGTTCTTGACGAGTAGACAGAATAACTTTTTTTCGTTTCTCCTGCATTACTTGTCCTCCAACTCAGCTTCGAACTCATCATCCTTAAATAACTGCTCGAATCCTTCATTCTCATAGTTATCATAGTCATCTTCTTTATCGCTTAGGTCATAGTATGACTCAAGCTCAGCCGCAGTCTTCAACGCACGAATACGTTGAGTTATTTCGTCGCCAATACCAGATTCGTTTGTATAGAGGCGTTGATTCCAACTCTGTATGTTCTTTATGGTTTCGTCCACGACATCACGCGTCTCACCATCATAAAACCTATTTACAAAGCCGCGCTTCTCCAGCCATCTACACAGTTCACCCATTGATTCAAAGTCGCTTGCATTCTTTACGTTCTTTGGAGTAAACTCACCAGTTTTAACTAGCTTGTCATATGAAGCAAGCAACTTATCAAAATCTGCACCCTCTCTAATTCTACAATCTATCTCATAGGAAATTTTACAGATTTTCAGAGCTTGGTCGCCTTGTAGTGCGCCATTGATATTTTGAGTAAGCAATAAACCATCATAGAGATTTTCTAAGTAGTGTAATGCTTCCTCATCATAATTATAGCCCCATTTCTCTTGTAGCTTCCTACGTTTTTCATCTGTGAGTCCAGGGACGACCTCGTCGAGTGCGCCGGCCGCATTGAGTTCGCGATACGCCTCTTGGTAAGAAGACCAATCCAACTCATCATATTCATCAGAGAAATAAATCAAGTTATAGGCTTTTAATAGGTCGGCCGCAGAGTGCGTCTGACGTAGCTCTTCAAACTTGTCCAATTCAAAAGGAATGTCCAGATACTGACAAATCTTATCCATCACATTCCAATCAAAATCCGATTTCTCCAATCTATCCCCTAGACAGTCAATACATACATCCACATATCCAGTCGGATACATGAACGACTTGGTTCTCAAATAAGAAAAAGAATCCTTCATCTGGCCGCAACACACGCATTTCTTTGAGCTAAAATCTATATCAAAATGCGGATTTAAAGCCATATCTATTTCTCCTTTTCCTTTTTAGTAGCAGCATATATAAGACGTCCCAAGTTGCGTCTTCTGACTCGGTTCATTGACTCAATTGTATCACATAAATCCGACCAGATATCCGTAAACTCGCGCGGGTGCGATGTCTCTTGCGTCGCGTTCGTGTCTTCGTTCGCTTGGCCGCACTCTACGTCTTCGTATACGTCCACACCACAAATTTTACAAATTCCTAAAAACTCAATTGGGTCTAACTCTAGAACCTTCATAATTAAGTTTTCCGGACTATTCTTACTTTTCACTTCTAGATGTCCCCCTTCTTCTTTTTTCTCATTTCGCGTTCACATCTTTTACATTTGTTCTGGAAGCCATCTTTACTTCTAGTTTTCTTAACCCAGTTTCTTCCATCGAGAAGTAAAATTCTACCACAATCAATACATCGTTTAAAGTTCTCTGGAAAGAAACAATTTTCAATTGTGTCTTGGTGTAATTTCACCGCTTCATTTATTTTAACAATAATTTTTTGTTTGAATATAGTACTTATATAATTAGCGGTATAGCTTTTTCCGTATTTCTTATTTATATACCCCGCTATATCTGCGTTTTTCTCTTTCTTTTCTTTTAGACGCAGTATCTCACGTTGCACGTCGGTCAGGTCGGCAATTTCTTCGTAGAACTTTAAAGTATCAAGCAGCTTTTCCAAGTTGTTCTCTACCACATGGTCATACTTAACTTGTTCTAGTCTATCGTCAAATTCTTCTCTAAATAAGTAAAGCTGATAAACCGCATCTAAATCTCTAAAATCAAATACGTTATCTCCCAAATAACTTTTCTTTCTCCAAACCAATCCACTAATTAAACGTAGTTGTTCTTCGTCGAGTGCGGCGGGGTCAAAGTTTGGGTCAAAAACTACGTCCCCAATCTTTCCTTCCTTCAAGCCCAGCGGCAGCACCTCAACGTCGCAATCGAAAACAAAACTTCTATCTTTCGGACTATATACAGACTGGGTTATATTGAAAGTCGACCTATAAGAGTCTCGAATGGTAAATTGTTCCGTTCTCAACTCTCTTATGCGGCCGCGCAACTTCAAATACCCATATGGATTCAATTTTTGGCTTCGCGCACGTATACGTTCAATCTCTTCATTGTTAAATCGTTTAATTAGTTCGTCTCTTGGTGGTTTGTCTCTTTTTCCTGTTGCTTCCTCGTAGAAGTTAATTTCCAATTCAATCTCATCTATCGTCTTCCATAAATCTTCGAAGGTTTGGCGCAGAAACTCTGGTGCTTCTTTGCGCGCCTCGTCTCTGTTAAAAACGTCGCGGCCTTTCTTAAGTACAACCGCATCGTTTAGCGTATACAATTGCGCATTGGATAGGGCAGGATTTTCCAGGACCGCATCTAACGATTCTGCTTCGTTCGGCTTCGTCCATTTCGTTTCAAGTCCTGTTCCTTTTCCAATCGGAACTCCCTGTTCATCCTTACCCCATAACAAATAGTCCGCAATAGTGGAGGCTTCGGCACTAGTCAAATCGGGAAACTGTACTATATAAGTCTCAATGAACTGGGCGCGCTCATATGCGGTTTCCAATTCAAAGTTCAGTTTAAGTCTTTGTTTTGCCATTTACGTTTCCTCCTACATTTCAAGTATATCACAGGTTCGCGCAGAAGTCAAATTTCGTGAGCATGAAGGGTGAAATTTGAATTTTTTGCGTAAATAGGTTATAATTAAAATATAAAAGGTTAAACTTAAATGGAGGAAGTTGAATGGAAATAGTACAATGGATATTAACCCATGGAAGTGAAGTTGAATTAACCATTTCATGGTATGACACTAATATCGAATTTACAATGTATACTAGTTCAAATAAACGCGTTTGTCGTAAAACCATTGACTACTATGAAATTGAAAATTACACCAATGAAGCCATAACATTAATATTAGATTTAATGTATGATGAATTATTAAAGGAGAATTAATGGATAATTTAGATATAATAGGTATAATATTATTGTTAGTTGGATTAATAAGTTTAAGTATTGGCGCAGCATTAACCTTTTTAAACCCTTTATTTTTCTATGCAGCGGTTTTTGGTTATGTTCTATGTATAATCGCGCCGGTGCTTATACTTTTTGATTTACTTAGATAGGAGGATATGGTAATGGAATATGATAATGTAAATCACCCGGTGCACTACAACACAGGAAAATACGAATCAATTGATGTTATGGTCGAAACGCAAGGCATTAACGCAGTTAAAAACTTTTGTATCTGCAATGCATTTAAATATATCTATAGACATAGATTTAAAAATGGGGTGGAAGATATAAAAAAAGCCATATGGTATTTAAACAAATATGTAGAGTTGAATGAATTAACAACCGATGTAGTTGAATCGAAACCAATGGGTAAAAGTGCAGATGCAATGTATATAGATGAATCATGGGCAACATGTGAGTCGATTAAATAGCGGAGGATAATTATATGAACGATGATGATAAAATTTTGCTTTACGAATTAAACGAATCCTATACTGACGGATTTACGCGCGGGTATAACCGGGGATTTGTTGACGGTATACATATGTTAGCGAATATCTATAAAGATAAAGATTTGTTAAAGGAAATAGGAGTAGAAAAAGACAAATGAACGGATTTTTAGAAAGTGTAATGTTTGGAATTGTAATTGGACTACAGCTTATAATAATAATGATTTTGCAGAACGAATAAGGAGGAAAGATGACACGTAGAGAAAGACTTGAGATGGTTATTAGGGGAGAAATTAACGAGGAGTTAATTGCCGATTGTAAAAGGGAGTTGGAGAAACTCGATGTCCATCGCACCCATGCACGGGAGAATCAGAATTATAGCGAAAATAAAGAAGTGGAAGAACGTATTTATGCGGCACTGCTTCAGGCGAGCGAACCGGTTCAGATCGATGAGTTAGCCGAGTTGGTCGGGTCTACGTTCGCGCGACAGCGTTTGACGGCGATTTGTACGAACCTCATACGAGAGGGGAGAATACGTAGTTGCGATGTAAAGACGAAGAAGGGTAAGCGAAAAGGATATTATATTTGATTTTTGATTTCGTGGAGTTTATTTTCCAGGCGCCGGTGAATTTGGCTGAGAACAAACGTTCTTTTCCGAGAACATACCCCGGTACCTGCCGATCCTTTGTTAAAAATTTCACAAGCTAATTCTGACACTACTTTTTGTAAAAAATCGGAGTCCCGTTGTAGGAACTACTTTTGTAAAAAATCGGAGTCCCTTCCTTAAATGGAAGGGATTTTTTTAATGGGGTCGAGTTAAAAGAAATACCCCCTTTATGGAGATTTTCGACGAACAAACGTTCGAAGTTGAAAACGAACATACGTTCGTTTTCAATTCCCTCTGACCACAGTCCGTCGCGCTTTAGCACGCTAAAGTGCTAAAGCGTCCCTCTTCATCAGTCGGTCATTAGTCCGTGGCTTGTTAAGAATTTAACAATCAACAATGGTGTTTCTCCTCAGAAGTAAGTAGATAGATTGTTAAAAGTTTAACACGATTGTACGGATATAAAAACAAAACAAATTTTAAAATAGTGCTTGACAAATCCGGACTATGAGAGTATACTATAGACAGAAACAAGGGAGAGATAAAGAAAGGAACAGAACAATGGAAAAGACAATCATCAGAAATACACTCATCAACTTCTACAACGAGACAAGCGCAACTCACAACTACATCGTAGCTTTCAACTACAAAGGCAACATCATCGCAGTAGAGACAACAAGTGAGACGCTCTTCAACACAGGCGTTAAACTCGACAAGGCAAGCAAAGGACAGGGATACTCAATCCGCTTCAAGCCTAACAACAGTGAGAAGGTCGCACTGATGAGCGGTAAGTCATTCGTGCTTTGCTCAACAGAGATGTTCAACACACTCGTAGCAGAGAGCAAGTACAACAAGGGTGAGATAGTCGAGAAGTTAGTAACAGAGTACTTCGGACAGACTTGGACAAAGGACAATGTGCCATACACAGTTGACGGAGACCTCACAGTTGACGGAGTAAAGTATCAGATAAAGTTTGAAAAAGCAACCTTCATAAATGAAGGACAGATGATAAGAATGAGAGGATAAAAACTCTCATTCTTTTTTTAGGGGAGTTTTCCCCCGAACATATGTTCGGAAGTTTGTTGTTAATTTATTAACGAGTGTATATAGTAGGGAGATTGTTAATAAATTAACAACAAAGTTAGTGCATAAAAAAACAAAATAAATTTAAAAAAAGTATTGACAAGTCCGGGATTTATTGCTATAATATAGACATAGAAAAGAGAAAAACAGAAAACAGAAAGGTAGGAAAAGAAAATGAAGTACGAAGTAAGAGGAACATACGATATGGAAGCACTCTCAATGAAAGCAAGAGAAGAAATGGATAAAGCAGTTATTGAAGCACTCGCAGATAGAAACGAAGAATACGAAGAAGCAATCGAAGCACTCTTCGCAGATAGAATAGCATCAAGAGAAGAAATTGATGAAGTTGCAAAGAAGTTCAATGTACCTTATGATTATGTAGAGTTCGAATCTTGGTTATATGTAGAGGACTAAAAGTCCTCTTTTTATTGAGATAGTTTGTTAATAATTTAACAACAAACTTAGTACAAAGAAAAACAAAATAAACACTTGACAATTCCTATTCATTCATTTATAATGTAAATAACAAAAGAAAGGAAGTGATCGAAATGACAAAAACAGAAATGATAAACAGAATGATAATACTCGGTTGCATTAAAGAGACAGACCGCAACCATTGGATGAGAAAGACAACAGACGAACTAACAAAGGTATACATCAGAGTGATACCTATGAGACTTGAACATTTAGGGAGGGCGTAGAGATGGCAAAGAAGAAGAATATAAAGGTTGGAACAATTAGTGGACTTGATGTTTTAAAACAGACAAGACCACCGCAAGACATTCCATTTAGAACAGGAAGTTATACAGATAAAAGAAAGAAAAGAGAAAAAATAAATAAAAATAGACTTGACAAATGGTTGTAGATAGTCTATAATATAGATAGATAAAAGAAAGGAGAAAGAAAAATGACGGTTAAGGAATTAATAAAAGAACTTGAACAGATAGAGAATAAAGAACTTGATATAGTAGTGTTTGATGAGTGTAATACACGAACCACAGATATAGAAGTAATACAATCAGAAAGATACTATGGCAAGTGTGAAGATTATGCTTGGGTAGCAAAGAATAGAGAGTGTGTTGTGCTTATATAGCACAACATATTTTTTATTACGTATTCGAATATACGTTCATGCGCGCCCGGCCGTTCATCCGGGCCACTTTGTTAATAATTTAACAACAAACTTTCGACCGGGCGCGCACGAACATATGTTCTGTTCTATTAATAAATGTTAAGATAGTTGCATTTCCTCTTCATTTCTGTTATAATGTAATTACAAAAGATAAGAAAGGAGAAAATAAAAATGTTAATGATTATATTTATACTTTGGGTTATATTCGCTTTGGTTTGTGCCGTTCTTGTTGAGGTTTACGAACATGAGTTCTTTGGTTTTCTGTTCTTGCTGTCGCTTCCTCTTATGTTCTATGTGCCGTTTATGGTTGGATTGTTTTAAAATAAAAACTTGACTTTTTTATTAAAATATGATATAATAATTATAGAAAATAAGAAAGGAGAAAAAATTATGGCAGTATCAAGAAAAGTAGAAAGAGAACTTTTGAGAGAGGATTATCTGAAACAGATTATCGAGAACTTTCTTGACAAAGACGAACAAGTTTTGAGAGTTAAATCAAATGAGATTGCAATTCCCGTTGTAGGTTGTGAGGGCAATGAAGATTTTATCGTTGTAACCGTAAAAGTTCCAACGGGAGCAAACAAAGGTCTTGAGCCTTATGATGGTTTTGAACTCGCTGAGGATTATGAAATGAAACTCAAAGAGAAAGAACGCAAGGCAAAAGAAAATGCCGAGAAAAAGGCAAAGAAAATTGCAAAGGATAAAGAAATAAGAGAACGTAAAAAGGAGATTGCGGAAAAGGGCGAATAGCCCTTTTTTATTTGCACAAAAATGAACATATGTTCGATGCGGTCCGGACTTTGTTAATAAATTAACAACAAAGTAAATACAAGAAAAAACATAAAAAGGTATTGACAGGGTCTCACTTCTATGCTATACTATAGACAGAAAGAAAGGAAAGGAGATCAAAACAATGACAAGCAGACATTACAACAGAGACCGCATCATCAGAGAGAAACTCATCAGAGAAATCGGTGTAGGCAAAGAAATCAAAACAGTAAGGGTTGACAAAGGACATCCAAATGGTGCAGAACTCCACACAATCACAACAAACGGAATTATCATTATCAGAAACGAAAAAACAAACAAAATGATAACGAAGTTAATCGCAAGACCAAATCAGATTAAAAGATATGGCATTGAAGATAAGAAAGTTATCGAGATAGCAAGAAAACATCAATCACTCGGATATAATATGATTTAAACGGACGCAAGTCCGTTTTTTATTGCCCACTGCGAAAACGTTTTCGTTCGCGGCCGGTTCAACTATTCCGAAAATTAGTTTTTAGGGAATAGTTAGCGATTTTCGACCTTCAAACCGTTGAAATTTCGTTCACTCAACTATTCCGAAAATTAGTTATATCGGAATAGTTGAATCGGTTGCGAAAACGTTTTCGCAACCGCGCCCGCGCGAAAAAAAATTTAAAAAAGTTTAAAAAAAGTATTGACAGGGCGGTAGCAAAGTGGTATCATATAATTGTCAAAGGAAAGAGATAAAGAAAGGAAACAAAGCCATGACAAAGACAATCGCAACAATGCCAATCAATTACACATACGACGCAAATCACCCACGTAGCCACTACCTCATCGAAGGTGAAACAACTCACAAGAACGGCGGAGAATTTTCCGAAGTGGTGTGCAAAGCAATCAGAGGTTTTGAGCCAAAGAAAGACGCCAACACAAAGTTCGATAAAGGTTCGGACATTGAGGAAACAAGAACATCAATCAAGTCGAACGGATGCGGTCTCACCGATGAAAAACTCGCAGATAACAAAGAAGATTTTCTCGCAGAGTATTTCCGCAGAACACACTCAACAAACGTGGATTATGTAATTATCATAGATGAAGAAGTTACAATCTACAATATGAATATGGAAGAGTTCAGAGAGTTCACCACAAACTTTGCAACATGGGATAAACACTCTACAAAGGTCAGAATTAAGACAAGCGGAAAGATGATTAAGTGGTTCGAAGAAAGGGTCGCCTAAAGGTGATTTCTTTCGTTATAGAGCAAAATACGGCCTTACAGACGTACTCTTGCGGGCCGGTATGGCCTGACCGGATCAAACCGGATCCGGTCCGGATCACGCAGACGAACATATGTGCGAAAAAAATTTTTTAATAAATTTGAAAAAAGTTATTGACAGGGCATTGCAGATATGGTAATATTACATTGTAAGATAAAGGTAGCCGAAAGGAGAAACTAAAATGACAAGAAAAGAAATGATGGCAATCGTCCGCACATTCGATATTACAGAGGGTCACACTTGCGAGGGTTGCCCACTCGCCGCAGAGTGTGAACTCCACGAACTCTGGTGGGGTTGCGATGTTTGGGAGTCGGAAATGGGGGAAGACCTCTAGACTCCCAAACAAAATAAAAAAATTTTTAAAAAGGTATTGCAATCAACATTTAAATGTGGTATCATTAAATCATCAAAGGAAAGGAGACAACCGAATGAAACTTCCTAAGTAAGCGCGGGCACGGGCGGAACCGCGCGATGACATAAGTTAAGCCCTAGAGCAATAGGAGTCGCTAGGACTCCCGCGCCACGCTCGGGCGCGTGAAGGAATACGAGCCAATTAAAAAAAATTTTAAAAAAGGTCTTGACAGAGTTTCAGATTCATGCTATAATATAGACACAAGGTAAGGAAAGGAGAAAAAACAATGTATACACTCACTCACATCGACTCAGGTTTTGAATGGTCATTCGCAACACTCGCAGAAGCAATCGAATATCTTGAAACTTTCGAAAGACAAGAGGAATTCGAAATCAGAAGATAGACCGCAAGGTCTATTTTTTTTATTTAAGAAAACGAACATATGTGCGATTGTGTCCGGGCCGGATCCGGCGCAGGAAACGCACGGGCGCGTGTATGGGGCGAAAAAAAATAAAAAATTTTTTAAAAAGGTATTGACAAAACACCGAAACCGTGCTATAATATAGATACAGTAAAGGAAAGGAGACAATTAAATGCTTCGAGAATACACCATTCGCGGGTGTGTGTGCTACCTCTCCGAAGAAACCATTCAGGCTTTCGAAGAGGAGCAGAGAGCAATCGAAGATGAACGCAACGCATGGCAGGCACAGCATGATGCTTACCTCAGAGCGTGTGAGAGTAATGACCCAATGGATTGGGCAATCTACTCCGATCTCTTCAAAGATTGCTACGGATGCAGACCTCGCCACTGAATAAGATTCGGAGTCCCTCGGTGCTTGGCAACAGAAACCGAGTAAAAAATTTTTAAAAAGGTATTGACAACATCACAAAGGTATGCTATACTATAGATACAGTAAGGGAACGCAATAAGTCCTCACGCAAGGCAGTAAGACGGGATAATGGAGCCTTACACAATAACAAAGAAATCGAAAGGAGAACACAATGCTTTACGAAGAACTCGATGTAATGGAATACGCCGTCACTATGGAAGAGGCGTGCCTCGATGAGGCATTCGAAGAACTCGGAGATGAGTTCTTCGACTATGAACCCGATTGTGACGAATGCGGGTTTAACCCATATATGGGTTGCTACGACTTCGACTGTTAGTCGAAGTTTTTTATTGCGCGGATCCCTCTTCATCGAACATATGTTCGTTTAGTCCGGTCCATGGTCCGGGCGCGCTTGTGAAAAATTTAACGCGATTGTTTCGATATAAAAACATAAAAAGGGGTTGACTTCCTAATAAAAATCAGTATAATTATAAGTGTCAAGGGGAAATCAAGATACTTCGCGGTAGTAAGTCCTTAAGGCAGTAAAATCCAAAAAAGTGAGATTTACCTCTTGACACTTTCACAGAAATGTGATACAATATAATTGTCAAGGGGATAAGGTAGAAACTTCAACGCGCGCGGAAGGTAATTCGATTGACAAGTTCCCCTTGACAAAAAAACAAAAAAACATAAAAAAGGTATTGACAAACACTCAAAAGTTTGCTACAATATAAATAAGAAAAGGGAAAGCAGAGGTGCCGACATTCACTAAGTGAAAAGGATAAATCCAAAGCAAGTACTGAGATTAGTCAAGAGGATAGTGAATCCTCAAATCACTTTAAAAAGAGAGGTATGAAAAAAAATTGAAAAAACCTCTTGACTAATCATCTTAAATCTGATACAATATAATCACAAAATAAAGAGTTAATAAAAAAAGAAAGGAAAACAAAACTATGACTAACAGAGAATTCTTCACAGCAATCGTTAATTCTGACCTCAACGATGAACTCAAGGCTTTCGCCACAGATGCAATCGCAAAACTCGATGCACGCAACGCAAAGAGAGCGTCCACACCTACCAAGACACAGAAAGAAAACGCACCACTCATCGAGAAGATTGCTTCGCTTCTCACATCTGAGCCGAAACTCGCAAGCGAACTTGCTTCGGAAATGGAAATCTCCACACAGAAGGCAAGCGCACTTGTCAAGAAGGTTGAGGGTGTCAGCGTGTGCGATGTCAAGGTAAAGGGCAAGGGCACACAGAAGGGATACTTCTTCGCATAGCCTTTAAGGGGTTAGCACTCGCTAACCCTTTTTTATTGCGAACATATCGAACATATGTTCGCGCGGGCCGGTCCATTGGTCCGGTCATTTGTTAAAAAAATAACTTTTAAAAAGTATTGACAAATTGAAATAATTTGATTATAATATAAGTGTAATAAGAAAGGAGAATAAAAATGGATAAAACAATAGAAGTAGCAGAAAAAGTAAAAACTTTTTTAATAAATGAAGTAATGAGAAATAATTTTTCTGATGAAGATTATGAAAAAACTATTATCTATTTGCGTAATTGGTTTGAAGCCGAAGCAACTTTTTTTGAAAATTAAAGAAATATGTATACTCGCGCGATGTCAAGGAAACTTTACATCGCGCGAACTTATACGTAGATTGTTAATAAATTAACAACAAAGTCGACCGGGCGCGATTGTGAATTTTTTCACAACGGAAATACAAAGAAAAACATAAAAGGGCATTGACTTCCTTAAACTTATCGCTTATAATAAAGAAAAAAGAGGTGTGATATGAAAGAATTAGAAAGACTTTTAAAAGAAAATAGCGGTCTGCTTTCGAGAATGAAAGAGAGAGACGGCAACGAAAAACTAAATAAAATTTGTGAAGAAATTTTTAAAAAAGACTTGACAAACTCTCATAAATAGTCTATAATATAGATACAAAGAAAGAAAGAGAGGAAAACAGAAATGACAAAAATTATCAATCTCGATTGCGACGGAACATTCATCAATCTCTATGGCGTGAATGGTTGGCTCGATGACCTTATCAATGAAGATGTTAGACCATACAGAGAAGCAAAACCACTTGTAAATCTTGTATGGTTCGCAAGAACAATTCACGAATTACAGAATAAAGGTTGGAAAGTAAATATCATTTCGTGGACTTCAAAGAATGGAACAAAAGAATATAACGCAAGAGTTAAACAGACTAAACTTGAATGGTTTGAAACTCACATTCCAAGCGTAAAGTTCGATAATGTTTATATCGTAGACTACGGAACACCAAAAACATCACTTGCAAAAGGTATTCTGTTTGATGATGAAGAACACAACAGAAACGAATGGAATGGAATTGCACTCGATGAAAAAGATTTAATAAAGAAAATGAGAGCCTTTCTGTAAAGGTTCTCATTTTTATGTATAAATATACATTCGCGGCCGGTCGAACATATGTTTGAACGTGCCCGGGCGCGATTGTTAAAAAAATAACTTTTAAAAAAAGTATTGACTTCTGCGGAAAAATCATTATAATTATAAGTGTCAAGGGGATAAGTAAGTCGAGAAACCAATGACGTCAACGGTCTTGAACGCAAAACCTTAAAAGGATTTCAAAATAAAAAATAAAAAAAGTTTGAAAAACCCCTTGACAAAACAAAGCCAAAGTGCTAAAATATAATTGTCAAGAGGAATGGAAAAGAACAGAATAAAAAAATTAAAAAAGTTCTAAAAAAGTCTTGACAAACCCAAACAAATCAGTTATAATAAAGACACAAGTTAAAGAGTTAAAAAAGAAAGGAACTAAAAACTATGACAAACAGAGATTTCTACAACGCAGTTATCAACGCTAACATCAACGAGGAAATGACCTCATTCGCAAGCGAAGCAATCGCAAAACTTGACGCTCGCAACGCAAAGAGAGCAAACACCAAGTCAAAGACACAGATTGCTAATGAGCCAATCATCGAAGCAATTTCGAGAGTTCTCACAGATGAGCCAATGCTCGCATCGAAGATTGCGGAACTCTGCGAGATTTCAACGCAGAAAGCATCGGCACTCGTTAAGAAAGTCGAGGGCGTTCAGTCAGTCGATGTTAAGGTTAAGGGAAAGGGAACGCAGAAAGGTTACTTTCTCGCCTAACAAATAAGCGTATAGTGGGCACGCATAAGTCCCACCCCACTTACAAGATTTCATTTCTTTCACCTCCTTTCAAGAAGAAACGCACGCAAGTGCGTTTTTTCGTTCGCAGAAAACGAACATACGTTCGCGCCGGCCCGGGCATTGACCGGGCGCGATTGTTAATAAATTAACAACAAACTTTTTTAAATTTAGGTGTTGACAAAATTTTAAATTATTGGTATAATTAAGTATCAAAAGAAAGGAGATAGACAAATGAAAACTTATCGTATTACAATGACAACTGAATATATCATTGAAGCGAATACAGTAGATGAAGCATTGGATATGATTGATTATTCTTACGAAACAGATTCATATTATGATTCTATCGAAGAATTATCAGAAGAGGAGGATTGAAATGAAAGAATATCTGTTCTATGATAGAGTTAGTGGCGAAGAATTTTTCGTACATACTGACACAAAAGAAAAAGCATATACATGTGCATACACATATTTTGAAGAACCAATACTTCTCGATATAGTTTCAGAATGGGAAGCCGAAATATTAGGATATGACACATATTAGTTATGTGTCAAATTGGCCCGGGCCGCCTTGTTAAAAAATTAACGACAGAAAAACATAAAAAAACATAAAAAAAGTATTGACTTCCCATAATAAATCGCTTATAATTACATTGTAAGATAAAAGAAAGGAACAAACACAAATGGAAAAAATACTTATCATAGATACTGAAACCACGAACTCACTCGATGACGCACTCGTTTATGATTGTGGCTTTATAGTCGCAGACTACAATGGAACTATCTATTCCAAACATTCGTTCGTAAACGCAGACATTTTCTGCAATAAAGAACTTATGGCTTCGGCATACTTCGCAGAAAAAATCCCAACATATTGGAAAGAGATTAAAAGTGGTTTGAGAACTCTAACTTCTTTCAAAAACATAATGTGGACACTTCGCCACATAATGAAAGAGAACAACATAACAAAGGTTTATGCGTATAATTGCAGATTTGATTATTGCGCACTCGCAACAACACAGAGATACCTTACAAAATCAAAGTATAGATATTTCTTTCCTTATGCAACCTCGTTTTGTGATATACTCGCATATTCAAGAGAAGTTTTGAAAACAGATAAAAATTATCGTCAATTCTGCATTGATAATGGTTATACCACCGCAAGAAATGCAAACAGATATACTGCGGAAATAGTCGCTCGTTATTTCTTTGACAATCAGTTTGTAGAAGAACATACGGCATTGTCTGATAGTGAAATCGAGTATAAAATCTTAATGAAATGTATCGAGTTAGACGGACTTAACTACGATTGTAAAATGTGGTAAATACCACATTTTATTTTTGGGTTCTTTGTTAAAATTTTCACACACCACGGCCGGTCCGCTTTGTGAAAAAAATAACTTTTAAAAAAGTATTGACACAGAAGAAAAAATGAGTATAATTATATTAGACACAGAAAGGAGAAAACAATGAATAAACACTTATTTAAATCTTTACAGAAAGACAAGAAAACAGAACTCGATAAATTATACAATCAGTATCATAGAATGAAAAGTTTTAATGATTGCATTTATAAAAGACAAGCGCATAATAATTTGACTTTATCACAATATGAATGTTTTTGGTCTTGGTATTATAACTCTAATGTCACCGCAAGAGAAGCATACCATTATACCTTTGAGGATGAATAATCCTCTTTTTATTTACACCAAAATGAACATACGTTCGAACATTGCGCCCGGGCCTTGTTAATAAATTAACAACAATCTTTTTCCGGACCGGGCGGCCGCAGAGTTAGTCAAGACGAACTTTCCCAAATCTTGTACTTTTTAAAGAACTTGAATTATCTCAAAATATCAGTATAATTATATTGTAAGATAAAGGTGAACCGAAAGGTAGGTGTCAAATGGCAGTATCAAGAAAAGCAGAACGTGAACTTATCAGAGCAGATTTTCTCGACAGAGTGTCGAAGTTTCTCTTTGAAGGTGGCGAAGAGGTTCTTCGCGTCAAGTCCAACGAAATCGCAATTCCTTGCGTAGGTTGCGAAGGCAACGAGGACTTCATCGTTATCAATTTCAAAGTGCCTACGGGTGCGAATAAGGGAACAGAACCATACGATGGTTATGCACTCGCAGAGGACTACGTTCACAATCTCGCAGAGAAGGAACGCAAAGCCGAAGAGCGCAAAGCCGAAAAGGCGCGCAAGATTGCACGCGATGCAGAACTCAGACGCAAGCGCGCAGAGATTGCAGAAAAGGGTGGTAAGTAAACCACCCTTTTTTATTGGTCAACTATCGAACATATGTTCGGTGACAGATAAACAATTATCGTCGCGGGCGTCCGGGCCGGATCTTCCGGGTGATCCGGTGTTGCCCGGGCCGATTGTCAAATTTTTAACAAAGTCAAATTTCCATTGACAGCGTGCGCGTTATGTGGTATAATATATCGGGGGCAGCAACTTTTCGAACATACGTTCGGATTGTTAATAATTTATTAACAGTTAGAGATCTCTAACTTAGTTAGAGGTGTCTAACTCGAACATACGTTCCGAACAAACGTTCGTGTGCCGCGGCCACGCGCCGCCGATGTCGGCCGTGGAGGAGCTGCATTAGGGAGCTGCGTCGGAGCTGCGGCTGGCCCGCGCGACGGAGCTGCGGCTGGCCCGCGCGACGGAGCTGCGCCTGTGCGACGAAAAGGAGCTGCGACTAGGAGCTGCGGGGTGCCACCTGAAAATTTGACTTTTAAAATCAAATTTCTTTGGAGCTGTGTCGTCGTCAAAATTTGAAAAATTTTGTCAAATTTTCAGCGCGCATGGAAGGAGCTGCGCCGGCGATGGCGGCTGCGTTCCCGCAAATTGAAATTTGAAAAAGTTTCAAAATAGCTTTATAATATATATAGAAAGTGAGAGAGAAAATAAAAATAAATCCTCCGCTTTCACGCAGGATTCGAAAGAAAATAATTTGAAAAGTTCTGAAAATCTTGCTATAATATATATAGAAAGTGAGAGAGAAAAGTAACTTCTCCACCACTATAAAACAAATCAAAACGTAACTGGTGCTCACTACCTAGTGTGAGAGAAAGAAGGAAAAAATGACTAAGGTTGAAGCTTACAAGGCAGTTATCTCTGGCGAAATCACAGAGGACGTTAAGGAAAAGTTCGTTGAAATGCTCGCGGCTCACGAGGCTGAGGGTGAGAAGAGACGCAACAGAGCAGCTGAGAAGAGAGCTGAGAAGCTGGCTTCGGAGAAGGTGCTTGAGGACGGAGTGCTTGCAGTGCTTGGTGAGGACGCTATGACTGCTTCCGACATCAGAGACGCTGTCGAGGGCATCGAGACTTCGCAGAAGGCTACTGTAATCGCTAAGAGACTGGTTGCAGCTGGACTCGTAGCACAGACAGAGGTCAAGGGCAAGTCTGGAAAGGTCAAGGGCTACACTCTCGTGTAGTTTGAGACACGATGAAAAAGAAAAGAGGGGTTATGCCCCTCTTTTTTAATGGAAATTAAAACTTTTTGTGGAAATTTGACAAAAAATTGCAAGTTTTTCCACTTATTTTTTGTTTTTTGAACACAAAATTTGACTTTTGATGGTGTGTGGGGCAGCCATTTTTATACACTATCTTCTGACCCCTACACGACGTTCCCGTAGGCAAGTCACCCTCCTAGTATACGGGCAACCTCTTCGTATACGTAGCCGCACAATCGCCGCACACTTCGTTTACGTATACGTACTACTTATACAACCTACTTATACGACCCACTTACTTATATACTTACACGTTTATCGTATCCGCTACCACCATTGCACCAATTACAGCTATCATCATTACCACTTTAATCCATAGACCTACTCTATTCATTATCGTTGTCCTCCTATACCTACCCTCTTACCTCCAATCCGTTTACATTTATTGTATTCTATCTATGTATACGACCTACGGGGTAAGACCCGAGGTACGTTGTTCCGCAGAAGCTGGACCCTTATATACGTATATATATACTTATACGAACTACGTATACTAATTGTCGTGGACCTCCGGAGTGAAGTCGAAGGTTCGTTGTTTTGTTGCGGCTGGCCGTTGTATATATGTATACTAGCCGTTGCGGTTGTCCGTAGTAGTTCCGCGGTACGTTCCTGAGCTGCGGGGACTGCGCCCCTTGTCAGGACCGACACGCGGAGCTCACTACATTGGCTTTTTTACGTATAAGTATATGTATATATATACGTATACGTAATACGTATACATATATGTATAAGTTTTTCTATTTTGATTATAAGTAGAATTAACTGAAAGAAGCTACAATTTTTTGAGACGTGAAATTTCTTGGAAAATTTCTTGGAAAATTCTTGGAAAAATTTCTGGAAAATAATTTGACAACGAAATGTTTTTGGAAAATTTTTCTAGAAAATAATCCGAATATGTGCGCAACTCCAAAAAATAAGCGAATGAACTATCCCAAAATTTTTTGGAAAATAATTCACTCCCAATATGTTGATGTTCTATGCACACCTGCGGCCGTCCCATAAGTTGACCGAATGGACAGTTTTCTAGAAAATTTATGACCCGCCGCGAGTATGCGTAAAACTTCCTGGAAAATTATTCCCAATAAAAAAGATTGGTGTTAAACCAATCTCTTATCTATCCCGCAATTCTAATGCCTTCCAAACTATTTCTTGCGCGCTTGCCTTTGAGATATACCATTTGCAATTTTTATTGCAAGGACACTCTGTTATAGGAGCCACTTCACACTGGTCAAATGTCGCGCCCATATCACGCCAAGGTCTATACCAAAAGCAATCTTTCCTTATTATATCCATATTTATTCTTTTTCATATCTATCAATCCAATTTCGACTACATTTGCGGCAATGGTTATAACCATATTTATCTTCTGTGTATCTACAACCTTCACAAGTTTCTTTTGTGTCTCTTTCCAATATGACGCCAAGATAGTTAAAATCTTTCCAATCTTTATTGTCTGGATAATATACGCTTTCTATATGCCAACCATTAGAAATTTCTAGAATTTTTTTATTACCAATTTGTATATCTTTACAAGTTTCGTCGTTTGCTTCCCATATCATTTTAGTCTTTCTCCATATGAGCAATAATCAGTTTCATTCTTAACCATCTTATGTTCTTTACAATAAACCAATCCGACGATGCGCGGCCGCCCACCACGAGTATGAATACAATCACCACATCGAACCAATTCACATACTCGTTGCTGTTGTAGTATACCTATATCATCACGCCATTCCTTTACTATATATTCTTTCAAGGCAGCTTCTCCAATAGTTCAATTTCTTCTAGTAGATGTCTTATGTAATCATCAATCTTATCTCGCCGCACATATCTGCGGCAAGGTTTACATAACTCGCAGGTAGAGGAAAGTCCATCGAAGTTGCAGAAAATTTCTGGAAAATATTCACCGTCAATTTCTTTCTCTCCCTCGCGAGCCCAATAACAATCCCAATTTTCCATTAATCCCTCCAAATCGCTCTACCACAGTGTGGACAAAACTTATAATCATGATTTACATCAACCGCAAGTATCGGCTTATTGCAACTCTGACAGAAAAATACATGATACAGAATTTCCTCCGAACCCTCGCGCCGCACCGGCTGCCAATAGGAAAGTTCAGTATATGGCTCGTCTTCATAGGTTGAAATTACCTCATCAAGGTCGGCCCAACTCCAATCATTATCATGTTCATGTCTCCAAAAAATAGTATTCAGTTTTTCTTTACATACAATATCCATTATTTATTCTCCAATATCTCCCTTATCTCAGATAACTCATTAGCAACATTTTTTAATTCAAGAGCAAACAACTCCAACCACTTAACACCTCGCTCAGTCAAATTATTATAGTGTTTAATTTCTTGAGCTTCAGTTATAAATTCCTCATCATACTTCATACAAACTCTCTAACTTTCTAATCAATAAATTGTACTTCTAAACCAGAAGCTAAACATTCGTTCACCCTTACACTAACTGCGCCGGCGCTAAGAATTTGCTCTTTATTTAAGCAAAATTCTACATCAAAGTCTTCGTCCAACGCGCCGCAGTCTTTACAGTTCCTAAAATTACCATCATACTGACAGATATGATAAGCAGAGTTAGTTGAATATCTTGCCTTCCATCTACCATCTATATCTTTCTCATAGGTAAGCTGTATATACTTTTCATGAGCCAGAGGCTGGGTCATTATTATTTTCTTATATTGACTTACATAGTCTTTATTTACTTTGCGCGCCATTGATATCTCCTACCATACCACATTTTCTTTAATATCGGCTTCAATCATAGCAAAAGCTTTTCTATCTTTACCACGAAACTCAAGGAAGTTATCTGGCGAGATTGGTTCACAGCTTATTTTATCAATTTCTTTCTCGCCAAAGTAATCAGTCATTGTAGTAATCACTTCATTAATTGTATCACCAGCAACGAAACAGTTGGCTTCAACCATTCCATATCCATCCTGGTCTTCCGGTTTTGCATATTCATTATAATATCTTACATATACGCTATATATCATAATCCTCTCTCCCATTTCCAATCTTTGATTTTGTAATGTATATCTTTGAGCCAGCTCTTGATTTTAAACCACGGAGTTCCATAGTAGTCGATTATGTGAGTTTTCTTATAATATTTCAAATCTACTCCATATCCAAATGCGACTTTATATTTATGTCCGCGATACTTCATTTTACAGATATAATAATCATGGAATCTGCGCGGCCGCACTATGAGTTCAACAATATCGTCTATTGAATCTACCATATACCATCTTCTCCAACAACGCCACCCCTCAAAAGATGAACCATTTAAGTAGATAGCCTCATCTTCAACAAGACCTGTTGGACAATGAATACGCATTATACTTTTATAGAACCCAACAGTAAAATCCTTATCGCCTATATAAGCAAAACAATTACCATTAAGTTCATCTTCATCACTCCAACCAACCATGTCTTCCATGTCAGTAAACATGTCAGTTGATATAAGTTTACCATCTTTCCAAGCGATGGCGCCGTAATCTACCATTGCCATAAGCTATTCCTTTCTATCCATAAATCCAACCATTAGCAATACTTTCTTCAAAATCACTACTATATCTTGCTCTTGGATTTGTACTTTCAACAACTGCTATGTCATAAAAATCATCATAAGAATCATATAACTTATATCTTTCAATAGTTATAGGCTTATTAAACTTAAAAGCCTTGTCAATAACTTTTGTTGCTTCTTCAAAAGAAGAAAAACAAACATCTCCGACTTTATAAATATACTTATACATAAGCTATTTCCTTTCTACCACAAATCCTCACTCATTAACCTATCAATGCGAGGTTCTTCCGCAGTCTCTACCAACTGGCCGCACTCATATGCATGGTCTGCGGCTTCCCAACGGTCAAGAAACTCACCCTTATCAGTAAAAAAACCTTCTACATCAACAAAAGGTTTATATCCTAACATCTGCTTACCAATAGTAATAATATCTTTATGTCTATGAACGGGAATACATACTTCTGTTCCCGCATAATCGTCTAATATAAGCTTTACCGCAGCACTTACTATCATAATAATTTTCCTTTCTATTTTATTCTATAATTATTATATCAAAATTTCCTAAAAAATTCAAATTTAAAAGACCGCACTTCTATACGTAGAAGCGCGGCCGTCCCATAAATTTACCATTCTCTTGTAATAAAATCATATAATATATCTGGTGTTTCAATTGTCCAGGTGCGGTCAGTATGCTTATCATAGACTTTACAATAGTCTTTCTTGCGACCGAAGTCTGTTTCAAAACAAAACCAATCAAGGTCAGTACCTACATATGGGTCTTCTTCTAATTCACACAAATCAGAAAGTAAATCATAATAATTCGCAATCCAATCTGCGCCCTTCCATTCTGGACTAATATCAAGAGCATCAATCATCTGTTGCTCTTCCTCTAGCATCGTCTTGTAAGTGTCAACTGCTATGCAGAACTGTCTCTTATCAAGCTTCATAACCAATCTCCTTTAAAAAGTTATCACAATGTTCTTTATGGGATAAATAATATTCAACTCCCCAACGAGTAGCTTCAAACTCTGATGGGATAGCGAAATACATATTAGTAAAGTCACGATAACGCTCAATATCAAAATCTATATGTAAAAGATAGTAGATAATTGAACGGTCTCGGTCAAGGTTGTCATCAAAGGTTTCTATATGTCCCACCTCGTGCAGGATGCCCATAAGTAGTGGATTAATGTGAATGCCAAAATGTTTATAAACAAAAGCATCAAACATATCGTCCATGTCGTCAGGTAAAAAAGTTACATTGATACGGTTTACACTACATATAGCGTAGAACTCGTCCTCAATAAAAGTGGTTGTAATTTTTGAATCAATTGACCTTACAAACTCGCACGTTATATCATAGATAGAACGAGGCTTAAACTCAAATAATGAGTTCGGAAGTGGCGTCCATTTTTTATAACCTTTTATATCCATACTAATTTTCCTTTCTTAACTTTCTAATATAATTATAACAAAAATTTTTTAAAACTTCAAATTTGAAGTCATACGTCTTCATCTTATGTACACTGCGGCCGCTCAACTTCCGGCGTCAAAAGTTCAGATAGTGCACATACATAGACGACCGGCCGCACTCTACATACAACCACTAAAAAAGACCTGACGTAATCAGGTCTTATTTCCCCTAATCTACTGAGTAGTATTCGCCCTCTGAATAGTACCATTCGTCCTCATCAAAATACTCAATAGATTCTGCGCCATCATATTCTCTTATTTTAAACCGAACACCGCTTGGAACTTCTACTACCTCCAAATCTTCAAAGCCACCCATATATGGCGCATCACCAAAGCGGTTGGTATACCCACATTCTACACAAAGAGTCGCCATATCTTCTTCTGAAATACCACACTCAAAAGCTCGTATAATGCGCTCATCAAATGCCATTCCTGGGCAATCCCATGTTGACCAACCTGCGCCATAGCCTGGACTTATAAGTACTTTCATTGATACCTCCTAAATAAGTTCCTCAACCTTACCTTCAACCTCTATACCCACATAGATATAAGGCTGCTTATTAAAATCAGTATACTCAATAGACTCAAGTATGTCCCTCAAAGTCCACACATACCTCTGTGCGGCCTCGGCATTCTTAATATCGTCTTTGACTTCTCTAACAAATTCATTACGACCTTCAAGTGCCATAAGTTTTTCTTCTACCGAGTTATTAAAAGAAGCAATAAGCTTTCTTTCTTCGGCTTCGCGCGCGAGTGCGTCTTCACCTTCTTTAATAAGGCTCTTTATAATATTGTCCACATCATTAAGATGCATTTCACTTATTGGTCTAAGCTTTTCCCATGGTGCGATATCATCGAATACCTGGTAGATTACGTTATTGCGACTGAATACACCAATCGGAAGAAAAGTATCTTCATGTCTTATAAAAAACTGTATATATGCACTCATTAGTTTTCTCCTTCCTTATGTCTTGGGCAATATTCTGTTTCCATCAGGCTGCCGCAAGTAAAAATTCTTTCCTCATCATTCTTATTTGTAAGATGTCTAAAGCACTCTGTGTTCTCACATCTAACACTATCTGAACACCAACATATATCGCTATTATCAAACCACATATCCATATATATCTCCTTTCTTATCTTATAATTTATTATATCAAAAATTTTAAAATTTTTCAAATTAAAAAAGACCGTAGCATATACTTACACTGCGGCCTTCCCATTATTATATATCTTCTTCTTCAAACCAATCTTCTAACCGCCCAAGTGCATTGAGTAAGTCATTAAAAGCAGAACTATCTATATCAGTATCACCCAACACAGTTTCAATTAAATTATAGGCAACATTTATCTTATGTCTTTTATCGTCTTTACACATTTACCAATTCCATCCTGCATAATCAATTATTACCATATTTCCGTCTGATTTCAGGGCGACGTTTTGTTCATGAATGTCTGTTATCCACCACTTGCACATAAACACTTCAAAGGTTCTTCTATATTCCGAAGACATCAAAGATTCCATATAGTCTAAAACCCTATCTTCAGAGTCACCTTCCCACCAGTTATCATACTCATCTATTGAATCCCAGTTTGAACTATCAAGTCCATGTGATTCACAATATTCCTCATATCCATGTTTATATGTAGCATCAGCAACTGCATCTTCGTTGCAATCCATGTATTCCATAACATAAATACCAGGTGTTTCATACTTACCCTCATCATCATACTGCGGCTCAGCATAACACATACACCAAGCAAAGCTATCAGCAAGTCCTTCCTTTACTGCGGCTTCATAAACTTCAACTTCATGTTGACAGAATTTCTCATATTTTTCATCAAGAGCAATCTTTATTACATAATCGCAATAATCTTCGTCCCAAATTACAATACGAGAAGCACCATAGGCATACCTCATATCCCCAGGCATATTAATATAATTAGGATAAGTAATCATACTATTAGGGTCAGTAAGGTCAAAACCAGCGCACTCAATCATATCAATAATACGCTCTGCTGCCATAGCTGCTTCATGTATTCTGTTAAGAAGTCTATCCATAAAAAATTTCCTTTCCTTTCTTATATTATAATTATATAAGAAATTTAAGAAATTTTCAATTTTTATTTATCTGCTATGACAAACATATAGTCAAGCAAATCGTATACTATACCTGCCGCCTCAGGCGTATCAAGGTGGTCTTCTAAAACACTAACAACATCTTCAAACTTTACCACTATCATTGTCTTCGTCCTTTGTATTCTGCGCCGATGCCATCAATTCATTAAAACATTTCTCACATAGTTGTCCTCTGAACTTCACCGACTCACCATTTCTATCTTCGATAATTTTAAAAGGCACGAGCGACTTAGCGCCCGCGCACTTACATTTCATACATATATATTTACCATCGCTCATTATGTTCTCCATTTGTATTTAAAATAAACATAATAGCCCACAATCCCATACAAATATAATAAGTATTATCATTTATAACATTTAAATGATGTCCTATTATAGTTCCAACTAAATATATACCAGTAAAAATAAACATTAATATATTCATTCTTTTTCCTCTTGTTCCTGTTGTTCAAGTGCAGCTTCAATTTCCAGTTCGGTTAACCGCAAATCTAAATCAGACATCAGCAAATATCTTGTACCTACATAATTAACCATTATAGCAATTAAAAACTCACCCATGGTTAAATGGTCTGTTACAAAATTAACAGTTATTACAATCAGTACCATAACTGAAAATGCTACATCACATATAGTTCTCATTCACACTCTCCTTCGGCTGGCCGCCAACTACAATCAACTTCTACGTCTGGAATGTATGTTCCATCTGGCGCCCAATCGTCCATAGCGTCATCATTATCTAGCCAATATAAAAGTGTATCTAAATCACTATCAAACTGAGGGTATATATTTATACCCCCAGTATCATTATTTCTATAATTTTCTATGAACCGTTTATATATATCTCTATAACTTTCCATTAGTCCCCCATATTTATTACATCTCTAAATGTGTTATAGTAGCAACCTCTATTATCAAACATTCTTTTCATAAAGCATAAAGCAATACCTTTTTCTACGTCCCACTCATCATCTGGATGTGGTTTCATGACTGTTTTTGTATCATCTTTCCATACTACACAAATAGTGCGTTTTGCTTCATTTACATATATATTCTTATATGGCTTTTCTGGTCTACGTGGGCCTCTTACAAGCCGCGCGTTAGTAATTGTTCTAAGATGATTATCATGTCCTGGTTTGATACCGCGTATTGTAATATAATTATCATAAGTAGTACGGTCATCTACTACGACATCATATACTCCATGTAATAGAAGGTCCAAATCTGTATTATAAAAGTATGACTTACCCCCGCCATAAAAATTAACGCAAACTATCATATAAACTCCTTTCTATAATATATCCACTGATATATTACTTAACACATAATTAACAACTTCTGAATAAAATTTATCTTCATCCCAGTCTTTTGGCTGGTCAAACTCAACTTCCATAAAGGAATCATCAAGCCAAACCTGAACTGTGCGCGAATTATATTCTGCATTGAGCATGTCTTCCATTAATAACTCCTTTCTAGAACTCTTGATAATCATAAGGCTCACCGTAATACTCCACTGAGCTACGATAATCCTCATCTGCAATAGCTTGTTCCATAAGCCACGCCTCGTATTCTTCTGTTGCGGCTTCTATTTCAGCACGAAGTTCATCTTCTTCGGCTTTAAGTGCTGCATAATATTCGTCTTGCTCACACGGCGCCCATTCAGCTGGGCCTTCATAGTGGCAATATTCCAAACCGATAGGTGCGCCATCTTCATCAAGGTCTGCCCACCAATAACCACAAGGACACATACTCATAATACTTTCCTTTCTACTGTCTATTCAGCCAATTATCATATGACTCTACATCTACTGTACCGTCTTCATAAGCTTTATTAAGAAAATCTGTTACTTCTATAAAAGTTCCGCTATACAGTACAATTGGTTCATCAGTTTCATTATCTATAATAACCCATTTATTTACGATGTTCCATGTGTTCATATGCTTCCCACCCTTCTGCTGTAAACTGAGCCGCGGATACTACGTCGAATGTAGTGCCAATAAATTCGTGGTCCTCGAACATCGCATAGTTTCCTGTTTCCATTGGGATAAGTTCTACTCTACGTAGATGACCTGTGTCATCATTTTCCCAATACATATCTTCCGGCATGTCAATCATCATCTCTACGAGTTCTGAAAAAGTTTCTGGGTATCTGTATTCGTCCATAGTAATTTCCTTTCTATTTTTTCTTTCTTACCTTATATTATAATTATAACAAAAAATTTAAAATTTTTCAAATTTAAAAGACCGCAGTGATGCGGTCTATATAAATTATTTGCTAAATAAGTAACTAGACTTTAATTTAACTCCATATTCATGAACATCTCTTCTATCAGGTCCTTTTTGATTTAAATATGAAATAATATTTAAATTTCCAGCTTCATTATCTAAATCATTAATATAACTTTCTATTTTAAAAGGGTTTTTAACATTAGTGATAGATTTTTGAATAGATGCTCTAATTTTTATTAACATTTCACTGGCGAAAAAAGGAGTATCTCTTACGATATATAATACATTACCACTTAATGCAGTTAATTCTGATGATAAAGTTGCTAATGAACTAATAAATTCATCTCCTAATCCCATATATAAAAAGTCAGCAGCATGTAACATTAAATAAGATTTAAATTCTGCTACAGTAGCATCAATTTCAGCTTCCATATTTAAAAAATCTTGATAATTATGCAATCTATTTTTCCAATCAAACATAGGAACATATTGTTCAGTTTCTAAATTAAATTCATAAGGTACATTAAAATCATCACTAAAAAAAGCACTTTCTATATGTTTAGTGTCTATTTTTAATTTTTCCATGATATAATCAAAAGAAGCATCAACAAATTCAACCCTATTATTTTCTACGTCTTTAATTTGTATTCCAAAATCTGGAATATCTCCTCGCTCGACACATTTAATATTCTTAAAATTTTTTAATATAATATCTATACTCAATTGTTTACCTTTAGTTTTATTAGTAGCTACCCAATTAATAATCTCATCAGTTGGTTCAGTAAAACCTAATAAATGAGTAATTGCATGCATAGCACTTAGTTCTCCAAGTGTACCTTTTAATTGTTCTGGTGAATTTCCTGCAAAAAACATTGTAGATGTGCTATAATCACCTACCATTTTATCTATAATTTTTCCCGCAGTATTACGATATTTAGAATCAATTTCCTTAAGAATGGCTCTTTTAATATCTAAATTTTTTTGTTCTAATACTGGTCCTGCTAATGCTTTTGCCTCTGTGGGAGTTTTTCCTTGAGTAATTTCTCCTATAACAAATCCAATATTAACAGAAGCTTTATCATTAGAAGAAGTTTTTTTAAATATTTTAGTCTCAGCTATACGTTGTAATTGTGCTTTATCTTTTTCGCTGTAAATATTATTTTTACCTATTGTTAGTTCTGCAGCCCTTCGTTTTAATACTTCTAATCGTGCAATAGTAATTGAAGAAGCTAGTTCTGGAAAAAAACTTAAATCACTTCCAGTATCCCATTGAACTATTTTAGAAGTCATAGTTATTCCACCCTTTCCAGTACTTTTTAAACCACTATCAAAACCATATTTTTTTAATAGTTCTCCTATTCTAGTTAAAGCCACTTTTTTCATTTCGTCGTTAAATTCTGAACTTTTTGTTATATCAAATTCTAATTCTTTACATGCTTCAACCATTAAATTATATAATATATTACTATATTCTTCACGTAATTTAGCTTTTTCATTACCTATTGCTGCTTCATATTGAGCTTTAATAATTTTACTTAAATTTATATTTACAAACTGTGAGTGACCTGATTCAGAATAAAAATCTTTAAATCGCTTTTCTAAATCAGATAGGCTTGAAGCATTTAATTCAGATAAAACACCCCGCTCTCCTCTTTTAAAAATACCAATTAAATTATCTAATTTATTTAATACTTCTTGCACTAATTTTTCATAATATTCTGCTTCAGAAGTGGCTCCCATTAAATTATGTAATTCTGCTTGCCCATTTTTTGCTATTTCTGTTACTCCCTTAAGAGTAAGAAAATCTCCAGTTAATGCCATATTTCCTCCATATGAAAAATGGGCAAGCCTACCGACCGCCCAAGAGATATATATAAAAGCTACTTATAATAAGTAACTTGGATTTAATTGTCAATAATAAGTAGTTTTTTTAAAAATATACTTTAAAAAACTAAAGCCGTGTACCCCTCGGTAACGGCATTTAGTCTGTTAAAATTTATATTATCAAATAAGAGAACAATCGAAAGACTTCTCATCTTTCTATTTATATTATACTCAAAATCCCAAAATTCGTCAAATTTTAAGGCGGTCGCATCGTTCTATGAACTCTGCGGCCGCCCTATGAAAGGAGGTGTACCATGAACTATTTGGAGCTAGCAGAGAGAATCGAACTCCCAACCTGATGTTTACAAGACACCTGCGCTGCCTATTGCGCCATGCTAGCATAAAGTGGAGTTATTCCGGACCTCCACTAACCCTATATTTTACAAGTGGGGTTATGACTTGATATAATAATTGCAATTATATACTGGCGGGACATCGAGGGCTCGAACCTCGGACACACGATTTAACAGACCGTCGCTACTGCCAACTGAGCTAATGTCCCATATGGGTATGACGCGGGTTCCTGCCGCGCCGCAGGACGTATGAATACATGCACACGTTCATGCCGCTGATTTGCCCTCTACAGTAAGAGCGAGGTTATTAAAATAAGTTATGCAAACTCAACTGGCACAGGTGGTTGGATTCGAACCAACGAATTATGGGATCAAAACCCACTGTGTTACCGCTTCACTACACCCGTATAAGTCTATAGCTTTCCACCCATTCTACGGTACTCCATACATCTTTCCGAAATTAGCGCGGGTAGCTACTCCCACATTGATATTGTTGTATCACAGCCACTGACTGCTGCTTGTGACCTGGGACTTCAGGCGGTGGTCTCATAGAAGTTGACTAGTACGTTCTATGTTGCATTGCTATAGAGTAGATTTTTATAACGCTTTTTCACCTTGAAAGGGGTTGAGATAAAATCTACAAACAGTTAACCTGGTTGCGGATACGGGATTCGAACCCGTGACCTACAGGTTATGAGCCTGCCGAGCTACCGCTGCTCCAATCCGCTACAATAAACTATATGGACACGGAAGTTTGACTTGCACAAACTTTTCTAGGCATTTCACCTTACAACTCTTGCGGAGTGTGTTTTACTACATAAACTATTCCGTGTTAACGCGTGAGAGTTTGAGCGTGCTACTCACAAGCAGTAGACCGTTTACCTAGGATACATTGCGTCTACTCCAATGCTAACTTTATTGCGGACTAGTCTTTTCAGAACGTGCACCGCCAACGGGTAGTCTCTCAGTTAGGTACGTGTCGTGTATTTGTTTTTTCTAACGTGGTCTACAGCCCAGACACCTTAAACTGTAGTAAACGCTCACACTTATATCCCGCGTGTTGCACGGTTCAGATGACACAGGTATTTATGGTCGCCTTGTCTCTGTATTATCCCGACCAATGTACCAATTTAATTTCACCTCGTTCGGCTCACGGCGCGGTAGGACTTCCGCACAGATGGGTTGCTTAGCTATCACGCCTTCCCTTATGCGATGGTGTAACGAACGCTTATCCTTGCGCCACTAAGAACTGAGTAGTGGTACTCCTTACGGAACAGCCGTAAATCGGGTTTGAACAGCAGTTATTCCTCTGCTCCGATAATCTCGCCTATCAGTGCGTCTACGGTGCCGCCGCAGAACGACAGATTCATTTAACGCCAACGAATCTGCAAAGCACGCTTCTTTTACACAGTATGTTCTGTACCACATTTCTCAACTCCCACGATATGTTCGCTGGTTGATACGGCCCCTGTGGCGGGTGCAGAATACTTGTATTTAGTATGGCTACCTTTTATCCCGCAAGCTACGGTGTGTCATGGGTTTCATTTGTCCGCCCTTGCCATGGCGGTTCAGTTGACAGAATTTAAAGTCGTCTATCGCTGTATCATTCGACTATTTGCGAAAATAATTTATAAACATTTTCTTCAAGTGGTAGGAATCGAACCTACCATTCCGTCGAACCCACACCTTGTGGCACTTGCATATACAGGGAGTGGACGCATCCAAGCTCCCCAAGGTATAGTCCGTAAACATATACCGCCATTCACTTATAAGTAAGGTAGTAGGGGTTCCAGTACGTGAGAAGGCTGCCTACTTTTTTCTCTCACTTTTACCTTATATATATATTATAGCAATATTTTTAGGATTTTTCAAATTATTTTTTGTAGTGTTTATTGAAATAACGCCATTTTGCAATTAATACACCGGCAAAACCTACACAGATAAGTACATCAATCATAGCATAACCCTCCTATGTATACGTCCTACGTATTCTGCGGCGGGTCGCATACGTCGCGACACATAGTCTGTGTATGTCGAAACATATACGACCGCCCGCAGAGTGCATAGGTCACAACCATTGGTGCGCAGAGAGGGAGTCGAACCCTCACGGAGTCACCTCCGGGGCGTTTTAAGCGCCCTATGTCTACCATTCCATCACCCACGCATATTGCACCCCTTACCGGCCTAAGAGGTGTCTAACATTTTTCCCTTTAAAGTCTAGAGCCGGCATGGACTTGTATATATGTTTTATATGGAGGAAATATCTTTTTTCCATTTTGCAATTCTTGGAGCAAGACGATTAGCTAAAGTTCCCTTAGAAAAATCTTTGGCTACATCATTCATTATATCTTCATACTGATTATCAAGAGTCTCTTCAAATTCATCACGTCGCATAAGCACCACATCGTTGCGGTCTGCACCATGTTCAGAAAACTCATAATTTAGAATAAGAAATTCTTCCTCATAAGATAACATAACTATATAGCCTTCATCAAGTAAGGCTTTAGCTACATCAAATCCTCTTTCATAATCTGTAAAAGTAAGTTCATTTTCCATAAAATAATTTCCTTTCTCATCTTATATTATAATTATATAATAATTTTTCAGAAAATTCAAATTATATGGGTCCAACGACAGGACTCTAACCTGCAATTACTGGAATCACAATCCAGCGTGTCTAACAATTCCACCACGTTGGACATAATGGAGAGTAGAGACGGATTCGAACCGCCGCGTAACAGGGTTGCAGCCTGCTCCCTTAGCCAGACTTGGGTATCTACTCATAAATAAAAAAGTCTCCGAAGAGACTAGAGCTGAGACATTTGACTCTTTTACGTACCGTCTCTTGTGGTTGGACACAAGTTGTCACATAGTCGATTAAACTATAGGTACGACTGACACCAGTTTCAGTGGCTACTGGCAAACTCTTACTCTATGCTTTCATAGATTTCTTTTCATCACATGCTCGCTTGCGGCGTTCAGAGATTGCGGTCTCTTAGCGTTGCAACTACTCAATACTCTCTCACGCATTGTCTTGCGGACTCTGCGCGCGTCCATATTGCAGAACGATAAGTCAGTTTTCGACATAGAGTCGCATACACTTTTGCTTCATCTTGTAATACTATAGGACTCGAACCTATGCTTTACAACTCCTCAGGTTGTCGCTTTAACCACTAAGCTAAGTATATGCTTTTGGACGATGGGGTATGCGTCTGAACATCCGTACCTTTTGAGTACGGCCCATTCGCCACCGCCCTGCTCGTTCTTTGGAAAGAACTTGCTTCTCCCTTTCACACCTATCTTTCGATTTAAGATGCTACTTTGTTCGATGAACTCAACACTCGTGTCTCCCAACACTTGCATCGAAGAACCAACAATACTATCCACAGATTTCTCCGCTGAATGCCGCACTCCACATACGACATTTATTCCATCATATACCTCAGCAGTTGCCCTTGGTACTTAGTAGAATATAAATATTATTGGTTTTCTGATGAACTCCTTTCGAAGTCGCAACCGCATTGACTTGCGATTACTTTATCCGTATTACTACGTTTATCTATCGACCCGAAACCAGCCGAAAAGTTTTTAGATTTCTCTCTCAACTTTCTATATTAATTATACTGAAAATTTAAAACTTTTTCAAATTTTCATTTGGCGCGGCCACTACGAATTGAACATAGGTCTCAAGGCTTTGGAGGCCCGAATGCTTCCAGTTACACCATAGCCGCATATGGTGGACCGTCAGGGATTTGAACCCCAAACCGTCGGTTTATGAGACCGATGCTCTAACCTATTGCGCTAACGGTCCATGTGGTGCTTAGAGTTGGAATCGAACCAACGCCCACCAGATTTTCAGTCTAGCACTCTACCAGCTGAGTTATCTAAGCATATGGTCGCGCATCTTGGTACTGCCCCAAGCGAGCCAATTGACAAGAGTTTTACAGACTCCACCGCCTCTTTAACGGGATACTGCGCGATTTACAAAGTTATAAGATATTTATAGGTTTCAAAACCTTGATGATTTTTATTTGGCTCAGTGCGTAAAGAAATTCCTTTAACATTACCAGATTTACGAATATCTTCAACTGGTATAAGCCACATTAATCCATCTTTATTTACACAAAATAACCAATCCAAAGGGTGATTTAAAATAGAATCATATTTAGTACCTTTAGTACCACCTTTTGAAGCTAATTCTACCATTCCATTTTCAGTAGTAGTACATTTACACTGAACAGTTTCTATTTTATCATTTTTTTCAATTATCAAATCATACCATTGAGTATCATTTAAAGGTAAAGAAACAGTATAACCATTAGTACCAAAATAAGCAATACCTAAACTCAACCCAACTCTTCCTTTATCTTTATTGGTTTCTAAAATCATATAATATCTCCTATAATATAATAAATGGTATCCCGCCGCAGAGTCGAACTGCGATTAATGGTTTAGAAGACCATTGTTCTATCCATTGAACTAACAGGACATGGCGGCCGTTATCCGAATTGCACGAATATTTACTGAGTCAGAGTCAGTTGTCCTACTATTAGACGAAACGGCTATATGGTGGACCCGACTGGGAATCGAACCCAGAACTCCTCGGTGCAAGCGAGGTGTTATCCCATTTAACTACCAGCCCATAAGTGGTGCAGAATAGAGGGCTTGAACCTCTGACTTCATCCTTGTAAGGGATGCACTCTCCCAACTGAGTTAATTCTGCATATGGTACACCCTCTTGGATTTGAACCAAGCACCTCTGCGTTATCAGCACAGTGCTCTAACCTAATGAGCTAAGGGTGCATATTGGTGGGTCACTTCGGATTCGAACCGAAACTTTATAGGGTTTGAGCCTACTTCCTCTACCGATTGGGATAGTAACCCATAATGGTACCCCATAAGCGATTCGAACGCTTATCTGCCGGTTCGTAGCCGGATACTCTATCCATTAAGCTAATGGGGTATATAGACAAAATTATAATTTTGCCCATTCTTCATCACTATACTTATTTATATCTTTTTTACGATATGGTAAACTACAACGTTTTGCCCATTTAGCTACCGCAGCGCCAGATACCCCAAATTGTCTACCTATTTCTGCAAAAGAGGTTGTACGAATAAGTTGTTTAAAGTCTTCACGTTCTGGCCAATTCGCTACTTGCTTATGTTTATCTGCGCACTCTTTACATCGAGTAGAACGTCCATCTATAGTTTTACCACAATCTATACAATGATTAACTAATTCTGTTTTTATATATTGTTTATTTCCATCTATGTATAAATGTTCTATATTATTTTCAATTATCAAACGACGAGCCCTATCATAATTTGCCCCCGCAGTAGATAAATTTGCTTGAATCAATGCTTGATGAATATTAGATGATTGTTGCAATAAAATAATCAATTCTTCATCTGTAATAGTATGTTTAAATAAATTTTTTGAGTGATTATCGGTATAAGAATGACAATTAGGACATAATATTTGTAAATTATCTTCACTATCATTTTTTCTATTCCCATCTAAATGATGTATTTCTAATTTGATTGGACTTCCTAACCACTCAGTTAATCCACAACATTCGCACCTATTACCACGTTTTTTAATCAATTCTTGTCTACGTTCTGTTCCAATCATATTATAATTCCTCCTTATGTTTCTATATATAAGTAGAAATTAACTTATTATACTTTATAAAATTAAACCATAAAACATAACCTTGAAGTAATTTTCGTAAAATGGTACTCCCACCCAGAGTTGAACTGGGATAAGACGATTAAAAGTCGCCTATTCTACCATTGAATTATAGGAGTATGGAGGAGGGTGCGTGGATTTGAACCCGCGAGGCTGTTACACCTTCTAGTTTTCAAGACTAGCGCCTTCGACCACTCGGCCAACCCTCCCTATTGGAGTATCGTATGGGATTTGAACCCATGACCACGGTTTGGAAGACCGTGATGTTGCCGCTACACTAACGATACATGGAGCAGTAAATGGGTCTCGAACCCATGGCCTCCACCTTGGCAAGGTGGCGTTCTACCTACTGAACTACTACTGCATATGGTCTACGAGGTGGGATTTGAACCCACGGCCTTCTGATCCCAAATCAGACGCGCTACCAAACTGCGCCACACGTAGATAACTTCCAATGCTCAAGTTTCCCACAGCATCTTTTGGCTCCTTTCGCGGCGAGCGTTTTAGGACTTGATGTCCTGCTTCCTAGTGGTGCCTTACGTGGGATTCGAACCCACACTGACTAGTTCCTAAGACTAGTGCCTCTACCAATTGGGCTAATAAGGCATAAATGGCGGTCTATAAGGGAGTTGAACCCTTGTCTCTCGGCTGACAACCGAATATAATAACCGTTATACTAATAGACCATGTGGTAGGGATACTGGGAATCGAACCCAAGTGAACTGATTAAGAGTCAGCCATTCTACCGCTGAATTATATCCCTATATTTGGTAATCGCACAGAGAGTCGAACTCTGATTTATAGACTGAGAATCTATTGTCCTAACCATTAGACGATGCGACCATGTTGGTGATGGTACTGGGGTTTGAACCCAGACTCTTCGGCGTGAAGGGCCGACGTGTTGACCAGTTCCACTATACCACCACATTTAAAAAGCGGTATTACCCACTTTGAGTAATACCGCTTATACATTACACTTATAGAAAATAATGCTAAATCGGTATTACCCTTTTATCCCTACCATAGAATTTTCCTGTAATAGGGGCGCATGAAACCAGGCTATCTATGATAACCTCTTCGACTCTATTCAAATTCCATGCAAACGACTTAAACATTATTTTTCTCCTTTGTATTTGCTTGTATTTTTAAGTGGACTTTTTAAATATCCTCTCTTCAACTTTCTATATATATTATAAAAGAATTTTCAAAAAATTTCAAATTATTGATTTGTAAGTTTAAATTTATCTAATAGATATGTAATAAATCCTAGAATCATTCCTGTTACGGCAGCAAGACTCATACCTGTCAGCTGACAACTTCCTAAATTGATGGCGACACCAGAAAGACCTACGACAAATACAACTGATGTCATCATAAGATTTTTAGCTTTGGAATAATCAATTTTAGAATCTACCATTAATCTGATACCTGATGCTCCAATCATACCATAGAGTAAGAAGCTAACTCCGCCCATGACTGGACCTGGGATAGTCTGAATAAGCATAGAAGCTTTACCAATGAAGGAAAGCAGTATGGAAAATGCTGCGGCACCTCCGATAACCCAAACGCTATACACCTTTGTAATTGCCATTACTCCGATGTTTTCGCCATATGTGGTGGTAGGACAAGAGCCACAAAGACCAGATAAAGCTGTTGAAAAACCATCTGCAAACATTGAACGATGAAGACCTGGGTCTTTAAGAAGGTCTTTACCTACAACTTCTGACGTGACGACCTGGTGTCCAATGTGTTCAGAGACTACTACAAGTGTAGCAGGAATTATAATTACAATCGCTTGCCAACTCCATTGTGGTGTCTGAAAGGCTGGACGAGCAAACCAACTTGTAGAACTGATTGCAGAAAAATCTACCATTCCAAGACATAGAGCAAGTACATAACCCACTACAATTGAAATGAGTATGGCAATTGCACTCATAAAGCCACGATAGAGTATACCGCCAAACATAGCAAGAAGTAGCGTGACGAAGAATACGATTACGACTTTCGGGTCGATATCACTTACCATCGCGCCGGTGCTATCCATGAGTCCACCGGTTTGTGCAGCACTACCGGCAAGTTCAAGACCTATCAATGCGACCACCGGACCCATTGCCGCGGGTGGAAGTACAATGTCTATCCATTTAGTACCTACAAACTTTATAAGTATAGCTACGGCGCACATCAACAGACCAGTTACTACAAAGCCACCAAGTGCATATCTATAGCCTAAAGCTTCGTTTGAGATAACTAATAAAGCTGGTGATATGAATGCGAAAGACGAACCTAAATACGCTGGTGCGCGGCCCTTCGTTATGAGTATGAATAGAAGTGTGCCTATTCCGTTCATAAGTAAAGCAATTGATGGATTGATACCTAATATGTAAGGTACAAGAACCGATGCGCTAAACATCGCAAAGGTATGCTGTATGGAAAGAGGGATGCCCTTTTGAAGTGGCACCCTCTCTTGTATCTGAATTATTTTCTGTTCCATTGACTACTCCCTACATTGTTGTATATGAGCTTGAAGCAGTAATAGTATAATTATTAGGTATTTTACAAGTTAAACTACCTATAGTACTATTCGTACAGAAGAAAATACCCTCACCCGCATCAAGAACTCTACTTGCAATATCCTGATATAGAGTAGAACACATACCATGTGCATCAGAAAGACTATCATTGTAATACTGAACAACTTCTTTCTTAAAGATTACATAAGTAATTGGATTTGTCATTACCCCTTCAATTGTCACGATATCATCAACAATTGGATTGCCGCGGAATAAATCTTCGTAAAGTGAACCTCTAACGCTTTTAGCCTTTTTAAAAGTTGGGTTTGCTGGAATAACATTGATTTGAACTGTTATAGCACCAAATTCTTTTTCAGTTGGTAATACTGCGGCCATTGCATCAGCTTTTGCAGTACTCTCAACGTAGATGTTAATGATTTGTTCATCAGTATCATACACAATACGAACTTCATCATCAAACTTAAATAACTCGTTTAACTCCTTGTAATAAGTGTGCCATGGGGCAGACAGTTTTAAAATTGCCATAAAATTTTTTCTCCTTTAATCCTTTAATATAACTAGCTTGGCCGAGTAACTGAGAATCGAACTCAGACAACCTCTCGGTTGGCCGCATTAGCAGTGCGGTGCGATACCATTACGCCATTACTCGCTATCTAATTCATCTATAACTTTTTCTAAAGCTGTCTGCGCGGCTTCAGGAGTTTTAAAATCATAAAACTTTACCACATCTCCACAACTCAAACGAAAAAATATTGTTTGTGGATAATAACGCGAAATATGTGCATCAATAATTGCATCTTGTCGTATATATCCTTCTTGTGTTTTAATCCAACTCATTCCAATCACCCCAATGGTCTATTTTATAATCAATCTCATCCCAAAACTGGTCATGTGCATTAATGAGTTTAACATTTATATCTAAAATCCACTCTCCAAAATCATAGAGTTTGTGAAAAAACATTATAATAACGCAAACCCACCATTTAAAATACCATACTAATTCACCCCATACCCATATTGGAGCATGTGCTATCCGATTCCAATTCATGTCTTTGCCTTTCATATACGTGCGCGCGGTCGTCCATGTATAAACATGGGCGGCCGCATACACAATTCACCTATAAAACAACCTCTGCCTGGTACGCGTAAGGGAAGCTTCGTCATAATGACTTACCCCTAAGAGGCGCGCAGAGGTCTGCATCAGTTTCGGATTTTATCGTTGCCCGCCAACCTCAGGCCCTTATGTCCTGCATTAACTATATAATCGTAGGGCGTGCAGTTTCAATCACGCGCATCCCACGTGGATTCAACGACTCGTAACTGAGGTAGCTTACGCGGATTTGTGTCTGGCATATAGCTTCTGTCCGTCCACCGCCGCCTTCTGTGGTGTCTCCCCACTGCTTTCCACTACAAGGGCTCCTATTGTCTTAGTGACTTTTAATGCTTGTCTACCTACGAAATAAATAGGGAGGGTAATTTTCTTGACCTCTTTGATATAGCGTTTGTTCCTAAGCAGCACATTGCCGTTTCCTTATTCTCCCATGTAACCGGCCTTCGCTGTAGTGTAACTACCAAATCAATGCTAACGCTGTGCCTTATTTAACGTCGGTAGCCGTCCGACAATAGATGGGATTGGGAAGGTTCGAACTCCCTAAACTAGCTGACGCTAATCCTTTCTCCGCAGATACAATCCCAAGAAGAAGCTCTGGGCCCTCCGCTATGCAGCAGTGGGTCGAGCCACTCTTTTTTTAGATGCGGCAGCCCTGTTTTTAACGACCTTTCTGCATCGCCGCGCTGGTGTGGTCAAATAACGGTAACTTACCGATAAAATATACTATTATAAAATTTTTGTTATATATACTTCCACTTATATCCATAAGCAGTTTTTCTTTTTCCTTTTAATACATCTCTAATGCCAGAATTTTTTGGTATTTTACCAAAAAATCTTGAAGCATCAGCAATGCTTGGAAAAATTTGAATGATTTCATTTGTATTTATATCTATTTGAGCAATACTTTTATCTCCACCACCAGTTCTACCTTTTTGTGGTTGAATATTATAATTATGTAAATAATTTTTCATTGTAGCATATCCAACCCCAAAATGATTAGCTAATTGATTAATAGTCATATATTGAGCACATTCAATAACTTCATTAATACAAGGATTAAAGTAATGATTACCTTTACTACCACCCAATGTAGCATTGTATCCATTACTATTTTCAAAATTAATATAAGAATGATATAAATTAATATAATATCGTTCTTTTTCATCTAATTCTTCAACTTTTACTTCTTCGAGAATTTCAAATGAAAAATTATCAATACCATATTTATTCATAGCCCTATATAGTGGATAGGGTTTATTTAATTTTGCATCACTCCTGTGCTTTTGCCATCGCTGTACAGGAGTCATAATTGTTTGACCAATATAAACCTTTTGATTTATATTGTTTGTGATTTTATAAATATATGCCATATTATACTCCTGCAACGCCGCACTGACCAGGTCAGATTTCTACTGGTCGACATACAAGCACGCAGCCGCATATCGGACAAGTATATACTATATATCCCTCGCTGTCGTAAGAGGTATAATCTTCAAACTCCCATTTGTCCCCCTCAATAAACTCATTACACTCAGGACAAGCAACTACTTCACTGTCCCTATCATATGGAACGTGAAACTCTTTCTCTAGTGTTGAAGCGAACTTCCAAAAGTTTGAACTCATAATTAATACCTCTCTCACTTTCTATAATAATTATAGCAAAAATTTTACTAATTTTCAAATTTGTTGAAGCGTTCTTCAGCGCACCATTCAGTACACCACTTATTCTTAGCAACAAACGCATGATTTTTCAAACAGTATCGTAATTCAGTTTTTACACAATGCTTACAATTTCCACAATAGCGGTCATTGTAAGGAGTATCTTTAATCTCTATATCCATTATTACCTCCAAAATAAGTTGGCGCCCCGCCCTTCCAACTTCAACGTGCGCCCTCAGCCGGTTATCCCGTCGCCGTACACGTTCCATTCAAAAAATATGCCCCGTCCTATCGCCGCAGACCGGCGCGGGCGCCTACTGCGTATGCTCATACGGGGTCTTATGTGCGGCCCAACCCGCACTGGCATGGGGACTTCCCATGGAGTTCCTCGACTTTTGACTCTCACGCGTATCGAGTGGTGGGACCGCTTGTGTTCGGATGACTTAACTCCAGCCCACGCTTATTTAAACTCAAATCCATCTTTAAACATGGATTGGTCATAACTTAAGATATACCTGTCAAAATCAAAGTCATCTTGTAATCCTATTAACCTAATCCTTTCTAATACGTGAACAACAGATTCTACATTCATATCTTGACTATGGTTAGAATTAACCATGTAGTCAAATCTGCCATTCTCATATAATGTGCCTAAATATATATCATTAAAATAAAAATTCTTATGTCTCACTTTCTCCTATAGCATTTATCCCAGTATTTGAGCCAAGCTTCAAGAGTTGGATAACGCTTTTTAAAATAAGTTGATGCTTCATGCTCCATTTCATTCTTATACCAATGGATTGCATCTTCTCTGGTCATACGCCATCTGTAATCGCATATATCCCAGCTTTCCGTCATCTTCTTATGCGGAAGACGCGCGGGCATATCTTCGTTATCTTTGATGCGCCGGCGCACTGTACGGTTAGCAATACGTTTCATATATTTTGTTCCTTGTGAACGGTCTGTCACGTAAGGGTTTTTCTTGTAGCTTCTACTCATAGATAAACTCTCCTATATTAAGTAGTTTTTCTTACGGGCAATTCTATTAACATCAAGCTTAAACTGATGAGCGTTCTTATAGTCAGAAACAGGCCAATTGAACAATACATTGGCTGGTTCTTCACCATCGACGCCTATTGTGCCATGAATGGTAGCTTTATACTTTGTTTTGAGCAAATGAATATAATCTTCGAGTGTGTCTGCTCCGAGGACATCTGCACACTCGCGCCACCCCGTCCATGTATGGACATCTGCGACATAGTAGTGGCCGGAAGGGGATTTCCATTCATCAACTTTGAGTAGCGTAGTTCCCATTACCATTCTCCAAACACTTCATCAATATTTTTTTCGCTATAACCCATGGCTGCGGCAAATTGTCTACAATAACCGCGGAATATATCAAGAGATAGGATTTCATCAGGCTCTGAACCATAGAGACTATAGATTAAATCAATACTTTCATTATATATACTATCTCTATAATCATCAAGACAAAACCTTAGTTCGCCTATCTTTTCTACTTTTTTCATTACAAATCTCCTTTCTTACTTTCTTATATTATATCAAAAATATAATAAAAAAGAAAATTTTAACATTTTATAATTGGTACTCCATTCGGTCCCAATGCCCAACACCAACAAGTGCTCGTCCAGGGTGAATTACTGCGGCCACACTTTGGACAAACCCAACCATACTGTATTGGTGGGTCAGCTGGAAGGGCAGTGTTTATTGTAAGTTGACTCTCTTTAAGTTTTTTTGTTATCTCTTCCAATTCCGAGTCATCAGTATTAGTGGTTGTAGTATGATAATTCGGACATGGTGTTGTAGACTTATCGCTCCAAGTCCACCTTATTCCATTTGATTTAAATCCCATATATATCCTCCAAAAGAAAAGGAGAGGTATCAAACCTCTCCGTGTACTTTAATCTGTCTTATTTCTCTTTCAATCTTTCTTATAACTCCGGGAGAGTCGTTATTTCTTCCATTACTCTTCAAATTATGAAGTCTAATTTCCAAAGCCAACAGCTTATTCGTCTTAATATTAACCACTCTCTCACTCCTTTCTACTTCAGCATTGTATTAAGAATATCCTCAAAAATTGCATCAGCCAGACTACCATCACTATGATATTTCATAGTATAACCGTGGTCGCCAAATTCAACTTCAACGCCGCACAGCTTCAAATACTCATCACAAGCTGCGATAGCCTTCTTATAAGCCTCATCTTTCTTTGCTTCAAGTTCTTTTGCTGCTTTCTCTTTTGCTTCTTTTTCTTCTACAAATTTCTTCTCTGCTGCAAGGCACTCTTCTACTGTCTTGTATGTTTTTCCTGTAATCTCACTTGAAATTATCATCGCCTATAACTCTCCTTTTCTTATATAATAAAAAACAAGGGTTTTAGTTTTAAACGACACCGCCACGAGAAGGCAACCCCAATGGTGTCATATATGACGGGAAATTATCTGTGGTCCCGTCACCACTGGATAGAACTATTATGCGGTTCTATTCGCTTTAGATATTTACGAACAATAAGGAGCTTTCACCCTACACATACTATCTTCAACCATATTCAGCCACTAGGGAGACATATCCGAAGACTAGGGAGCGACCCTAACCTAATATGCCCCAGCTCTCGCCAAATCCTAGAGGGGAATGACTACCCCTAACTTCCACCCACCTTACGGCAATAAAAGGATTTTCCTGCATCCTTGCTTTTGTCATACTCTATCTGAGTCTTGCCTCTGGGCTACTCGCACGCGACACGCAAGTCTTATACACGGATTTCTCCGCTTCACGGCAAAGAAGATTGTTGGCATTTCCGAGGTGTGTATAAGTTGCCACACCTATACCTAACTCGGATTCAGCGACGACTCTTAATCGTCGCTTCTATTACTCCTCCGACTCACATGCTGCCTTTGATTGCGATAATAAATGCACCACACCTTGAGTTTGGCGGCTCACCGCTCTACACTGCTTCGGTCGCCCTAACAGCACAGCAGCTATCCACAAGTATCCTTGCTTCGTTGCTCTGACTCTTTCGGCCTGTGTCTCAGCACACTGGTTTCGTGCATCTACACTGAGTTCTTATTATTCGGATAGACTTAGTCGAAATCAGCACCGCCGCGAGAAGGCGTCTATCTTGGTGCCATAAAACTGCGTTGGACGTCACTCCTTAAGGGACGCATACACTCCTCACACATACTCCCTACGACCTTCGATGTGTGTTAGAACCGGCTTACCCTTAACCCTTTCGCAAGCTGAACGGCTTTATCAAAGCTTAGGTCTATATTGACTATTCATAAACCAAGAATATGGTATCTCCGCTTTTAGGGGCCGGTGCCGCACATCCAAGTCTTCAACCATTGACTAGTCGCTTTAAGGTCAGCTAACCGCAAATCCTTTCCAATAAGACTTTCAGAACATTTGCTCACCTGGTAGCCTGTAAGTTTAGCTCAAGGGTAGTCTCCACGGAGTAAAACCCATATCTCCAGCATCGCCACGGGGAGGCACTTACATGATGCCACGCTTGTAAGGAAGGGTGGTGGTAGAAAGGAAAGAAAGTAAGAGACCACCACCCTGTGAATGTATTTCCCAAATCAGAAAATTAATTCTCATCTCACTTTGTAATATAATTATAGCAGAATTTTTTAATTTCGTCAAATTTTAAGTTTGTAAATTTTTAATTAAATTGAGATAATAGTGATAGGCTTTAAGACAACCTATGTCATTACCCTCCGCGAACATCTTGCAATTACTCATACCATCACATTGATGTTGACAAATGGAGTAAAGATGTTCTTGATACATTGCTTGTTCGTATAGTTCGTCGATATTCATTTTTCTCTCAACTTTCTATATATATTATACAGAAAATTTATTTATTTTTCAAATTTTCACTCTGCTTTTTCACTTCTTTTTCTAATTTCTTGCGATAATAATATCGTTCGCTTCGTTCATCCGCGCGGCCGGCCGCCCAACAACTTGCATAACAGACGAGGCCGCCAAAGACAAATACACTAGCTACTATAACTGAGAATATCATAAGCCAAATATCCTTTCATATGTACATTCTTCAGGAGCAATATCATCTCTAATGTCAATTAGTTTCGGATGACGAAGTCCCTTACCACCCTCTTGATTTTCACTTGTCTCCATCGCACTAACTTCAACAATCTTACCTACGTAGTCTTTCCAATTTTCTTTCTGCTCATCAGTGAGACCACTGAGGCTTCCAATTTGAATCAGCTTACCATCTTTATACGCACCAAGCTTCCATGAGCCTGCCCAACCATAGAACCAGTTTTTAGTTACTGGATATACTGGTTCTCCACTAACATACTTGTTATAAATTGATTCATGCTGACTTTCAAAGTAAACAGAAGCAAGAATACAGCCATTATTAATTTCATCAAACCAATACTCCCAAGTTTCTATTTCTTTTCCGCTATATGCTTTCGTCGGTGGATTCGCGCCAATGACGATACAATCTACAGTATCTTGAAGTTCCTTTTTAATTTTCAGAGAAACTTTGTTCGACCTTTTACCTGGCTGGTATGGAGCATCTTGATAAGTAATTACTACCCCCTCAAAACCTTCTGCTAAAAGAATCTGCAACATATCCCACAATTCTTTTCCATTCTTATACTCTGCCCAGTCTATGAATGAGCCACTGTATTTCTTTTCATAATCGCTCACACGAAGGAATCTATCAATTGCCTTCATATTCAGATACGATTCACCGGCATCTGCAAGAATATCAAATACATAAAGATGCAATTTATCTTCTGGCTTGGCTTGGCGCGCGAGTGACTTTTTAAGTAAGCAATTCATTATGGAAGTGGTTGTCTTTGCCTGTTCATCTCTTGGAAGATAAACCTCTCCAAGAAGAACTGTTCCTGGCTCTAACTCATTGAGAAACCAATGAATCTGTGGAACCCAATCAACCTTATTTACGAACTCGCCTTTCGTATTCTTTGCGCGCGGGCGTAGAAAGATTTCACCCTCTGGGTTTTTTCCACACATACAGAATATGCCATCACGCTTTTGCGCGCCCCACCATTCGCCGCTGAAGATTTTATCCATAGCATTTTGCTTTTTCTTATCTTCACTCCACGAAGTCGAAGGCGAGAAGTATTTCATTGCTTCGAGGTTATAAAAATCAATTCCATCTATTATACAATTCATCTATTCCACCCATCCATAGTATTCATCATTTATATCTTTATATAATGAATAGTCAAATCCCATTTGCTCTCGAATGAAATCCATTATAATGTAGATACTTGTTTTGTGTTCATCATCTAATTCAACCGCATGATTCGGTCCGAAATATCGCAGATTCTTTCTTGACTTTCTTCTTTTCCATTTGAATAGAAGATAATCAATTAAGTGCATATTTAAATAAATTGGTTCTTTATTTAAATCAGCTACTATTGCAGCGATATTAAAGTAGAGTCTATCTCCATGGTCTACCGGGTTGAAATCCCATAGAAGAATTTTACCACAGCGTTCGCGCTCTACAAGTATATTTTTTAAAATTGTATTGACGATTTCGTCATAACGTCCAAACTTTTCTTTGTCGTCCATTAAATTTTCTCCTTTAAGATATATAACAGTTTTATTGCATTATCTGCTATTTTATCATCATTACACCACCAAAATGTATGGTCGCCATGGTCATCTAAATATCCATATCCATACGGACAATGCTCACAACGATCACCTGGTAATTTATCTTCACCACACTTATAAGCATTTATAATGCGTTCTATCATATCGGTAAAAAAAACTCGGTCTATTTGTTTCATAAAAATCTCCTTTCATATATTATAATTATATCAGTATTTTGCGGATTTTTCAAAATTTGATTTAATAAAAAATTTCTGATAAAATCGCGTGCGCGCCCGCGCGCGTATATATAATTAGTAGAAATCTAATTTTTTGCCCTTACACTCGCGCCAGCGCCATAGAATGATGGTATGAAACAAAATTAAAATTGAAATTTTCTCAAAATTCTTATATAATTAAATTAAGAATAGAAAGGAGATTTTAATGGAATATACACGCAATTCAGACCCAGAATATTACAATAAAAATCGCGCTCGCGCCAACTGCGGTAGTTATGCTTTACGCTTGCGCGAATGGTATGACCCAGAAACCTTTTTAGAATCCATTGAAGGCTCATACGTCGATGAATGGATAGAATGTATGGCGATGAATGGATATGATAATGATGAAATAACCAACTATTATATAGATATACTTGTAGATGGTATGCTACAAGAATTTGATGGAGAACTTGAACTCTGTGACGGCCGGCCGCCAACTACGTCAGACAAAGAACTAATCGCATTTAATGGGTTCTGTATATGTGATGATGATTATAATATAGATGTAGATTTTCACTTTAAAGTTTTGCGCGACGGTATGTGGTCGGAGAAGCCGGGCCGCGAACCTGTGAAGTTTTGTGAGTTAGATGAATGGGGAAGATATACGGGTAAGACTGTATATATGTATCATAGAATAGATATGAAAGGAGCAGACGATGAAACTGCAATGTCTTGAAGCCACCGATTCTAACGGAACCGAACTATACCTATTTCAGTTAGAAGATAATTCATTTATATCCGTTCCAAAAAAAACGTTGGAATTTAAACCTCTATCACCTGAAGAATTGAAAGAAATGAAAGGAGCAGACGATGAGTAAGGATTTAATCAGACGGAGCGATGCGATAAATGCATTAAAATCAATGTTATCTGACGATATTAATACAAGTATCCTTTTCTTTTGGCAAAATCAAACTGTAGGTAGGGGGATAGATAAAATTAAAAACTTACCCTCCGCAGACAGACCGCAAGGGGAATGGAAAGTGCTTGGTGGAACTAACTGGCACGGTATATCATACGGCGCCGAATGTTCAAACTGCAAAGCGTGCTATGACGGAATCATTCTTTCAGATTATTCGTTCTGCCCTAACTGCGGAGCAAGGATGAAAGGAGCAGACGATGAGTGATGACTTAATTAAACGCAATGATGCAATAAACCATTGTGAAGTATGGCGAGATAGAGCAAAAGAACACAAAGACAGAAATGGATGGTGGATGGCAGACAATCTTTTGAAGCTAATGAAAGATACACCAACAGCCGAGCCGAAGCGTGGGGAGTGGATAGTTCGAGATGATAATGCTTACTGTTCAGAATGTGGTGCTTCTGAAGATACTTTTATTTATGGTAGTGAATATTGGCATGGTTTAGGATTATCACATTATTGTCCTAACTGTGGTGCAAAAATGAAGGTGATTAAACAATGAGATGTGAACATTGTGAATATCGTTATTCTTGGGACTGTGAAGATTATTGGATTAGTGATAGTAAAATATGTAATGATTTTAAATTAGACTTCGATAGTTTAACAGACAAACAGAAGAAAGAAATTCAAAAACGATTAATGGGAGAAGACAGATGAAATTAACGCGTGAGAAATTAAAAACAATGATTGATATGTATCCTTCAAGTTTTAGTGGTGAAGAAGTATTTATTGATTTAGTTGCTTATGTTCTACGTAATTATCCTCATGTGTTCCCTAAATTAAGTGTTAAATTAGGATACATATATAGTATGATATTTGAAGAACATTTTGAAGCTTTTCATTTAATACATGAACGAGCTTCATATTTAGAATTATATTTATCTGGTAAAATGTATCCAGAAGAAGTCGCAAAGAAACCCGAATATATCGACATACAACGCGGCCATGCCACTACAATAAAAGAACAGGCTATGAAAGTAATGGGAGACTAGAATGAAATGGTATTATAGAGGATATAATTCATCACCTAAATGGCGTTTAACTTATTTTGCAGATGCGATTATATTTATGACACCACATTATACTTTTATAATTCCTTTTCCTTATTTTATAACAAGATATAATATACATAAACAATGGGATAAAAAGAAATGAAACTATTAGTTGATGAAATGCCGGGTTGGCGCGGTGATTGTCCATTCGCAGAAGAGGAATGGGAACATTGTTATTGGACTTATATATGTAAACTAACTAACAAATCTTGTGATTTATATGAAGTAGAAGATATTTGTCAAATGTTAAAGAAAATAGGGTAAAATACTAATGAAAGTAAACGTATATACAAGAGAAGATAAAGTTAAAGGTGTTGAATTACAACTGGAAGTAAGTGAATACTTCATAATTCAAAAAGCTTTACGCAACTTTACTGCTAATATGGACGAACCTATGCCGGACCGCATAATGGCAGTTATGATGACAGAAGATATGAACCAAAAAGAACAAGTAGAACTTGACGAGTTTAACTAGGAGGAACCAATGGATGATAATGAAATTCCAATTTTTATATGTGTATTAATAATTGTATTAATTGCATTAGAATATCTACCTACTTTTTTCCAATAAAAAACGACTACATATAAGTAGTCGTTTTTAATTACTCTATTTTGAAACCTTTTTGAGTCTTACAATCATATTAACCTTACGTTTTGCATAGGAAGGATAAGTAATTGCGTATCCCTTTGTATGTCCAAGAGTAGCAAATATTGGCTTGCCCTTGCTATTTAAACCAAGATATACCATTGAGTGATAGCCTGGATTACCAAAACCAACAATGTCACCAGGTTGTAATAAACCTTGTTTAATAAGAGTAGTAAGCTTCTTATTCGGATACATTATTTTGAACAGCTCTGTATGTTTCTTTACATACTTCGCGCGATTACCACTGATTTTCTTTTTTGTTGGGTGATAGTAGAAATAACCACCTTTTGGAAGCAGACCAAGTAACTGTAAAGCTACTGAATGTTCTGCAATGCAAGTTGATTTCTTTTTACTATTCTTATAAGTAGGGCCTTCAACCCATACATATTTCGATTTCTTTGCATTTTTGTATTGCTTTTTAAGTGCCGCAAACCATTTGTCAAGTTCAGCTTTGGTTAAGTAGTCTGTAACCTTTGGATTCGCAGCTGGCGCCGGAGCAGGTTTTGCAGCCGGAGTTGAAGCAGGTTTAGCTTTATATTTATTAATAATCTTTACAGCCTTTCTTTTTGACTCGCCGCCGAATACACCATCAACCTTTAGCTTATATTGCTTTTGGTACTTCTTAATTGCAGATACCGTTTTCTTGCCGCAACTGCCATCAACCTTTAAACCAGCCTTAATGCACCAGTTTAAAAAACGCTGTACCGCCTTTACACTCGCGCCAGAGCTTCCCTTTTTAACAGTTTTAGAAGGGAGCTTACCTGTATATGGTGAGGTAGGGTGGTATGCCGCACTAGCAACTTGCGCACCATTAATGGCTCGCACTATATTATCTAATAATCCCATAGTTTATACCTCACTTTGTATCTGTGTGTAAAGCATTGCCCATATAGCCAGCAGATATTCTTGCGCCATAGGAATTATATCCATTACCATAGGTATAGCCGTGGTTTGGAAGTGTTCTAATCCACTTGATAGATTTCTTTCTATTGGCAAGACTATCGGTGACTCCTGGCATGTAAAAGTCAGTTGCATGACCATTGAGGTGTCTTGAGTTCTGAATTGAACCACGTAATTTATTGTTATATGGTTTACAACGAAGTCCGCATGTAATGGTCATTGGCTTTTTATAGTGATCGCGAATAGCTTGTAGATTTTGTAACTGGACTTTCTTCATATAGGAAGGATAGCCTGTACAGTATCTACCGCCGCATTCACATTTGAACTCCTCTGGTGAGAAATTCTTGGTATATTTTTTGACGTTATATACATGGCGAAGAACTTTATCAGTATCTTCTCCATATACACCGTCTACGTCTTTCTTACGCATATACTTTTTTTGAAGTGCCTTAATACCTTCTTTATTATACTTATATCCAAGGTATTTAAAACGCACGATTCTTTGTTCTTTTGTAAGAAGTGCCATATTATGCCTCCTTTTCTGCGTTTTCTTCCGTTTCCTCTACTTCCTCGGTTTCGTCAAACTCATCTTCTTCATATTCTTCTACATCGTCTTCGTCTGGGTCGTTATCATATGAGTCAATAGTTTGCATGAGTGCGACCTCTGGCAGACCAGCGAGTGATGTGAAGAGAGAAAGAATTGCAGCCATAGCTGATACAGAGAGTGCGCCAACCCAATCAAAGGCTACGATGCCTACAGAGCCAGCTCCGATTTGAGCTACCATAGCTTGAGCGAAAGTTTTGATTGCACGGATTGCTGCAGCTTTCCAAAATTCTAATGTCATTTGTGTTACCTCCTTTAAGATAGATATAGATATTTCCATTTATAAGTGGGTTTTTGGGAGGTTGAGTATAGATTTTAGACAATAAAAAAAGACTACGATGTAGTCTTTGATTTATTTATATTTATTTCCACCTGCCCATAGCATGTATAAAACCCCAACCACTATTAGTTACTGCTGAAGCAGTTCGATTTACCAAATATGTTTGACCAGAATCTTTATTATTATTTGCGGTATAACCCATTTGCGTTTGAACAACGCCATTTATACCTCCAGATACTTCTAAACACGATGGACTATCTATAAAAAGATTTGATGGATAAGGAAAAGTAAAACCATAAGAACCACCATTTGCTGTATAAGTTCGAGAAGCTACATTCGCTGTGCCCCAGCACTCTGCTATTCCACTATTCCATTTGCGATAAGTCCAATTAATTGGTGCAGAAAGAGTACTATTAGTAGTTTGAACCGTGCCTTGCTCAAGAATATAATCCACTTCTGTTGAAGGTAAAGCTTCATTTAATATATTTTTTAAATCATTTCTTGTAATTGTATTACTACTCATATATATCCTCCTATTTCCATCGACCTTTAACATCAAAATGTATACTGAAAGTTTGTGTTATGCTTGTGGTACAACTAACATAACATTGTATACTTGATACGGTAGCGCTATATACAGAAATAAATACTAATCCTTGTCCTGCGGAACGATTTGCTTGGACATTACTTATACTTGTAAATAATCCGCTAGGCAGCGAATAGTCTTCTGCTACCCAATAACCATACCCGGATTGTTGTGTCATAGCGTGGCTTTTCGCCGCAGTCATACCCCAACATTCGACGATTCCACTACTCCACTTTCTATAAGTCCACATCCCAGAAATGCCTTGATCTACTACTAAATCAACTGCAGTTCCACTACCACCAACCTCTAATTCACTTACAAAATCGTCTACCTCCTGCATAGTCATATCCTCGGTAGGAGTTAAATATATTTCATTTTCATTAATTTGATTATTATTTAATGCAGTATCATATTGCGATTGCGTTAAATAATTTATTTTTAAAGTTGATACATTCGTTGTTGTTGACATTTAAACCTCCTATACTGATACAAAACGAGCAGAATATCTTGACCAATTAGTTGAAGTTTTATAGTATCCATATAATGATGCTGGTACATATATTGACCCATGAACTCCATCAGTTGAAGTCGTATAAGTTGATATTGGGGTAGAACGAAAAGCATTTGTATCTGTTAAACTTACTATAGAACTACCCAATAAATATACTGATAATAAATTATAACAAAAAGCGAAAGCTCCTGATTGAATAGTTGATAATGTTGGAAAACTTACCATAGTTAAATTATGACATGACATAAATGCCCCACCATATAAATAATAAGTTGAATTTCCAACTGTACTAGATGAATAATAACCTCCTACAGTTTTAACATTTGGACCATCAACTGTAGCTAAATTATAACAACATCCAAAAGCAACTGATTGTATAGTTGTTACGTTTGGGATACTAATAGAAACTAATCCTGAACACAAATAAAAAGCTCCATAAAACGAGCTACGATTCTGTTTTAAATTACATCTTCCATAAATTATATTTGCAGAATTTAAATTAAGGTTTGTTAAACAGAAACAGTTGCGAAAAGCATCGTGATAAATCGCGCGAACACTAGGTATATTAAGTGAAGTTAACTTTGTACATCGATAAAAAGCTGAAGATCCAATTGTCGTTACTTTTGGTAAATTAACTGAAGTTAAATTCTCACAACTATAAAAAGCGCAACTAGAAACTGATGTAACTTTTGACATACTAATTACCGCTAAACTATTACATCCAGAAAAAGCAGAAGTATCAATTGAAGTTGCACTAGGTAAATTAACAGTAGTTAATTGTTTACAATTAGCAAATGCTCCCAATGGAACACTAGAAAGTTTGGGTATATCAACTAAAGTTAATTGTTGACAGCTTGAAAAAGCATAAGTACCAATAGTAGTAACTTTTGGTAAATTAATTGAAATTAAATTTGTACATGAAGTAAAAGCATGTGTACCAATTGTAGTAGCAGAAGATATATTAATTGTTTCTAAACTCTTACAAGAATAAAAAGCATATATTCCAACAGAAGTAACATTTGGTAAATTAATAGAAACCAAATTTTTCTGTGCGCGAAAAGTATAATCTCCAACCGAAACCATACTATTATTTTCATAATATGAAATTTGTCCTTTTAAAAAAGCATTTTCTTGTAAAAAATTTTCATCTATATAGGTTATATTATTAATATCATTAATAAAATTCGAACCCAAATAAACTCCCATAATTTTCTCCTCTTATATAGGTACAATTCGTTCTGAATAATCTGACCAATTACTCGTAATTAAATAATTATTATAAAGTGATGCTGGTACATAAATACTACCATATACTCCTTCAATTGAAGCATCTGATGAAAAAGGAGTATAATAAAAAGCATTAAGATCTAAATTAGGTATAGAATTACCTAATAAATATAATGATAATAAATTTGAACAAGATATAAAAGCACCGGTTTGAATAGTAGTTACCCGCGGTAATTTAATTGTACTTAAATTAATACAACTAGTAAAAGCAGAATTTGCAATCCATGTAACCTTAGGTAAATTAACTGTAGTTAAATTTAAACAAGAACCAAAAGCATAATTACCAACAAAAGTAACATTTGGTAAATTAACTGAAGTTAAATTAGAGCAACCATAAAATGCACCATCATTAATTGTGGTTATATTACTATTATAATAAGAACCACTAATAGTTCTCATTATAATTTCTTCTAATATAGAACTATCTCGACTTGATAATCCTTGCCAACTTACCATATGTGAACCTAAATACATACTTATATCTCCTACAAAAAATTTTCACTATATATAGTATATCATAAACTTCCTAATAAGTCAAATTTCTACCAACGTATAATTTGCGCCGCTGTCGAAATAAATCCACTATCATTGGTTAAATGGGAGGTTTTAGTTGGTATAGTTAAACCCACAGCTCCAGTTGCATTAGTTCTAGTAGTATGTGTACCAGCTGTTGTTGTAAGTGAGGTAACCGCAGTTTGATGGGCAGTTAATACTTTAGTTCCTCCAGAATATAAACAATTATCTGTACCAATATAACAATTAGAATTAGAATAGGTTGTTGGATTGGTAGATTGCTCAGTTGCGGCTACTAAAAACATTTTAGTACCAGTTTTATTGGTAGTTCCAGCTGTATTTTTAGTATTTGTATAACAACTGGTTGGAATTGTACCACTTAACTTAGTTGCATTAAGAGTAGAACTTGACGTTAAATTACCACTTGCAGTACCAGTTAAAGCACCAACAAATGTAGTAGCTGTAACTGTTTTAGTTGAAGGATTGACTGTAATTCCGGTATTATAATATCCTTGATATGTTGAGTTACTAGTAATAGAAGTCGGGCCGAATATTAATGGATAAGTACCGCTAGTAGCTTGTGAAGTTAATTTTACTTTTTCATCTGAATTATCATCTTTCTGAGTTACATATAAATTACCATTTGAATCAGCTTGAACAGCACGATTATTTCCACTTGTTGTATATCCAAGTTTTAAACCTATTGTGGTTGTTCCTGTAGTATATTCATCATTGCCTCCAATTAATTCCGCTGTTGAAGACAAAGTAAAACTATCATCAAAACTTAAATTATAATAATCAAAATTTGCAATATTAATATTATCTACTTTTATTGAGGGCATAAAAAATTGAAAAATATTATCTCCAATTTTTATTTTTTTAATTCTAGTATATGTTGCCATACATATTCTCCTTATTTATAGGTTGAACGTATACGGCCTCCGGCGGGCGGCCCGCCGTGTACGTTTAGACATTTGTCTAAATTAAATATATCATAAATTAACGTATATGTCAAATTTTTAACTAATCGAATGAGTATGTCCATTATCTGTAATTGAAACAGTGGCAGAAGCAACAGATACATTCGGAATTGAAGTAGCTGAACTATTTTTAATTGGTACGGTAACATCAGTAAACGACCAAGTTGGTGCAGTACCATTCGATCCGCCTGTTTTAGATTGAATACGAGTGACTGCAGTACCTATAACTAAAGTATCTTCACTTTCTTCAATATAACCTTCTATACCTACAACAACTACTTGTTCTGCAAAAGTCCAACTTGATGCGGTTCCATTGCTACCGCTTGCTTTTGAAGCAGTTGTAGTTGTTGAACCGACCCCATAAATTGAATTTGCTGTTCCAAGTGTTGTTTTTGTAGCTGTTGTAGAAGCAGTAATACCCGTAGTATTGGAACCAGTTGCAGTTGGCTTACCAGTAATACTACCCCATGCTTTAGTATCTGTATCTATATAATTTCCAACTAATTGCCATTGAGTACCATCATATACAAATTCAACAGTACCAGCAAGTAAAGCTTTATTCGCACCTGTTGTAATTTGCGCACCTTTATGGAAAATATTTTTAGCTCCCAAACTATTAACATTTAAAGTTGGGGTTCCCGCAGTATTTGCATTAGCAAACTTAACAGTTACTCGTAAACCAGCTTCTAACGTAGGAGTACCCGCAGTTATTGAAACAGTTTTCGCGGCTGTGCCTGCAGCAACCGAACAAGTACCAAAATGGTTACCAGTTGCACCGGTGACTCCATCTTGTTTAATTGTTTGATGTGAGGTTAAGGGTGTAACTGCACTACCATATGCTGAAATATGACCTTGTGCATCAATTTTAATTGGATATACCGCTTGAGTAGTTTGTGCTGTAACTGAATTTGTATGATTAATTGTACCTGTAGTAGTAAAATTACCACCTGCAGTTGATCCAATTGATAAACCAGTACCAGCAGTAACTTTTGTCACAGTACCAGTATTAGTTGTATAACCTTTGTTTTCTACAAAAGTTTTAACCGCATTAGATGTTGGTAAACTTGCAGATGTATCAATAGAAGTTACGACTGATTTTGCACTAGCTGCTGCTAAAGTATATCCATCAACTGTACCACCAGTAACAAGTGCTTTAGTGTTTGGATTATATGTTAAAGTACTTGTTTTATTGACTGAATTAGTTTCTTCAGTAGTGGCAGTAGAATAAGCTAATATTATTGGATATGCTCCTGCAGTAGTAATTGCCGCAAGTTGTTTAACTTTTACATCTGTATTCGGATTTGCTGGAATTTTTCCAGAAGTAACAGATAGCCCTGTAATATGACCCTTGCCATCTGTATTAATAGTAATCCCCTTAACAACATCAATGCTCCACGCTGCAGTAGCACCAGAAGCTGAAGCAGTCTTATCATTTCCGGATGCAGTAGCCGGCGTATAGTGATTAGCTGAAGATGTTACTTTTGTATCTGTATCTGTAAATTTAGGAGAACTTCCAACAGTTACTCCATTAATTGTATTTGCTTGTATATTATTAGTAAAACTCGCGCTTCCATTGACTACTAAATCTCCTAAAGTAGCTTCATCAATAGAAACCGAATCACCAAAAGTAACGGGGCCAGTTACTTGTCCACCCGTTAACTGTAATGCCCCGCTATCAGAAACGACATAAGTATTACCACCATAATCGATTTTATCAAATGTATATGTCGCCATTGAAAAATCTCCTCAATATAATTTATCAATTAAGTTCATAAATACCACTAAAATTTTTATTCATTAGATATTAATACACACAGCTGTCCATTCGAATCAACACCAATTGGATATAATCCTTCTGTTGTACCTATTGTACCTAATGAAGTTTCTGAGTTAAGATTTACTTTAACCGTATTTGTCGATTTAATTCCAGTAACAAAAGTGTGAGTCAAACCAGTGCTTGGTATTAATCTAGTAGCAGCTTCTCTTACAGTAACAGACCAACCACCAGTCTTATTTATCTTATAAATATAAACTTGGTCGCCTTGCGAAGTATCAGTATGACTCGACATAGACCTGTAATACTGAAATTCGATTTCTGTTGGATTATCTGCATTATTAACATAAGCCATAAAAGCAAGTCTGGTTTGAGAACCGGTTGCCGGATTGGAATTACTTGACGCGCGAGTGTAAATTATCCAACCTTTTTTATAAGCATCTAATATTTCTGCAAAAGTAGTTATTCCATATCTAGCAATAACCATTGTAGTCATTGCAAATTCCCAATTACCATCAGCATTTAAAAATTTAGTTGCATCAGTTGTAGCTGGCGCAGGAACAAGACCTACCGTGCCCGCAGTCGTCCCATCTGTACCTACAAAAGCAGTTGGAGTATTTGTTAAATCATTATAATCTCCAGAGGTAGCTACAGTAGCCAGCTCTGGAAAATCTGTTATATCAATTGTAGTATGAGTATGTGAAGCATTTGCTTTTCCTGTTAAGTCAATTACAGCAATTCCACCACTAACAACAGAAGTTCCATCTACCTTAACATCTGAAATGCCAGTAATAGCGGTGCCTTGAACTTTGGCACCGCTAGCATTATAAAAATATTTTCCTTGTAAAACATCAGACTGTTCAGCTGTTGTATCTGAAATATCCATCAGCGTTGTATCCCCATATACTACTTTATTAACATGTGGATTCTCAGCCATAAGTTTACCTCCTATGCAGCAGCAATAGTTACTGTTTTACCACCTGCGGCATTATCTGTTTCTGTATAAGGAATTGCATTAACTGTAACTTGAGATAAATAGTTATAACCTGTATCTGGAGTAACTGTTTGAGATGCTATAGTAGGAGTAACTGTTTTGCTCTGTGCGTTTACATCTTCAGAACCACTCATCGTACCAGTTACGCCAAGAATTTCAACACCCTGTCTAATATTTTCAGCAATAATTTTTGCTTGTTCAGTTGAACTAATACCAACAGTACCAGAACCATCATGATAACCATTTGGAATAGTATAACTCCCAGACACAGTTGAAATAGTACCAGTTACTGCGCCACGGTTAGGCATTGTACCAGTAAGTTTATCCCCATTCTTATAAAAAGTTTTACTAGTTAAAACTTCTGCAACTGCAGCTGTTGCATCAGAAGTATCTGCATCAAATGCACAAGTACCAGTAATAGGCGCACCAGATGCTGCGTGAGCTGTATAACCACTTAAGATTTTATCGGCAGTAACAGTATCACTTGTTAAATCAATTAATGTATTACCACCATATATGACTTTATTAATATATTCATTATTAGCCATTATTCCCCTCCAATATAAACTGTTTTACCTTTAAGGTTGGAAGTTTCATAATACGGAATAGCTAAAACCGTAACATTTGCTTCCATTTTTTTATTTTTTGTATTCATTGTTTGTGGCTGCACCTTAGGAGTTATTATATAATCTCCAGAATAGGTGGCAATTCCATCAGAGAAAGTTATAACCCCTCCAAGGTTGTTACTATTTCCGGAAATTTTACCAACAAGGCAGGCAGGTGCAGTAATAGTACCTTTTAGTTCACCTATTCCGTTGATAATCATTATCCTACCTCATTATCTACTATGAAATCACCTAAAATAATAGTTGATACTTGTCCTTCCGCACTTGTGAATTGAACATCATATTTATACCGTTTAAATTTTAAAGATTTAGTATCATTCGGTTCAAGTTCTAAAATACAAGTATCAATTGGTATTTGTTTAATAAGGAGAGGTGTTTTACCATATCCTTCACTTAAGGCAAATTGAAGGCTATCTCCTTGTTGAGGAGTATATGCTTTGCCTTTTTGATTTTGAAGGGAAATGTTGAAGATACCAGTATCTCCCCTTGTAAGTGTTATGTTTTGTTCTTCGTCGATATAAAGCATTTATCTTCTCCTCATAGTTTTATATATGTATACGCTATACGTATATGCGCGGCCGCGCATATACGTATAGCAAGTTATTAAATTGTATGTGTATGTCCATTGTCTGTAATAGTATGTGTTGTACCAGTTACGAATGTAGATGCACTTGAATTTTTAATTGGAACAGTTGTTGCACTCGCTGCAGCTTTTGGTACTGTAACATTTTCAAATACCCAATTAGAAGCACTACCAGCAGAAGTTACTGCATAATCAGTGTTTGAAGTTCCAACCGTAACTTTAGAAGCAGTAGTTGTGCTTGACTGTACTCCGGTGACTGAAGTTGTACTTGATTGAACACCAATAATAGAAATTGCTGTACCAAGTGTTGGAGCCGTTCCATTGGCACCACTAGATTTAGAATAAACCGTATCGGTTGATTTAGTAATTTTTAATTTTTTAGTATCTGTGGTATCCATTGCAAAAGTAATATCTGTTACAACAGTTTTTGAAGTAAAAGCCCAAGTCGAAGCACTTCCTACACTTGTAACATTAGGTATAGATGTAGCACTTGTATTTTTAATTGGAACCGTCGTTGCACTTGTGTTTTTAATTGGAACTGTTACATCAGAAGCGCTAACTGTTGGAATTTTGCCTCCAAGTGTCGGTGCTGTTCCATTACCACCACTTTTAACATGAGAACCGGTAACTGAACCACTAACACCAGTTACCGAAGTTGTTGTTGATTGAACACCTATAACTGTACCGGTTCCATGGTTTGCAATTGATATACCAGTTGCAGCACTTTGAGTAGCTGTTTCATCACCAGCAGGTATAACAATCCATTCAGTACCATTGGAGATAAGAGCATCTCCCACATCTGCGGCTGGTTTACCAGTTTCTGCGGTGTGTGCAGTTATAACCTTATATGTATATCCATTATGTCCAGACGCTGCCGGCAAATTAGCCCAGGTGGTTGTTCCATTTGTACCAACTGTACCAATAAATTGCATTGGAGTTGGTAAACCACTAATTGCACTTGAAACAAATGCAGTCGTAGCAATTTTTGTAGAATTATCTGATGCCGCCTGAGTAGTCGCGGTAACTGCACTTGGAATTACCCCACTTAATTTAGCTGCACTAAGTGTAGATGAACTTGTAAGTGGAGTTATTGTATTATTTCCAAGAGTTATCGTGCCACTTGCAATTTTAGCATCAGTAATTCCATAACCAGCTAAGGTTGTAGCTTTATCAGCTTTTCCACTAATATCTTGATGTGAAGTTAAAAAACCACTATCATTCGTCAAATGACTTGTCTTTGTCGGAACATTAAATGTGGCGGCGCCACTAGACACATTAATTGTTGTGTGGGCGCCCGCCGTAGTTTGTACTTTCGTAATAGTACCAGTATTAGTCGTATATCCGCTAATACTATCTTTTATATTATAAGTATTTCCACTAGGTAATTTAATAGCACTAATATTTGCCATTTAAATCACCTCCTTAGTTACCTTTGTTTACTGTAAGACTTGTGTCGCTCTTAAGAGCAGTAACCTTATCATTTGTTCCAACAGTAATTGTTTGAGCTGCAGCTGTACCAGTTCCAATACCAGTAACAGCAGTAACTTTATCATTTGTTCCAACAGTAACTGATGGTTGAGTTGAACTAGCAGAACTAATTCCAGTTGCAACACTAACCACTCCAGTACCTGCGGTAGCACCAGTTGCAAGACTAACCGTAGGTTGTGTAGTAACTTTAACACCAGTAAGTGCAGTAGCTGTTGATGGGGTTCCAAGACCGGTAAGAGCACTACCAGAAGTGCCAACTGTTACACCAGTAACAACTGCATCACCTGTACCATTTTCATCTGTTGCACCAGTTGCAACAGTAACTGCAGTTCCAACTTTAGCCACAGTTTTATCGCTTATTGTTACTGCGGTTATAATATCACTACCAGTACCGGTTGAAGCAACTGCACCAGTAGCTGCGGTAATTGCAGTACCTAAAGTTACTTTTGAAGCTGAAAGTGCCGTTCCTAGACCAGTATTAGTGGCAGTAACATCACTTCCATTTCCTCCACCGATAATTAATGTTTCTGATGCATCGCCAGAACCCATTGTAAAACTCCAAGTAGATTTATTTGCAGTAACACTTGTATTACTTGTAACATTAGGAATTGTAACCGCAGTATTTCCTGTTACATTAGGAATTGTAGTAGTAACTAATTTACTAGCTGTTTTTGTAACTTTTGAAACACTTTCTGTTCCATTAGTAGGAACGATACTTGTTGTAACTAAATTTTTACCCGTTTCTGCTGTAACTGATTTAACAAAAGTATCACTTGTCGTATTTGGATACCCAGTTACCGCTGCGGCCGTACCATTGGCCCCAACAGCTGTCCCACTAGCTGTGGCTTTAATATTAGTAGTTGATGGAGTAACTGTAATAGTTGGTGTACTAACTGTAAAAGTGGTAGCTTCACCAAGTACTTTGTCAGTAGTACCACCGCTGAAAGTAACAGATGATGATGAATTTGTAAAAGTAGTAGCCTCTCCAAGTACTACATCTGTTTGTTTATTCAAAACAACTCCAGTGACCACATCAGATAAATTAATTTGGGTATCACCAATTTTTTCCCAGAATTTACTTCCAGTTGTACCAACTGGAACATATTCATCATAAATGTCAAGAGTTTCTGAACTTGGTTCTGTACTAGATTTTACCAAATAAAACGCTCCAGCTTGTGCGTGCGGGTCTGTACCACTAGTTTCGGCTGTTAATGTACCAGTATAAGTAGTACCATTATAGGTTATAACTACTCCTTCTGGTATATTAGCTACCACTGGTGCAGCAGTACCATCCCAAGCAATGATAAATGATACACCGCCACTAATCATCTGACGAGCTACGGCGTCTTTAATTTCATAAGTATTACCAGAAGGTAATGTTATTTTACTTATATCTGCCATTCTTTCTCTCCTTAATTCCTATTTAGAATTAACGTCTCATCTTCTAACTCGCCAGATATTTGTTCTTCTGCGTCATCAACGTTAATTTTATTATTCCAAAAAACTTTTTCTTGTAAAGTTACATGTATATCATGATTTTGTATATGAGTCATTAATATATCTCTTGTTTTTTCATCAACAAAAGCTAAATCTTGTACATAAGCATTTCCTGTTCCAACTTTTACATTTGGAATTGATGCTGTTTTTGTAACTGTCTCACCATACTCTTCAACTGTATATGTTTTAACTTCATAATCATCATATACAATGATTTCACCAGGAAGAGGAATAAAACCTACTGCGTTATTCCAATTTTCCGTAGTATCATGTTTAATCTGTATTCGTGTATTAACTGTAGCACTCATATTATACCTCCCAAATATTTGTGGTACTTGTGCCACAATTAAGAACTAAATCATCTAATGCAATTACTCTATCATCTAAAGTAATTCCATTACCTGCATCATACATACCATGTTCTATAAGTTCCATAATTTCTTCATATTCGGTTTGTAATAGATAAGGAATTTCAGACCAGTGGTCATGTCCATTACCTATTTTTAACTTATAGACATCCGTCGAGAGCGCCGGTTCGCCTACGCGCAGAATAGGGTCTACCTCAATCCATTCTGGCTCAGTGGCGCGGCGCAGTTGTATAATTGCTTTTACATGCTTTCTAACTATCGCCATATCCGTACACATCTCCTCCATCATAATAAATTATTTCATCATAGTATATATCTTGTTCAGTAGGACTAACTTCAGCTTTTGGCTTAAAGTTATTTGAAGTACGATTAAATTTGAGTTTAGAGTAAGAATTATTGGAACTATTAAATTGTACTTTAAAACTTCTATCTGCACTATTCATCTTCTTCCTCGTCTGGAATTATTCCATCATGTAACACACCAAAAATACGCTCATTAATCGGCATAGATGCAAAAGCTTCACCATCTGTGGTTAATATGCGTATTTGAATTACTGCGATATTTTTCTTTGCCGCTGGATAAAAATGAAATTTAAGTGTATCTTCTTGAGATAAATGAAGTGTTAATTGACTTGATTCTTGCTCTTCTGGAGTTAAAATTTCCACATTTGCATTTTCTAAATCAATTAAATTATTAATTTCAAATTCGTCTTTTAAATTTGACTTATCTAAAATTACTTCATTATTCTGTAAGTAAGTCACATAAACTGCATCTATATTTTCGACTAATATCGGAAGTATGAAGTTGTGATAAGGTGTAGTTCCTCGTATAATCATTCTTTTTACCTCACTCAAATTTTCTCTTATATAAGTCGTAAATTCAATGAGATACTATACCTTTTTCAACCATAAACAAAAAGGACGGATTTTCACCGTCCTTTCATGTTGAAAATTAATTTTCATTTGATACAAACTACTTTAATTAAACCATTATCTTCTTCATAACATTCAGAGACTTCATATCCAGAAAATACATATGTTTGCTTTTCGGTTTCAATTGCAAAAATAGTAGATAATTCTTCCTCTAAAAAACTTACATCATCAGTATTAACTAATAATTCAAGTACATTGATTTGATTTATATCAATGTAATGACAAAATTCAATTAGTTCATATCTTGCTTCAAAAGTTTTAATTTCCATAATTGTTCTCCTATAAGTAAAATAATATAAATTTAACTATTTTAAGGATATAATATCCTTATTTACATTTATTTTACCTAGGAATTTGACTTATAACTTTTCTATAGCATCTAACCACTCATTAATAGTCATATTTTCCATCTGCATACCTTCCATTACACTGCGGCCGCGAATACCTTGTGATATTTGCATTTTCTCAGATGAAGGATAGGTTGCCCATACTTTTTTATATTTTTTATAATACTTACTGAAATGTTTCTCGGTTGCATCTCGATATTCTTGATTTTCTTGATTAATCCATTCAGGCTTATTCATGGTATAATATGCATCATATATCATAAATACTACATAAAAATCTGCTTTATCTGGTGCATTTTTCTTACGAAGTTCTTGGACTAAAGCATCATTGGAATCAATCATATTGCGATAAGTACGAAGAATATATTTTGGGTCATGGCGACAAACTGAATCATCGCGCCACTTCCATAAGTAAAACGGAGTTTGACAATATTTAACATTTTGAGATAAACTCATACACTGTATATTGAAAAAACTATCTTCATGAATTGTTAGTTCTGGATTCCATCTAATTTTCTTTTTTTGTAAGTATTTACGCCTATGAACCTTACCATGAACAAAAGTTGAATCCATTTCACGGTTAATATATTCTGGTTGATTATTAGCTGGATTTCTGGTTTCCTCAACAAATACAGATATAAGACTGTCGAAAACTCCTTGATCAATTTCACGGAATATAATCCACAGGCCACACATATTATAAAACATATCGTCTGCATCACAGAACATTACATAGTCGGCCTTAGCTTTATCAAGCGCTGCTTGACGTGTAGCGCTTACTCCTTTGTGTGGGTTTTGATAATAATCTATTTTATATGGATAAGAATTTAAAAAATCTTCAGAAAGTTTTACTTCACTACCATCATTAACAATAATTACCCCAATTTCATCAAAATCTACATTTTGCTGAAGTGCTATACTATCAAGTAAAGGTTTAACTATTTCATCAGTTTCTTCGTATTGAGGAATTAAGATTTGTAATTTCATATATATCTCCTTTTCTAATATACTTTTTACTATTTATAGTATAACATAGATTTAATTATATGTCAAATTTTTATAATTATGAAAAACGGGCACTTATATGCCCGCTTTAAAAATTACTTATTCATTTTTGCAATAGCATCTTGAATTGCAGTTTTAATCGTTGATCAGAATTTTGAGTAAGTGTACTTGCAATTGTTAGTTTACCATTAACAGATAAATTTATTGTTTGACTAACTGTACGCGTTCCCATTTATTTTTCCTCCAATTATTTGGCTGTATAAGCAAAAGAATAATTATTAGTTGAGATAATCCAAAAAGTTCCTTGCCATTTATTCCAAGTTCCATACGAATATTGTGGTAAGCCGTTACTTGTATTATCAGTATCATAAATATAAATTTCAAAATATCCCTGTGAATTTGGGGCTAACCGACCTTTAAAAATAGTATGATCATAATTTGGATAATCTTCACAAATTGCTGTTAAAGCTGCAGTAAGCCATAAGTTATCTGCACTTGATGCGGTTAATGCATAATTTACTTCTTGTGCTCTACTAGAATAATTGCCAAGTAAAATTTCTTTATAAGTACCATCTAAAGAACTTATTTCTTGACATTGTACCTGTCCTTCTAAGCTAATTGATTCTGCCTCAAGTGAAATTGAAGAAACCCCAACAGTACCATCACCATTATCTATACTGTCGTCAATAAATGCATTAATCACCGCGGCTGTATCAGCCCCACATGCACTAATTCTAACGATAGCCTGCGTTGAAGACTCTTCCTGTCCAGGTAGCGTGTGGGCTTCAATTCTTAAGCCATTTTCGGTCACATCTTCGCTGAGCTCATTGTAATATCCTTCTATATATCCTCCAGGTAAACCAACACTTCCTTGGTCAGCATTAACGCCTACTGAAATGCCTTCTGAATATATAAACGTATGATCTGTTTCGCCTAGCATTTGACCCCAAAGTTCTATTCCATCGGAGGTCACTTTAACATGCCCCTCAGCTTCTTTTCCAATACGAGTAGTTTCTCCATATTGTGCAATTGAATTAATTGGAGCATTTCCATCTTTAAAAATTTCTATTCCATTTGTATTTAAAATGATATGGCTATCATTTTCTTTACCAATTCTAGTAATATCTCCATACTGTGCAAGAGAGCTACCATTTTTAACTATATATAATCCATCACTATTTAATTGTATATAATGATTTCCACTATTTGGATGTATCCTAATTCCTTCATTAGTAATTTCTGTAATATATTTATTAGTAATATCAGGGTTTCGATTTGTTAAATCAATGGTTCTACTTATTATACGATTACCCATAATTTCCTCCATCTACCATTTTACTAATTGTACGGTTGTCAATGGCATATTATTTTCTTGATATACTTGGCCTGTTGCAATAATATTACCTTGATTATTTATTTGTACAAATCCAGTATTTTCATCCCAATTTTTAGAATGTACTTTTATTGTATTATCATTAATTCTAGTGATATATGTAGAAGGATCAACAATTACTTGTTGTATTGGTTCGGCTCCTTCTGTCGCGCCATCATTAAATGAATAGGTGACCTTCCAATAATCACCATAACTAGCTAAAATTCTACCTTTATTTAAATGATCACCTTGAACCGCAGTACTACTATCTCCTTCATACCATAAAAATTTATTATAAAATTCTTGCTTTTGTGTAGTAGTTGCACTAGATGGTAAAGTTATTTCTGTGCCATTATGATAAAGGTGTGGATAAAGATAAGTGTTATTATATATATTTGAGGTTGGAACTCCAGTTGCATCAACCTCTATATCCAAAGAATAACCAGTAATATTAATGGCATCCCAAGCATTATAAGAAGAACCGTTATCATTAATAGTAAGTGAATTTGCTACTATACCTCCAGTAAAAGTAGCTCCACTATTTGTAATAGATACTGCTGCTGTACTAGTGCCTGGCTGATATAATACAATAGATGAACCAAATAACGCGATTTCGTTTGTTGGTTCAGATTCTAGACCTTTCCAAAGATGCAAACCGCTACTATTAATTGTTGTATGATTACTATCCTCTAAACCCATTCTAAAACTATTATTAGTTAAACACATTACTGAATTAGAAGTACTATTTTTAAAAAACTCAATAGCATCTGAATTCATTTGTAAAAAATCATTGCCAGATGAATCTTTTGGTTTAATCCGAATACCTTTATTGGCATTAGTATCCATAATATATGAAGTTGGTGTTGTAGTATTTGTTGTTATTTGTTTAGAAGTCCATGGTGGATTAAATAATTCACATTCGGTTAATACTTCATTTGCTCCCGTTTCCACAAAACTTCCTAAAATAATGTCTCTATTATCAGTCCAAGTCCAAGAACCACCAACTGCTGTAGGACTAGGGCAAGCTGCATATTTCCAACCAGCATTATACCATACCATATAATTAGTACCAGTAGTACCTGTGGCACTACTTAATCTGCATACTATATATATAGGAATATTATATGGTACTATAGTTCCTGGATTTACTTGTTGTTTAGTAATTGTACGTTTTGTACCATTCCATTTTACCCAACCATTTGCATCTGATTTAGTGCCTGTTGCAGGGTCAAAACCACAAATAAAAGCGTCTCCTGCGGTAGAGGTCCCCCCAAAAGCTGAATAATTCCATAAAATAGTGAAACCACCCATTACCTCTGCCGCTGCAGTTGCACTAGCTGCTGCATTAGTTTCTGATTGAGAAGCGTTCGAAGCCGCAGTTTGCGCTTGTCCTTTTGCGGTTTCTGCCGCGGTTTGGGCGGCTTGAGCTGCTGTTTTTGCACTAACTGCATCATTCTTTGCAGTAGTGGCTTGTCCACTCGCAGTTTCTGCAGCACTTTGAGCTGTTTGAGCTGCTGTCTTGGCTGATTCTGCTGCACCTTGTGCAGTCTGGGCAGCTGTTTTCGCAGATTCTGCCGCAGTTTTTGCATTACTAGCATTTGTTGCTGAAGTAGAAGCAGCAGATGCTTGAGTTGATGCAGCTGACGCGCTCGCAGCGGCATCAGCTTTAGCTTGTAAGGCTCCACCATCTTGCATACGCCAATAAGAACCATCATAAGTAAATGTAATTGCTGCTCCGGCTGGCCATGTATATTCAGCTGCTGTTAACGCGGCTCCAGTATATGATTTGATGGTTTTTGCACCAGTACCATTTACATTCAGTGTTGGAGTTGTAGTTGAATTAGCGCTATTAAATTTAATTGTTACTGTAGCACCATTATATAAAACAAATTCAGAAGGCGTACCAGATTCGGTTGTTTTCGCAGCTATAGTAGCTCCTGTTGTAGAAACAGCATATACCGCTTTACGTTGAGCCACTTCAGTATCTAAACTACTTTGTAAAGCATAATTATTCATTCCACTAATGTTTGAAGTGCTTAATCCACTAACAGTAGCGCCACTACCAATAGTTAAAGAAGTTGCAGTAATTTTTCCACTAATTTCTGCATTAGATGCATATAAATTACCAGCCTTATCGACTCCAAATTTATTTCCTGCAACTATTCTCCAATTAGAAGCCTCATGATTATTAATAGTTAATTTATGATTTGTAGCATCATCATTACTCCAAATATATATATAGTCAGTAGTATTTTTAGTACCAGCTTCAAGTCCACCTTTTGCTAATTTTAAACCTGTAGAGCTAAGAATAGCATCTGCAGTTGAGGTAGAAGAACCATAAAAATTTAAAGCATTATTAGTCAACTCAACTGCTTTATTTGCGGTTCCAATCTTATTAAAAGTTAAAGCTGAAGAGGTTAAAACCATTGATGGATTGGTAGTTTGTGTAGTTTTGCTCGGTACATAAAATTTTAGTGACGGAGTTCCCCCTTCTAACTCTACTGCTTTATAGCTGTTATAACCAAATGTTAAACTGCCTAAACCAACTAAAGAATTATATCCATAAGTATTTGAATTATTTTCATCAACGTCATCTGCTTCAGTTTGTCCGCTACGTACAATTCCACTAGCTATATGCGCACCATTTGAATCCCACCAATAATTTTTTACTCGCGCAGCCAATAGGCCTGTTTGATACTGCGCATCAGCTGCTTGAGACATTGCACCTTGTGCATCTTCATTAGCATGTTGAGCAATTGAATTTGCCATTGCGGCATTATTATTTGCTTCTACTGACTTAGTGATAGCATCAGTTAATGCATAGTCTTTATTTGTAACCCAAGAAGAATATGTATTATTTTCATATTTTAAACGAGTTCTTGTCCAATAATATGGTTTTGTACTATCATAAGCTGGAGTGTTATTTTCCCAATTACTCGGGGTTGTAGACCAATTTGCACTACTACCGTATTGAATTTCTACTGCACTTATATTTAATGCAGCATCACCTTCTTCTCCAGTTAAACGAACAGCATCACCATAATCATTTTGGGTAACATTAATACCACTTTTTTTAGTAACTATACGTTGCCATATATAATCACCAGATACTGTAATTTCGCTAATGTTTTCTTTCCAATTTGTTAGTGGTAATAAGGCTGGAGCACTTGATTCTCCACCTCTACAATATACTGGATATATACGTTCTATGTCATTTGTATCTGTAATAGTAATAGTACCATATGAAACTTGTGCCATTACTTTATCTCCTTTTTTAATTAACTTCGAATTTGTCCGCGAATTGTTCCATCTGGATCAATGGTCGCGCAGTTTTGATAGAGGGATTTGACGTCATCGGCGGATAGGGCGGTTGCATAGATGCGGAAGTCGGACATTAATCCTTTATATGGAGTACCATCATTATTACGTGTGTCTCGTCCTATTCTATATGTTGTTGGAAAATTTAAACTACTATGTGTAGCTGTAGATGTCCACTTCTGTATTCCATTAATATATACTTTTACATCATTTGTTCCATTCTTTGTAATACATATGTGTTGCCATACCCCATCAGTAATTATCGCGCCTGAACAAGTTTCATCAGGTGAACCATTCCAATATAAACGCAACTGATTACCCGCGGTTTTTTCAACTGACCATGAAATACCTGAATAACTTCCAAAATAAATAGACCGTACTCCAGACTCGCTTTCTGGCTTAATCCAAAATGCATATGTTATTGCAGAATTAATCATATCTTTTAATGCTAAATTTTCAATTATAATACCATCATATGTACCATTAAAATGAGTTGAAACAGCATATTTTGCAGTATCAGAAGTATAAGTAATAGTATCAGTCATTTTACTTCCATTATTACAAAAACCTGAACAATCATATTCGGTTGTAGAATTGAGGCCCATTGTTGTGGCTAATGTATCAGATGAATTTGGACACCATGGAGTTGCAATTGAACCATATTCTAATTTTACATCTGTAATCCAAAAAGTTGTTCCACTATAAGAAAAAGCAGTAACAATTGAACCAGTATATTGATTTGTAGCATTTTTAAGTGTTGTACTAATATAATTCCACCCAACAGATAAATTATTGGTAGTATTCCAAACTCTACTACCAGACATACTTTGCCAACCACTCACTTGGGTTGTACTAATCCAATGACCAACACCAAAAGTACCTGTTTCTGTTACATATACTTTTGCTGAAACTGTAATGTCAACAGCTATACCACCAGTATATGCAGCACTGGTTTGTCCTATTATATTAGCAGAAGTCCCTTTTGTTCCAGTGCCGCATGTGTATCCATCTTTAGTTTCGACCCGAATAGACGAAGAATTAACACTATACCAAGAATTAGTTCCATTAAAGAAATTACTATTTTTAAGTTGGTTCTCCTGTCCCCAGCCTTGTCTATTTAAAGGATAATGCAATACAAGTCCTTTTGCAAGTTCTTTAACTTCCATTGGAGAAAGGCAATGGTCATATATTCTAAAATCATTTAACTTACACTTACATTGATAGTTAGAACCATTTGTACTCCGTCCAATGGCAATATGGGTAATACCAGCAAAATTTGGAGTTATTGAAGTTGAATATTCTTTATCCAATACTCCATTTATGTAAATTTTACATTTACCATTCCCATAAGTAAAAGTCAAATGCATCCATTGTCCAACCGTTAAATTAGAACTAGCATAACTACCACTAGAAGTACTAGAACCATTAGACACGGTAAAACATAAATAATTACCTTGGTTTCTTAATATCCCAAAAATATAGTTATTCCATGGGGTAGAACCTAATCCCGCCTGAAAGATTGTGTCCCAATCAGTATTCCAAGAAGTTATATTAATCCAAAAAGCAACTGAACATTCAGTAAAAGAGGTCATTGCAGATGCTGGTAAAGTAATTCCACCCGCAGCAGTACCAATAGTTGCACATTTTCCCAATTTACCCACATCAGTTAATCCTACTGTTCCTCCAATAGTAGCTGATATATTTTTTAACCCTTGTTGTTTTAATGTTCCATTCGTAAGAGGTAGCCATACTTGTAGGCTCATCGAACAATCCCTCCTATATTTTAATCCGCACACTCGCGGCGACCGCATACCTCATGTGTTTCGACATATGCAGCCCCGCGCAGTGTACATATTTTATTTTAATTAACTTTTTGTTACAGCTACGTAACACATTAATTTTTTCTTTATTACATTAGCATTTATATATACAAACTGTCCATTGTCTGAACCGCTAGCACCAGATGAAATATACATGCCTAAATCTTTTAAATCTGCAATATCAATCGGTTCTCCTTCAATATCCCTAAAACTCCAACTATAACTTAAAGTACTTAAGTCAGCGTTTGTATAAGTACCAGCAGTAGTGCCCGATTTATTTTTTAAAGTAATACCAGTAACTGCACCTTGACTCTTAGTTAACAAGAACAGTTGTGGTTCAGTGTGGCCAGTTAATGTATCATCAACTGCAATACCAGGCATTACATAGTCTAAAGCTTGGCTATTACCTGCTTGTGTAGTTAGTGCATAGATAACTCCTTCACCAATACTATTAACAATTGTTTCTCCAAGAGTACAAATTAACTGTACCTGTAATGGGTCATCATAATCAGTAAAGGAAATATATTGCGTATAATACTTATTACTATTCTTTGGATATTCAACTCTACATAAAACAGATAATACACCATCAACATTAGACCCACTAACCGTTAAAGTAGAACCTGTTCCTAAAGAAGCATCTGTAATTGCATTTTTCCACAATACATTATAATTAGAAGAAGAAATATCACTTCCATTATTTAATTTTGGAGTAATTGTTACGCTGCCAGAACCATTTTTAAAATATGTTGCTCCAGAAGGAATTAATTGCAAAGTAATTGCATTTTCACCTCGTGGATTCATATCAAAAGTAAATTTTTTATATAAAGTGGTTGTAGAACTACTATCATCTGGATCTGTATAAGTAAATCCAAAAGTAATAGAACCATCTAAATAACTAGCTATATTTACTTTTTCATTAATAGGAATAGATATAACACCTTGATTTACGCCAATTGTTCCAAATAATCCACTTGGTACATTTTGATCATAAGTTGCTCCAGCATAAGTAAAAGTTGTTGCTTCCGTACCTATATATCCTTGATATTTAGTTGTAAGAGTCTGAGCAATTGTTTTATAATCAGATGTTACTCTAATAGATTGGTTTTCATTAGTTAACACTACATTTAAAGCACTAACACCTTCATCACCTTGAGCACCTTCTTTACCTACTGAACCATCTGAAGTAATAAGAATACTTTCTTGGTCAAAATACTCATTACAATTACTCGCCGTAGCAGTTGTTAATCTAAATAATACTGGTGATTTATCTACTGTTAAACTACTAGCTACAGTAATATTCGCGGTGCCATTAGTAGTTAATCTTGTCCAACTAGAATCTCCTTTACGTTTATACCAAATAGCTCCTGCATATGTATTAGTACTATTACTACTTTTTGCAGTTACTGTTAACGTTGTAGGATAATAAACCCATGAATCAGTTGTAGCTCCTTGTGCAGCATTGTTAATACGCTTAACTGCATCTGAAAATTCTAATGCATATACAACTGGAGTTTCACCATCTTCACCAGCTTCAATACCAATTAATGAGAAAATTTTAGAATAAGTAACTCCATTATAAGTTAATACAAAACGTACGCTACCAGAGGTATAATATTCATTGTTTCCATCTTGAGTAAAACTGGTAACTAATATAGCATCATAACCATTAGCTAAATCCATTGTATAGCCACTAACTGTATTAGCAGGCGTTAAAGAAGCTCCACCTGAATCGGTTTGTCCAGATTGTCCAAAATTTTTAATAGTTTTAGCATTGACATTAGTCAAATAAACCTTAACACTATTACCAGTACCTAAATTAGCAGTTTTATTTACATTACCTTCAAATACTGTAATTTGAGTACCAGCTAAATTGCCAATAGAGGCCCATTGTGCTTCACCATCACTATTTAAAGGAATCATTTGGTCATCATTAGATAGGTCCATTTGTACCAAAGAACCACCCGCGGCACCATCACGTAATTTAGTAATGGTAAAAATATCACTTCTAGTTTCAGCATTATATAAAGCATTGACTGTAACTTTAAATTTAGCAACATCTCCGCCATTAAATGCAGGTGAAGTGTGTTGTACAGTTAAAGCATGTGTAGTACTATTCTCTGTTAAACCTGAAATTCCACTTGTAGCTATCCAAGCGGTACCATTCCAATATTCCCAAGCATTTGTGGCAAAACCTACTTCACCCTGTGGAGTTGGAGTTAATACTATAGAAGTTTCAGTTGGACTAGCTTGACCAGTTTGATATTTAAATACATTAGTACCAGTAATTTGTACTCCTTTAGAAGTAGAAGTTTGAATTAGTTTATTAAAACTAATCTCACCTCTTGCTTCTACTTTTGCTCCAGTATTTGAAGTATAATTAGCTACAACTATATATGTTTTATAAGATACATTAGTTAAATTAGAGGTAATTGTTAGTCTTTTATCTGCTACTCCAGCATTAATAGTAGATATCAATGTATCACTATCAGCACCTTTTTCATACCATTTAACCAATGATTCTGTAGTTTTATCTTCTCCAGCATATGTAATTACTGGAGTAATAATTAATGGAGTTTGCGCGGTCCAGTTTGGACTATAAGATAAATTTTCTTGACTATAAATTTGTGTATTAGACGAATTAGCATAAGGATATACACTATATTGTCCAACATCAGTTAAATCAACAATTGTAATTGTACCGTAACTAGTTATCGGTGTTGACATCTTAAACCTCCTGTATTATAACTTCACATTCAAAAATACCTTTATTTGCTATATCTTGTGAAGTAATATTAATTCTATTTCCATGTTCTAAAGGACGTCCCCAATCTGGGTCATATCCAGAACCATCACTTAAACGTTTTTTCCAAGTATAATATATATTATAATTTGGGTCATTTGTTATATCTACACCACCTTTTTTAACGGTACAAATTAATGTAGATGTAATAATATCATTTACAAATAATACACCAGCCGTAGAATCAATTTCAACTGTAATAGCATCCTGTCCTGCTGGCCCCTGCGGTCCAGGCACTCCTTCCGCTTCTATGTCATTTACATCATGCCATTGACCGGTAGGTTCATGAGTGTCAGGGTCCACTACTTCAAACACAACTTGATTAGCTTTAATCTTAAGCTTCTTTTTTGGGTTTAATGGGTCACTTGTATCAGTATAGAAGCTTAAAAATTGTTCATCATCTCCAAGATACATATTATCTGTATATATACCTTGTGTACCAGCCATATAACGATTATATATATCATTATCAACATCAGTAGCTGGCAATCTTGGTAAAGTACCTAAAATACCTCGATAATTATAAGTAACTTTTGTTGTATCATTTGGATGAATTGTAGTTTCAAATAGACTTATCGCACGCGCCGGTAAATTAACATAATTATCAGAACTATTAACTCCAATTCCATAATTATGCGCACCATTATCATAATGCTCATCATCATTGGCTTTACCAAAATCAATAAGCGCGCCACCTGCGACGTTTTCTAAACTAGTTTGTTCAAGTATGGCTGTACCACCTTTTAAAACAATTCCGTAACTATTTTCTTCTTCTTCATCTACTTCTTCATCTGCAAATGCTTCATTTTCTTCAATATTATTGTTAGAATCTATAATATCATTTTCAGGTTCGCCTTCATCATGGTCATCATCTCCACTTTCTGGCTCTACTGGTTGAATAATTTCACTTATTTCATAAATATGAACAAGTCCATAAGTTGTTAAATCATCAGCAGGGTCAACACCTAATGAATTATAATTACTAATTTTAACCCAATTACCTTTTCTAAACATAAGTGGTTTTTCAACAGTAACTATTAAATCATTATATACCTTTTCACCTGTTATATCATCATAATAATAGAAATCAATAATATGAGTATTTCCTTCATCATCAATTTCTTCAATTGTTTCTTCTAAAGGAACATATTTAGCAGATTTAATAGTACTTGAAGGTCTGAATAAAAATGCGCCGCCAACCGCTTGAATTTCTTCATATTCAAATACAGCAGTTTTAATAGCTCCGCGCACTGATACGTTTGAAAAAGTGGCATCTCCACGGCTATCAATTATCCAACCAGTACCAGCACCATCAGAATAATTCGATGACTGAATAATTGGATTATCTACTCTACCGTCAATTATAATATGAGTATCATCAGGATCACCTACATTAACTTGACCAGTAAAATTACCAGCTAATGCATTTATAGTACCACTAACGGTTACATTACCATCATCACCAGTATCAAATACAATTTCACCATTATCATTGATAATATTAATACCATATTTAGTAGGTTCACCCGCAGCATTTTTTTCAACTGCACCTATTTTAATTCGAGTTTGTTCATTTTGTTTTACAACAAAATCATCATCAGATGTAATACTTACTTCACCATCAGTATAAGAATTTTTTATAAAAAATCCGTCCCAAGTAATTCCAAAGAAAGCTTTATTTCTTACATCTTCTAAAGAACTAGCTACATATTCTTCATCATTTTTAATACCATATAGACCATATTTATCAAATCTTACATAAGTTTTTAAATCATAAGAATCATTTCCATTCTCATCTAATCCATAGGCGTTAAGTCCGGCTTTATCCCAACGAAAACTTGGATTGTCTCCATCCATTAACCAAATACGTTGAGTATTAATAGTTCCCGCGGTTAATATATCAGTAGAAATACCTTCTGCACTAATCGCAGTTCCCCAATTCGCGCCGCCATCGGTAGATACTTGAAGACCACTACTAGCTAATCTCATTACATTAGATGGATTTAATAAATCTCTAATTAATAATCCATCTTGAGTAGCTTGAACACTACCATTCGTAGTAAGCGCGAATCCAACTCCACCAATTCCATTAAGTGAATCAGCAAGTAAATTACTATTAATTAAACCACTTTGGTCTAATATAGAGCTAGTTTTTGGATATGTAATCTCATTACGTTGTACTGTCTGAACTGTCGCACTTATGCGTTGGAACAAATCTTCAAAACGAGTTTTATAATTTTGAATAGTAATTGTATTATTATCAGGCTCATCAAAATGCCACTCAATTTCAGAAACAATTACTTCTTCACGAACAGGGGTTCGTGTAGTTATTATTACAGGTATATCATTATCATATATCGAATCTTCATCTACTGGCGCGCGATTTGATGAATCCTCATCTTTTTCAATTGGTTCGCGGACATCAGTTGATTGATATAAATAACCAAAGAAATCAGTATCTTCAATATATGTTTTATCACCAACTCTAAAGTCATAGCTTTTTAAACCATCAATCTGGCTTACTTCCAATACATTAATTGTATAACTAACTTTAGGTTGCGCTGAAGTATCACTTACTTGTAGTGCATCAAAATAATATAATTCATTATCAATATAATCTTGTGAACTCCAAGTACCTTCTTGTAAAAAACGACTATATTTTTTATAAAACTCTTTTTCTAACTGTTCTTTTTGTTTAGTTAATTCTTCTAATTCTTTTTGTATACCTTTATATTGTATTGCATAATCTTCATCTGGAACTAAAACAAATCGTCTATTATATGTTTCACCAGTTATATCATCATAGATTTTAAAACTGCGTCCCGCATTTTCTCTATCTAAAATATAAGACTTATCTTTATTAAAATATTTTAAACGATAATGCTCTGGTATATTTATAAAACCTATATATTGATAAGGATTTGCATTAGATATATTAAAAATACGCTCATTAGGCGTAGTATGATATACTACCGGTGAAAGATTGGTATCTAATAATTGAAATTGCAATCCAGAAATATAATCATCAATAACTACTTTAGTAGATGGATTAATATCTATTTCATTACTTGGAATATAAGTAACAGAAATTCCATATTCCTTTGCACCATTATATTTTAAATCTAACTCTTGATATTCTTTATTTAAATTATTTAAAATACCAGTATAATTATTTATTGTTACAGTAGCAGTATAAATTTGTCCTACTACATCTAATACTGTATCATTTTTTAAATAATTTTTTGCTTGATCTGGTTCCTTTATTGCCCAATTCTCAAGATTTTGATAATTTGTAACAAAAGTTTCATACTCCCAGTTAGTTAATTTATAAAAATCTTCAATTGCTTTATTGTAACTACGATGAGCTTCATCGAGTAATGCTGTATAACTATTGCGTTCAGCTGAAATTTTTGTTAATGATTTAGAAAGCTGAACTAATTCATCTTGTTTTTCAATAATGTCTTTATTTAATTTACTAAATTGTGAATTATATTGATATAATGCATCATTAAATTCTTCTCTCGTTTCAGTAATCAATCCTCTGTTTAAATAATAAGAAAAATTTAAAATATAAGATTGACCACTAGAATTTGATTTAGCTCTTTGTATTTCAATTGAACCTGTATCAGAATATTCACTTTGCACTGGTTCAACAATTAATTTAGTAACAATTTCATTACTATCTATATTACGAGTAATACCAGTTAAATTTATACCATTTTTAAAACCAGCAAAATTATCTTTACCAGCATATTCTTTAAAAGCAACTTTTTTAATAGGATTAAAATTTTTATCAAGACTAATAGAGCCATCTTCCTCATGAGAAACTCTAATATCTAACCAACATTCAAATTTCTCACATAAATCTTGCAATATATTAAAATAATTTGATTGATTAGCTTGTATTGATAAAACTTTTTGTGAGCTTTCATTAAAAACTGGTGTGATTGTATTTACATCCGCACCGAGCTCATCGGCCAACGCTTCTAAAGTACCAAAAGTATTAATTTCTTTGTCACTAACTTGAGTGGTTGGTTTTAAATAATAATGATGAGCATCTTGACTTATCGCGGTCGGTGCATTGCCTATAGTGACTGGATTTTTATTGCCATCCTCATAATAACGAGTTAACTGTATATCTTGTAAATATGTATATTTGCCGATAATATCTGAGTCTTTAGTATATACAAAAACTCCTAACTTTAATTTCGGGTCTTGCATTTGTTCATTAGTAAATGAACCTTTAGCAGTAGCAATCGTATAATAATAATCTGCAAATTTTAACTCTGCACCTTTTTCAGTTTTATTTACATATTGTTTATTTTTACAATTCCATATATATTCTGTGTCATCACCAGCTGTTTTATATATATAAGCTGTAGATGGTGCCTGAACTACATTATCTACAATATATTGTTTTCTATCATTACTTTCAAATACACCATTAGTAATAAGATTTGGATTATATATAAAATCGCCATCAAAATCTAAAACAATTTCATTTGGTAAAATTTTATATACTTTAACTTTTGAAGATTGTGATTTTTCTTGTGCATCTTCATTTAAATAACAATCTTGTTCAACAGTTTCATATTGAGCAACTATTACTCTTAAACCACCATTATTACCCGTTGGATTACCTTCAATTAAGTCTCCATGCTTAGAATTAGCAGTATAATAACGAGTTCTTAATATAAATTTTTCCCCAGAACTAATATGGTCTATAATTGATGCGCTATGTTCAAATCCTTCATTAAAATAAGTATTCTCATAATTTTCAGTTAATGCATTATTAAATTTTAATTCTATATATCCATTAATTTCAGATAACTCATCAAGTAATTGTAAATCTGCAGTTGCAGCTAATTCTGGATAAGTAGTAGTACTTATAGGTTGTAATATTGGAATATCACTTTCTGTAGATGTTGGTGTAGTATTATACCATCCTTGTATATCACCATCTTCAAAAAGTTCAAAATTTGAGCCATTAGTTACATATGATACAACTATATCTGAAGTAGTATAATTATAATCTAAAAAATGATATATTTCTTGTATCCCATCTTCATACGGCATATTATAAATTTCAACCGTACGATTCATAATTGGGTCATATGTTGTTAAAATTTTATAAACTAACCGATAGCCTTGATTGCTTAAATATAAAGAATCAACCTCTCCTATGTCTTCAATTCTAATAACTTCTCCACTTTCTGAATCAGTTATATATTGTACAGGTTGAGTGAAACGATAATTTGTACTTTTAATAACATTATCATCGTCAATAAAAAATTTTGCCCTGTCAGCCTCTCTAATAAATTGAACATTAGCAGTTTCTTTATTATTAATAAAACTATAAAATATATAAATAATTTCGCCATTATTTATATCTATAAGCTTATTAGTATCTAAATTAAGAACCTCTAACGTATCTTGACCTTCAGATAATTGTATTTCAATCTTATATAATGGTTCTTGTACATATTGAGTTAATAAATCAGAATTATCTTCATCTACTTCCCAGTCAGTATCTTTTAAAACCTTTTTAGCTAACTCAATAATTGTACCTTGATTATTATTTAATTCTGTATCTAAAGTTACATTATATCCAAGCTTAGCTAATTCAAGTGAAAAAAGTTCTTTTGCAGTATATTTAAAAATATTTTCTTCTGAACTTTCTTCACATTCCTTAATTACAAATTCGTTCCATTCGTCATTATAGAAAAGTTTAACTTTTCTTTCATTAATTAAATATTTATAAAATGAATTTGTAACTAATTCTCCTTCATATTCATCATAATATTTATATGCTAAAGAGAATGTTAATGTTTTTTCTCCATTAACATTCTCTATTAATACCGGATCAAAAACTCGATTAGGAGATTCCATTTTGTCAGAACCGATAACTGCTAATTTAATTTCTTTATAATAACTTATATCGTTTTCTGTTACAAGGCGATCTTCCCAAACCGATATTTCATATGGTTTCTTTTTTATTACGCCCATTTTTTAACCCCCTAAAAGTATAAGTAATCATAATAAATTCTTATACCTTCAACTTCTGCACAACTAATATATATAGCTTGCGGTCTATTATTAGATGCGTCTAATTTCCAATCATTTCGTTTAATATAAGGAAAATCACCTAATTTTATATATTCATTATATAAATTACCAGTCGCTGTCCAAGCTGGTTTACGATAATCATTAATATTTGCTATTTGTGAAAAAGATACGCCTTCAATTAAATGTGTTCTAGTATTAATTACTATTCCCGCATCATTACCTTTTTTCTGAATTGGTTTTAACACTAAAAGTTCTGTATCTCCATTTATAATTATATCAGATTTTCCATCTTTTGGCAAAATTTCTCCATTGACAAAAGGTATATATAAACAAAAACCAACATTTAAATCACCTGGATTATAAACTGGTATTGCATATGTATATGGATCACCAGCATTAACTACTTGGTCAATATGGTATTCATTCCATTCTTCTTGTGTCAAAATACCACTAGACTCAATCCATTCATCTGTATTTGCATATGTAGTGATTAAATTACCTTGATTCGCGCCCGCGCGCTCGTATAATTCTTTAATTTTAAAAAGTTGATGAGCAAAAGGTTGATAACAAATTAAATTAACTGTACCTTCTCCTTTATATATACGTCTTTTATTCCCTGTATAACTTTTATGGTCTATACTATCTGGAATATAATTATTGTGATTTTCAGAGTCCCAAATCCATTCTTCTTCATCAAAACAAACATAAGACATTGTAATTGGACTTTCAATTTTTGCATAATAAACCTTATAAGGTCTCTCATCAAAAATTAGTTCACAAATTTTATTTGTTCCAAATAAATGCCTTATTTTTCTAAATTGTATTTCTGTAACTGAATCATAAGCAAATTCTATTTCAAAAGTACGAGTACCATACGTACTTCCATAATAATATTCCCCATGATTATTTGGTATTTCAATTGTTTTATCCTTTACCTCTGGAAAGAGTTCCTCATCATAACGGTCGCTTGAGGATACGTGTATAATTCCTAACTCAGAACTATGTATTCCATCAAAACTAAAACCTAAGAAATCACCTTTCATCTCCTTTGTCTCCTATTAGTTATGTATATATAAAATTAAACAAGTTATTTTAACCTTGGCCGACTCTGATGTATGTATATTACGAATATTATATCTTATATGGTCAGTATAAAATGCCATAGCATAAGGAATACAATATGAGGCATTTCGACCACCAGAATCCCAATTAGTAACATTATATCCAAGTATACCAATAGGTGTGTAATTTGGTACATCATTTACATAAATATCTCCTAATTGATACGTACTTTTACCAATAGTTAAATTATCACTTGTTTTATATGCTCGATATAAAACTTTACTATAAATTTGATTTAGTGGATAATTATTTTCATATAAAGTACTACCTTTGATTATTCCTGTGGTAGAAATTTGACCAGAACCGGCACTAATAGCTCCAGTAGTAGTTAAAGTGCCATTAGTTTGAAGATTTCCACTAATTGTTGTTGCTTTGTTTAATACTATTCCACCAGTTAATGCATTATTACCTACAGTAAGAGTACCATTATTAACATTAATCATATTATTTCTATTGTCTGGTGTACCATAATATAATCCATTAGCATCATTAAAATATAAATCATTCGGAATCATTCTAGTAATAAAAGGTTCTGCACCTTCCTCAGGAAGTGCGGCGGTTTCCCCGTCTTTACCATTACCATTATTTATAAGTTGACCTGTAAATTGTGGTACAAATGGAATACTTTTTTGAATAAGAGATTGAACTCGTGAATCGAATGGATAAGTAATTTGAATTCCATTTGTACTATCACCAGTTAAAGAAAGTGTACCTAAGTCTTGTGTATCCTCTTCAATAGCAGGAGTCCAATTTAATCCAATGACACGAAGTACTGGGTCTTCACTTTCATCACCCTCACCTTCGCCGCCTTCGCCGCCACCTTCGTCGCCTTCATCTTCTTTTTGACTGCTTTCTATACCATTTAATAAATTAAAAAATCTTTTTAAGGCATTAGGGGTTAAAGCTATTTCTGAATTTTCAGCATCATCTTCTGCTTCAGTAAGTAAAGTCTCTAAATTGTTTTCATCAAATAATTTTGTATTTCCATAAGTATCTTTAGAAGCATGATTTGCATCAACTAATTCCCAATAATAAGTATCTGTTGTACTTTCTTGGGTGTACGCAAAAATGACCGTCTCACCGGCGGCCCATGCATTTTCCATATTTGCAACAACATCTAAACTTTTTATAAGTTTACCAGAATCGCTAGTTGTACTTAATTCTTGTTCTGGATCTTGATTATATATTACAATAGAAGGCTCTGATACTGTATTAGTTTGAGCAAAAAATACAATTAATAAATCCCCTTCTATAAAATTAAAATTCTCTTCCGCTAAATCCATATCAGGAACATAAACTTGTTTCTCTGATACATCTTCTGCAGTCTTGCAAGTTCCATAATAAGCCCTTACTGCCATAACTCCTTTTCACTCCTCTAAATTATTTTCAACCTACTTCTTTTCGTAAATTAAAAAATCGTGGTCTCTCAAACATTCCTTATATACTTCTCTAATTGTAGAGATTGCTAATACAGCCTTATTATTCTCATAATCTTCATGTGCTTCACAATAATCCTCATAAGTATCTATATCATCAAGAATTTCATCAAAATGTTCTTTTGAATGACGCTTATTAAATAAAATCTCATCATTAAATCGAAGTATACGTTGTCTAGCCTGACGCGCACGCTCAAGCTCTTCTTCTTTCTTTAAAATATCAACTTCAACTGTAAGTCGTTTAACTTGTGCTAATACTTCTCCGTTAATAGAACGGCCAATTGTTCGGCCAATTAAATTCCATATATTTAGCTCTAGCTTCGGTATCTTAATCATCCCTATAAGGACAACCAATAATCCTACTACTCCGCCTTGAGCAAGATGATTGATTTCAAACAGATTCATTTTCCCCTCCTAAATATCCTTATAGGACATTTTCTTTCATGGATAAGTGGAGATTAATGTGGCAAACTCTACTTTTTAGAGAAGGAGAAGAGATATGAGTAAAGGTGAAGAAAAAGTTATAGAGCTACTACAAAAAGGTAGATATAAATTTGAAAGAGAAAAGCGTTTTAAAGATTTAAAACATGGGCTTTATCGTTTTGATTTTTACGTCGTAGGCAGCCGAGCCATTCCATGTGTTTTAGAGTATAACGGAGAACAACATTATCAACACGTAAAGAAGTTCCATAGCACTCGCGCAGAATTCGAAGCAGCAAAAGAAAGAGATAGGCGTAAAATAAGCTATTGTCTTGCTCACAATATCCCACTATATATAATTCCATATTGGGAGCTTGATAATTTACACACCTCAGCTGACTTATTCAACCCACGTTTTCGCGCGGCCAGCCGTTGGAAAAATGACCAGGATTGGCAACGACAGCAAAATTTGACAAAAAGACGCTAAACTTGATATAATATAATAGAAAGAGAAAAACAAAAAAATTAAAGTAATTATACACATTATTTATTATTAGTGTGTATTTTTACTTTAAAATTTAAGGGAGATTAATATGGAATTATATTTATTAATCACTCTTCTTTTAAGCGTTATTTTAATTATTATATTATATTTACAATATAAAAAGAAAAAAGAATTAGCAGAAAAATTAGTATTTGATAAGCATAAATTAGAAACATTAAGAAAGGAAGAGATAAAAAACTACTTTGAAGAAGAGTGGAAGCAAGAAGAAAAACAATTAAAAGATAAATTAAAAATTAAAACCGATGGATTAGAAAAAGAGTGGCAAGGAGCTTTTCAAAAACATCATATGCAACTATCTACTTTAGATAATGAAATTCAAAAATATGAAACAATCCTTGCTGAAAAAGAAAAGCGATATAATGAAGTAAATCAAGATTTAGACTTATACCGTCAAGGTAAAATAAAAGAAATTGATAGCGCGGCCGCAGAATACGAAGAACATAAACAATTAATTATTAAAAATGAACTTGACCAATATCGCTCTTATTGGACAGATGCTTTTAATCAAGAACTTTCTAAACTTGCTGAAGTAAAGCAAGATAAGTTAGATGAATTAACAGAACTAACAAGTCAACTTGAAGAAGAACGAAATAAGCGCGCCGCCATCAATGAAGAGATTCTACGTCAGAAAAAACTTGAGGAACAACAAGACTTTTTCAGAATACAACTTAACCCAGATGACTCAAACGATATTGAATTACTTCGCTCAATAACTCCACGCTTACGCCATCCAGAAGCAATTAACAAAGTCATATGGACTGGCTACTATCAAAAACCACTCGCAGAACTTCGTAAACGCATTCTTACAAACGGCGATGTAAGCGGCGTCTACAAAATTACACGATTAAAAACCAATGAGATATATATAGGACAAACAACATCAGTTGATAAGCGCTGGCAAGAACACGTTAAATCAGCCTTAGGAGTCGGAGCATTAGCTTCTTCTCAACTTCATCGCGTAATGGCAGCTGATGGGTGTGAAAACTTTACTTTTGAACTATTAGAAGTAGTTCCAAAAGACAAATTGAGAGAACGTGAATCATATTATATTGATTTCTACGATTCAAAAACTTACGGACTTAACTCCGTCACCGGAGATAAGAATAAATAAAATAATCTTGCGACAGCAAGGCCCGACAGGGTAAGGAGGCAAAAATGCAATTCACAGAAATGCAAAAACAAATTATTACAACAGACAAACCAAAGGTGCTTGTATTAAGTAGCGCGGCAAGTGGTAAAAGTGCGGTAATTGTAGAGAGGATACGCTATTTACTTGAACAAGGTGTAGACCCATCAGAGATTGTAGCTATTACTTTCACGAACAATGCAGCATCAGTTATGTATGAGAGGTTAGGTTATCCAAATGGATTATTCATTGGAACAGTTCATTCTTATTGCAATTATCTTTTACGCGGTGGTGCAGTAGACACTACTAAGATTTTAAATGAAGAAAGGTTTGATGACTTATTTGAGGAGATTAAAAAGAATCCAGAGTGTATTAAGCATGTAGAACACCTACTACTTGATGAAGCACAAGATTCAACAATGGATCAATTTGAATTCTTTGAACTCATCAATCCAACAAACTTCATGTATGTAGGAGACATTAAACAATCAATTTATGGATTCAATGGCTCTTATCCAGAATACCTTATTAACCTATGGTATCAAAATGATGTATCTGTCTACCAAATGAGGCAGAACTTCCGCAATCTACCAGACATACTTAATTTTGCGAAAAAATTTCTTTACCGACTTGGTCCAGATTATGATGATGACTCAATTCCTATGAGGAAAACCGATGGCAAGCCGCACGTATTAGAAGGAACTTATACACCTTCTGAAGCAGTTGCTTCACTTATGCTCGCGGCAGACCGACTTCATACACAATGGGGAGATTGGTTTGTATTATGTAGGACAAATAGTGATATAGCTTTATTTCAACAATTATTTGCAGCTAAGGGTATTCCAACAGATACATTTAAACAATCGGAATTGACTAATGCACAGATACAGGATAGATTGAAAGAAAATACAGTTAAAATCTTAACTGTCCATTCTGCAAAAGGAATGGAAGCACCTTATATTCTTTCATATAATATAAGAGCATATAATGATGATGAAGCGCGGCTGTGCTATGTATCAGCTACTCGCGCGAAAGACTTTCTTATATGGGCAAAAACACCACCAAAGAAGAAAAAGAAAAGTAGAGTGGTTAACTGGGAGTAGGAGGATTTAAATGGATAATCAATTATTTATTGTTGTAGAATTACAAAGAAATGGAAATCAAATGGGTAATATTGTAAGTGCTCATGAAACTTTACAAGATGCACAACATAAATTTTATACTGTCGCTGCAGCCGCAGCAATTTCAAACGTAGAAAAACATTCAGTTGTATTATTAAATGATGATGGATTTACAATTGAAAGAATAACTTTTGAACATGAATAGACAATAAAAAAGACGGGTTAATCCCGTCTTTTAAATTGGCTATTTTAATTAATTAAATTAATTATATTATATTCCTATTTAATTTATTCTACTGTATTAAGATGCATATCTGAATTTACTGTAATAATATCACCAGGAGCATATACATTAATTCCATCCGTTAGTGAGGCTTCAAGAATAGAAGGAATCCTCCATTTTTCACCTGAAGTCATATATATATAACAAGAATCTCTAAAATTAATTATATGATAAGAATCTGTTGTTTTATATTTAATTTCTATATAATCACTTGTATTTATTACCGGCAAAGCAAAAGCCACAATTTCAGAGTCTTCAGACATTTTATAAATATTTAATTCAAGGAATAAGTCACCCATAAATTTTTTATCTTCTAATATTGTACCTATACCCAATTCTGAGCTTGTCTCAATATAACTAGAATGTATTGAATATTTAACCTGAATAATAGGATGCTCTAAAGTTAATAAAGTTTTAAAATTATTTACATCAACTAAATTATCGGTAAAAATTTGATAATTGCCTTCTTCAACCTCAATTGTATTTAGTCTAATTATAGTCCAATCATCATCATCGTTTATATTATTTAACTTTTTAAGTACATTCCAGTTCGTATTCCCCGGTGTCTCCATTAAATACTCAATCAAATCCTCACTCGCTCCAAGCGTCTCTAAAACTTTTCTATTCGGACGCTTATATGACTGTCTTATATATTCATTTAAATCCATTTATATCCTCCTAAATTGTCAACCACGTTTGTTAATTCTCTTATATAAGTAGTTTTTTCGTCTACGCTCTACGTAGAAGCGCGGCCCAGCATAAAATTATATCATGGATGCTTTATTCGGTCAATCCATAGCGCCCGCGCGAGTGTGCGTAAAGAAATGTAAATTTGCTTTTTTCATTGAAATATGATATAATTATAATAGAATAAGAAAGGAGTTTATACAAATGGAAGTTAAAATATGTGATAAAATTAGAATAATCTATATGGATGGTGAGCCAGACTATACAGACAAAGTAGGAGAAGTTTATTCTATTGATGATATGGGACAAATCCATGGTTCATGGGGTGGATGTGCGTTAATTCCAGGAGTAGATGAATTTGAGGTAATTGGCTAATGTTCAAAGCAAAACGAATTGACAACGGCAACATCGAAACAATCCTTGCGGTTGATTATAACGATACTTTTCATCAGACTTATTTCCTCGTCTGGTCTGCGGGTGCATGGAGATGGCGGCCGGCGCATAAATATGTGCCCCCAAACGTATCAATTGAATCACTTGGGCCAGTCAATATACGAACTTCAATTGCAGGAGATTTAATTGATGAAGATACCCCATTTTGAAACAGATATAAATGATGAATATCATTTTGAAGAAATAGATACATATATGGAAGAATTTTGGAAAACTCATATAGCGGTTCCTCCACATGAGGACGACCCTCCATGTATAGTAGCACGTATAGTGGAAAAAACAGTTAAAAAGGAAAATAAAAAATGTACATAAAAGAAGACAAAGTAATTAATACATTTTCAACCATAGAAAAAGCAGAAATTAAATGCACTTTTTCTAATGGAGAAACACTGTTGTATGAAATACCGAAAACAAGAGATGGATATATTCAACTTACAGCTGATGAGTTATATCCAGATTATATACCGTTTATTGATAGATATAAATATTATGAATGTATGAATTATAAATTGACAATGCAATTACCACTATATTATTCTTCAGATGATAAACTTTTATTAAAAATAAAGAAAATTTAACTATGAAAGAAATTATTTCAATATCAATATTAAGCATATTCTTATATATATGTTTTAAATTAATGTTGCAATCTATACAAATTAATTATAAGGAAAATTTGACTATGGAAGAAAATCCAATTAAAATTACAATTGAAAACTATTGCGGACAAAATGTTACATTTACAATGTCGTCCGAAGCAGAAATTGAATCGTCATTATGTATTGAAGATTCATACGTAACTGAAGTCCATATCAATGCATATGACAAAGATATACTAATTAAAAAAGAGGATTTACCGGACTAAATCTATTGACTATCCATTTAGTCCTGCTACTTATAATTAGAAGGAAATAAATGGAGGATTAATATGCCAAATCATAATTTTATAGACGAAACAGGAAAACAATATGGTGAATTAACCATATTATATAGAGCAGAAAATACTAAAAACGGTAGGGCAATGTGGCATTGTCGTTGTTCTTGTGGCAATGAAATTGATGTGCTTGGTAAAAGTCTGCGTAATGGCAATACTAAATCATGCGGATGTTATCAACGTAGACGCGCGGCCGAGTCAAATATGAAGCGTGCTGGTTCGTTAGTAGGACAGCGTTTTGGTAAGCTTACAGTATTAGAAGAAGTAGGTTTTATTACTCACCCCAATGGAAAACGTAGTAGATTATATAAATGCTTATGTGATTGTGGAAACTATTGTGAAATTCAGCATCAGTATTTAGCATATGGAGATACTACAAGTTGTGGTTGTATGCGGTCAAAAGGCGAGTTTCAAATTGCTCAACTATTAAAAGAACATAATATTGTTTTTCAGCAAGAATACATTTTTGATGATTTAAAAGACCAATTAGCATTAAGATTTGACTTCGCAATATTTGAAAACAATAAATTATTATGTCTTTTAGAATTTCAAGGAGAACAACATACACAACCATCAAATGGATTTTATTCAGAAGATTTAATTAAACACGATAAACAAAAAGAAGAATATTGTAAAGAACACAATATTCATTTAGAAAAAATGTATTATAAAAAAAATCATAATATAACTTGGGAAGAATTAAAGGAGAAAATATATGGAGTATAACGCTCAATCTGTTGAACAATTAACATTTAGAGAGGGTGTTAGAAAAAGAATCGGTATTTATCTTGGCTCCGCAGACCACACGGGAGTAATTGCGGGGCTTTTAGAATTGGTAAACAACGCAACCGATGAAGCATTGGTATGTCCTACGGCGACAAAAATTGAAATAGAAGTTGGTCCAGATTGGGCAAGTTGTCGCGACTATGGACGTGGCATGCCGCATGGGCCAAACGACTTCTCTAATGAAGTAATGATAAATCTTCTAACCGAGAACCACTCGGGCGCAAAATTTGATGACAACGCTTATGGTGGCAAATCCCGCGGACTCAATGGAACGGGCAGTGCCGCGACATGTTGTTCATCAGATTGGTTTAAAATATCAAGTTATCGTGATAATGCTGAATGGTATATGGAATTTTATCAGGGCGTTCCAAAATGGAATAAATGCCAACAAAAACCATTACCACTTGGATGTCCAAATGGAACATATATTGTTTATAAGCCAAGTCAAGAAGTTTTTAATGCTGAACCAATACATTTTGACTTCAATGAGATTTGTAGTATAATAGAAGAGTATTCATATTTCAATAGGGGTGTTGAGTTTATTGTTTCTAATGCAGAAACAAAAGAAAAGAAAAGTTATATCAGCAAAAATGGACTTATGGATTTTGCCGATACGAAGGTTCCTAAACGAATTCACAAGCATCCAATTCATATACAAACTACTGAAGATGATATTGATATAGAAATCATACTTAATTGGACTACCGGTAGAGAAAAATTTTATCTTTTTTCAAACGGTGGTGAAAACGAGAATGGCGGCACTCCAATAACAGGTATTAAAACTGCACTTACTAATTTCTTCAAAAAGAAAGTTAAAGATTTAGGTTCTGGTGATGTAGTGCGCGCAGGGTTAGTATATATTTGTTCAGTTAATTTAAAGAATCCAATATACGACGGCCAAACCAAGAATAAGATTACAAACCCAGAACTTCGCGGACTCGCGCAGAGATGCACTACACAGATGCTTGATGATTTTAGCAGACGCTATCCAGGCGAGTTTGATTCAATAATTGATTTGCTCACAAAAGAACTCAAAGCAGAGCGTGCCGCAGAAAAGGCACGTAAGCAGGTTCTTGAAGCATCGAAGGAAATTGAAAAGAACCAAAAGAAAAAGGTATTTGCTTCTGATAAACTTAAAGATGCAGAGTTCCTCGGACCAAACGCAACACTTCTTGTGGTAGAAGGAAACAGTGCTATGGGTGGTATGGCTCAGGCAAGAGATTATACCAAATATGGAATACTAGCTATCAGAGGAAAGATTATCAACTGTCTTTCCAATCCAGAAGAAAAAATCTTCAATAATGAAGAAATCAAACTTCTTCTTTCAGCCATGAATATCGTTCCAGGTAAATATAATCCTTCCAAACTACGCTATGGACGTCTCGCAATCTGCACCGATGCCGATAGCGACGGCGCGCACATAGGTCTGCTTATAATGGCAGCACTACAATATCTCGCGCCGGAGTTCATTAAAGAAGACAGACTTTGTTGGCTTCGCTCTCCACTTTACATCGTTGAAAACAAAGGTAAAGAATCATATTATTTTACCGATGATGAGTTTAATAAAGTGAGAAATAAGGTTAAAGGTGAAGTCACTCGTGCCAAAGGACTTGGTGAGCTTCCCGCAGAGACCGCGCGAGCCTCAATGTTTACGCAAGAATATCAGCGTATTGATGTAATGGAATGGAATGATAGAGCAATTGATTTACTTTATGATTTAATGAGTGAAGACGTAGAACCAAGAAGAAATTTTATAATGAAGAAAGTTGATTTTAGTAAGGTGAGAGAATGACAAAGACCGATTATTACGATTATGTAAATGATTTCTACATGAAATATACAAAAGAAATGTCTCAAGAAGAAGCCTTATTATTTAATAGTTGGCTAACACGAATACGTATTTTAGCACCCTTTTTTGAAGAAAAAATAGGTAGTGTAGAAGACAATATAAAAAACTGGTATAATTTTAACATAGAGGAAACAGATGAGCAACTTACAACCAATTATTGAAGATAGTTTTATACAATACAGTGGCGCGGTTTTACAGAACAGAGCACTCATAGACGTTCGCGATGGTCTTAAACCATCTGCTCGTCAAATCTTCTACTCTATGCTTCTCAATAAACTAACCCACGACAAACCATATAAGAAAACTGCTAATGCTGTTGGTATGGCAATGGCAGATTTTTACATCCATGGCGACAGCTCATGCGAAGGCGTTATAATGCGCGCGGGTCAACCTTTTGCGATGAGGTATCCACTCATCGACGTTAAGGGTAATGCTGGTTCACTTATCGAATCTGGCAACTGGGCTGCAATGCGTTATACGGAAAGCCGACTTTCCAAAATATCAAATGTGCTTTTTACTGATATAAATAAAGATACAATTGATGAATGGAGAGATAGTTATGACAATACGAAACAATATCCGGCTGTTCTTCCTACGAAAGGATATTACAATGTTTGTAATGGCGCCATGGGAATTGGAATTGGTATGGCTTGCTCAATTCCTCAATATAATTTAAAAGAAATGAATCAAGCCCTCGAACACTTACTTCTCAATCCAGAATGTAGTTTCGATGACATATATATTGCACCTGACTTTGCAACAGGCGCAGTATTACTTAATGAAGACGAAGTTAAAGAGTCAATGAAGAAGGGAACTGGCTTTGCTTGTAAGCTTCGTAGCGTCGTAGATTATGACAAGAAAGAGAACTGCTTTGTGGTCACCGAAATACCATATTCAGTTTATACCAACACAATCTGCGGCGAGTTGGAAGATATAATCAATGGAGAAGAAAATCCAGGAGTAGATAGATTCAATGACCTTACTGGTAAAACCCCTCTAATCAAAATCTATCTGACGAAGCGCGCGAACCCAAACAAGGTATTAAAATATCTCTATAAAAATACTTCACTCCAATCTCATTATTCAATTAACTTTACAATGCTTGATAACGGTCGCTTTCCAAGAGTATTCACATGGAAAGAAATGCTTCAAGCACATATCGACCACGAAAAAGAGGTATATATGCGTGGATTCCAATTTGATTTAAAGAAAATTGAAGATAGACTCCACATAATTGAAGGACTTCTCAAAGTAATCGAAGACATTGATAATGTCGTTCGCCTTATCAAATCATCCGAATCCACCGCAGTGGCGCGCGAGCGTCTTATGTCGACGTATAACCTCGATGAAGTCCAGACAAAAGCGATATTAGATATGAAGCTCTCTCGTCTTGCTCACCTTGAAGTTGAAAAACTGAAATCTGAAAAGACAAAACTTGAAAAAGAAAGAGATTTCATTTATAATATAATTAACAATGAAAGTGAGTTTAATGCTCAACTCATTAAAGGGTGGCGAGAAGTCGCAGACAAGTTCGGTGATGCCCGCCGCACTCAAATTCTAAACATCTCAAAGGACGATGAAGAGCCTACTGAAAAGCAGGAACTCCTCATCAATCTGTCCAATCAGAACAACATCTACATAACAACCACCTCAACTCTCTATACGCAGAGGCGCGGCGGTGTAGGTAATAAGTTCAAAATGAGTAAAGGAGAATACGTAATCGCAACCGCATCGGGAACAAATCTCGATACAGTTCTTCTATTCTCCAATCGTGGAAACTGCTACCACATAACTCCTTCCGAACTACCATTCGAACAGGTAGTTCCAATTGAAAGTATAGTTGAAGTCCAAGCGCAAGAAAAAATTGAAGAACTTGTTTTCCTCAACAAAAAGAAACAAAAAGAACACATAATCTTTTTCACGAAAAAAGGTATTTTAAAGAAAAGTAGGCTTTCAGAGTATAACATCAAACGTAAAGTTGGTGTTAAGGCTCTAAACTTAGATAATGACGATGAAATTGTGTCAATTCTTTTTGTGAATGAAGAACGAGTCGGTATGATGACTGCGCGCGGCCAGTTCGTAGTGTGTGAAACAAAGGATGTGCGACCAATCGGCCGCATAGCAAGGGGAGTTAAGGGTATTACCCTTAATGATGGTGATTCTCTTGTATCTGCAAAGGCTATTCCAGCTGATACAAAAGAATATTTAAGCGTAAGTGAAAAAGGATATATTAAACGAACAACCGCTAAAGATTTCTCAGTTACCGGAAGGGCAACTAAAGGAAGCAAAATCCACTCACTCAAAGATGCAGACGATAAACTAATCTCATTTGCTCCAATTACTAATGAGCAGGAAACGATTGTAGTATCCTCAAATGCACAAATTAAAATCAATTTAAATGAAGTAAATCTACTTTCAAAGGGTGCTCAAGGAACTAAATCAATGAAACTGTCTAATGCAAAAGTAATTGGACTATTAGTTGTGTAGTCAGAGAGTTAAAATTTGAGTTTTATTAAAAATTTTAGTATAATATTTATAGAAAGTTAAGGATAACTTTCGCGAAAACAAATCATTTAAAAATTTATTTAAACAAGGAGAAAACAAAATTATGAAGCTTACAGAGAAGAGTAATGAAGTATTTGAGTATGTAAAGGCTAATGGCGGAAAGGTTTCCATTCCTGAGCTTGCACAGGCACTTGACAGAACAGAGCGTTCGGTAGGCGCTAACGTAACTGACCTCACAAAGAAGGGTCTCGCAGCAAGAGAAAAGGTTGAGGTTGAAGGCGCAGAGAAGCCAATCACATACGTAGTTCTGACAGATGCAGGTAAAACTTTTGTTCCAAGCGAGGACGAGGAGTAATTAAATAGGAGGGTTGATAAAAACCCTCCATTATTTATTCTTTTTAAACAAACTGAACAAACAGAACTAGACAAACAGGAGAAAATTAAATGTTAAGACAGGCAGAAAACAGATGTAAAATTGAAGGAGTTCTCGCAGAGGTTGATATTAAGCCGGGTTCATTTGTTAAGAATGGACAGACGGTTGAATCAATTGGAGGTTCGATTATCGTTAAGGTAATCCAGAAGATTAGTGGAGAAGAGAAAGAACTGGCTATTCCAGTTCATATGTTCGCTTCGAAGCTGACAAATAAGGGTACACCTAACCCAGCATATGACTCCATTAAGAAGATTATGGACGAGTATACAAGCATCGCCGCATCAGAGAATGGTGAAGACGGAGCTGATAGAATTCGTATCACAAGCGGAAGTATTCGTATGAATGAGTATTATAGTCAGGATGGAAGACTCGTATCTTTCCCACGCGTTAATGCTTCATTCGTTCAGAAGATTAACAAAGGCGATTGCAAGCCAGAAGCTACTTATACTACTGAGTTTGTAGTTGCAAATAAGTCAGAAGAACTTGATAGAAATGGTGAGCCTACGGGCAGATATAGAATCGATGCAATCATTCCGCAGTATGGTGGAAAGGTTGATGTTGTTCCTATGTATGCACAGAGTCCAGGAGTCATCAGCGCAGTTTCTGAGTATTGGGAGATTGGCGACACAGTAAAGGCTAATGGAAGACTTGACTTCTCAGCTACAACTGAAACAATTATTGAGGAAGTTGATTTTGGTGAGCCAATTGAAAAGACAAGAACTGTCAACAGAAGCGACCTTATCATCACTGGTGGTTCGCAGACAGCACTTGAAGGTGATTTTGCATACGACAATGCGGAAATCCAGGAAGCTCTTGCTGAGAGAAAACTGAAACTTGAAAAGCAGAAAGATAAGGATATGTCAAGAGCGGCTTCTAAGCAGACTCCGCCAAAGACATCAAAGAATGGATTCACAGACCTTGGATTTTAAGGAGGTAGGCTTCAATGATTGATATTTTATCCATTGAGCCTACGGTAATTTCAAGAGATTTGAAAGGTAAATATTTGTTATTATACGGGAAGCCGAAGACAGGGAAAACCACAATGGCTTCCCGTTTTCCTAAAAATCTTTTAATTGCTTTTGAGAAAGGTTATAATGCCATTGATGGAATTAAGGCTGTTGACGTTAATAAATGGTCAGAGTTCCGCCAGATTTTAAGGCAATTAGAGAAACCGGAAGCTCAGGCGATGTATGATACGATTACGATTGATACTACAACGATTGCATATGAAATGTGTGAACAGTTTGTATGTAGTCAGAATGGAGTTCAATCAATCCGTGATATTCCTTGGGGTCAGGGATGGACACTCGTAAAGAAAGAATTTGAATCATGTTTAAGAAAAATAACAATGCTTAATTATGGTCTAGTTCTGATTTCACATATTGAAACTAGAAAAGAAAAGACTGCTGATGATAGTGAAATTGAGATTCTCGCACCATCAATGCCGAAGCGTTGTTATGAAGTTGTAAATCAAATTGTAGACATTATAGGATATATCGCTACTGAATGGGACGATGATGGTAATAGTCAGAGATGGCTATATACTAGACAGACACCGACCGTTATGGCGGGCAGTCGATTCCCATATCTTGCGCCGAAAATTAAACTTGGCTATGATGAATTGGTTGCAGCAATAAATGAAGCTATTGATAAACAGAGAGACTTAGATGGCGCGACAGTAGTAGATAAGCTTGAAAGAAAAACAGAAGAAGAACTTAACTTTGAAGAAATTAGAGACGAGGCTCAAAAGATTTGGGCTAAACTCGTAAATGCAGACCCTGCCAACGCGGAAAAGGTTCTGAAGAAAGTTGAAATGATTTTCGGAAGAAAACTGAAGCTGTCAGAGATTACCGAAGACCAAAAAGAACCTTTCTTCCTCGTATTACTTGAAATGAGAGATATGGTTAAGTAAGTTTAAAACGCATCCAAAAGGGTGCGTTTTTAAATTTGACAAACTTTTATTTTTCTGATATAATATAATTAGGAAGAAAGGAGACTTTTATGGCACAATGTAGATTATGTAAAATTGAAATTAATAAAGAAAAAGACGACTGGGTAATGCCCAGCAAAAATTACTATTACCATAGGAAGTGTTATGAAAATTGGAAGAAAGCACAACCTGATAATGATGAAGCATATGTTGATTTAATTTATGACTTCATCGCGCGCGACCTCAAAGTCACATATGATTATTGGGTATGTGAAGCACAACGTAAAAAGTTTTTGAAAGAGAAGATGACCAATAAGGGCATCTTATTTGCGTTGAAATATTTTTATGAAGTAAAACATGGTGATTGGGAAAAGGGACACGGAGGAATTGGTATAATTCCTTTTGTATATAATGATTCATGTGCATACTGGGCCGCGCGTGAACGTAGGTCAGCTGGAACAATCGCAGAGATTGAACGTCAGATGCGCGAAGCTGCAGCAAGAAAGAAAGTGCGTATACAAAGACATGAAACAAAACCTAAATATACAATTGATTTTAGCGTGTTAGACGATTTGGAGGACGAAGAATGACTTTTTATATAAATGAAGTACATATAAGTGAATCCGATTGGGAACATGAATGTATAGGACTTTTTGATAAAGAAAACTGGGTAGGCGAAGGAAATTTTTGTGGCTGGTATGGTGCAGAATATTATAAAGATACAACATTAATAGCATACGGAATTCAATTGGGTCATAGTAGTATTTATAATCCAAAACGTCCATTTGATGGTGGTTTTAAAGTTGTCAAAGAACATTATAATAAAATACCTATTGGTTCTTGTTATTGGACAAGAAGTTTCGATGCTAACTCAGTAGAAGAAGCTATAGAAATTTTTAGAAAACAAGAGTGGGAAGATGATTGATAAACGAGATACTCAACAAATACTCGGCTGTTTAATGAAGAAACCGCAGTTATTAAGTGAGATTGATAAGTACTCATTTATCTTAACTGATTTTCCTTCAAGATTTGAACGGTCAATATTTATGGCAATAAATGGGTTGTATAAGAATGGAGCAACAAAAATACAACCTATTGATATAGAGAACTTTATAGAACCAGACCAAGTATCTGCGAAATTATTTAAGGATAAGAATGGAATTGAATATCTGCAGGATATAGTAGAACTATCAGAAGTTGATAACTTTGATTTCTATTATAATAGATTTAAGATGTTCAATTTATTGAAAGACTTAAAGAAGCAAGGTTTTGATACAAGTGAGTTCTATTGTGAAGACTTAGCAAATCCAAAAGCAGATGAGATAAATCAAGCATTTAATATGTTAAGTCCGAAACTGATAACTGACGCAGTAAGAAAAAAGTTATTAGGAGTAGAAGCTAAATATGAAACAACCGATGAAATAGAAATTGAAGCCGCCGCAAAAGGAATGGCAACATTGGTTGATGAGTTCGGAGCAGCATATGAAATTGGTATGCCGGTTCAGGGTGCGATATATAATCAGGTAATTGATGGAGCAAAGAAAGGCACTTTGACGATTAGGTCTGCGGCCAGTGGTGTGGGAAAGACAAGAAACGCAGTAGCTGATGCTTGTTATTTAGCCTATCCTTTTAGATATAACAGCACAACTTGTAGCTGGGAACAAGAAGGTAATAGCGAAAAGGTTCTATTTATCGTAACCGAGCAGAGATTTAAAGAAGTTAGAACAATGATTTTAGCTTACTTAACAGATATAAATGCCACAAGATTTAAATATGCAGATTTCTCTGATAGAGAGCGCGCAGTTATCACGCAGGCGATTCATTTAATGGAAAAATATAACAATTTAATTCTCGTAAAAATGCCGAACCCAACAATTGAGTCGGTTAAAACAATTGTAAGAGAGAATTGTATTATTTATGATATAGGTTATGTATTTTATGACTATATATTTATTGGACCATCGTTATTAAATGAGTTTAAAGGTTTTGCTTTGAGAAACGATGAAGTATTGTTAATGTTTGCTACGGCGCTGAAAGATTTAGCAGTTGAATTAGATGTAGCAATGTTTACTTCAACACAATTAAATGCAAAAGGTGATGATAATAAAGATATAAGAAATGAAGGAACTCTTGCGGGCGGCCGCAGCACAATTAATAAAGCAGATAATGGTGCTGTAATGGCAAGACCGACAAAAGAAGAATTAGAAATACTTGCGCCGCTGTATGAAAATAATCCAGAGAATAAACCAAACTTGGTCACTGATATATTTAAAGTTAGAAGTGGTGAATGGACACAGGTTCGTATTTGGTCTGATATGAACTTAGGAACTTTAAAGAAAAGAGATTTGTTTATAACTGATTCACGAATGGACCCAATTGATAATTTTAATTCACGAATTGAATATAATATTAAGAGTTGGGAAGATTCAGAAGATGAACATATAAATGTAATAGTAGAAAGGTTAAATCAAGGTGAGATAATTGATTGATTATAAAAGTATAGTTGAACAATTAGATACTCATAAAGTCATTCAATTGATGCAAACACTCGGTGCAGAAGACTATATCGAAAAACCAGGTTATATAATTTTTCCTACTATCTGTCATAATGAAGATGCAAGTGAAGCATCTATGAAACTTTACTACTATGAAAATAGTCATATATTTACCTGCTATACAAATTGCGGAAATCAAACTATCTTTCAATTACTAAAAAATTATTATGAAACAAGAAATTATGACTATGATTGGTATCAAGATATATATAAGGTAATTCTTGATTGTAGTAATTATAATCCTAACTTCGGGTTCACGCCGCAGAAGTATCAGCGTATACGTGATACATACGCTGCGCCCGAGCGTGTGGAATTGCCAACATATCCAAATGGTATTATAGATGTATTTACGAAGTTCTATCCTCCGGAGTGGTTAAACGATGGCATTACTAAAAAGAGTATGGAAAAATTTAATATACGCTATTCGGTGCCACAGAATAAGATTATAATACCGCATTATAATCCAAAGGGAGAACTTGTAGGCATACGAGGCCGCGCGCTTAATCAATGGGAGATTGAGAATGTGGGTAAGTATATGCCAGTGCAGATAGAAGGTAAGTGGTATAGTCATCCGCTATCACTGAATCTATATGGATTGAATATAACAAAAGATAATATCCGAAGAACTGGCACTTGTTTCTTATTTGAAGCAGAGAAAAGTTGCTTACAGTTTGAAGGTTTTGACTTCGCGAACTGCTCGGCCGCTGTATGCGGAAGTCAGTTCAATAAGCATGCTTTGAAATTGTTAATGCAGACTGCACACCCGCGCGAGGTTGTAATTTGTTTTGATAAAGAAGAAAAACCAGGTAGTGATGAGTATTTTAATAAGTTATGGAGTATAGGGAAAAAATATTCTAACTATGCTGATTTTTCATTTATATATGATAGAGAAAACTTATTGGATATGAAAGATTCACCGACGGATAAAGGAAGTGAAGTGTTTTGGAAGTTATATAGAAAGAGAGTAAAGGTAAAATGATTATTACAGAAAAACAAAAACAACACTTATCAGATGCTATAATAGATATTCAACTTGCACTTGGTTCGCTTATTAAAGAAATAGACTCTGAAAGCGGAGTTAATGCCGCAGGGTCAATATTAGAAAATTTAGCTGTAATTAATAGTGCATTAGTTCATAGTGAAATTAAAGAAGTAGATTGGGACAAAGGATTGTTCTTTTAAGGAGAAATAGATGAAGACAAAGTTAGTTAATAAAGATATAAGAGAGAATTATACCAATGAACTTTTAATGGAACGTGGGCTTAGCCCCGAGGAACTTCAATATTTTCTTGACGTGCCAGATGATAGTTATCTTGAAGACCCTACCCTATTAGATAATATCGACCAAGCTCGAACATTATTTATACTTATGACTCAAGCTACAAAAGATGAAACAATAGCTGTGGTTGTAGATAGTGATGTAGACGGATTTACTTCGGCCGCAATTTTCATACAGTATCTACGTAAATTTAATCAAGAAGTAAATATAGTTCCAATACTTCACAAAGGTAAAGGTCACGGACTTTCAGACACCTATGAGGATGTATTTAACACCTGTCCATCATATGTTGTATTACCTGATGCTGGTAGTAATGACTATGAGTATATGGAAAAGTTAATAATGGAAAGAGAAGGCAATGTAATACCAAGCTTTTTAATTCTTGACCACCACATAGTAGAGCCAGATACAAAATTCTGTGACCGTGCAGCGATTGTAAATAATCAACTATCTCCAAATTATAAAAATAAAGACCTTTGTGGCGCTGGGGTTACATGGCAATTTTGTAGATATATAGATAGGCATATGGCTACATCTTATGCCGACGAATATATTGACCTCGCAGCACTTGGTATTATAAGTGATATGATGTCGATGCTATCGCTTGAAAACAGATATATCGTTCATACGGGTCTTAATAATATAAATAACTATTTCTTTAAAGCTTTGTGTGAAAAACAATCTTTCTCAATGGGCGGTAAAGTCAATCCAATTAGCGTTGCCTTTTATATAACCCCACTTATCAATGCAATGATTCGCGCGGGCGCCGAAGACGAAAAGCAACGCTGTTTCCAAGCCTTTATCGACGGACACGCACTGGTTGAATCTCACAAACGCGGAGCTAAGGGAACATTCGAAGAGGTCGCTATTGAGTCGGCGCGCGAATGCACAAATGCAAGAGCAAAACAAAATCGCATACTTGATAAGGCTGTTGAAGAATTAGAAATTAAAATAGCAAAGCATGACTTGCTTGAAAATAAAATATTGTTTGTTAGATTAGAAGAAGATGACCAATTTCCTCCGGAATTAAATGGACTTGTAGCTATGAAGCTTTCAGCAAAGTATAAGAAGCCGACTATTGTTGCAAGACTAAATAATGAGGGAGAAATCAAAGGGTCAAGTAGAGGTTTAAATGAATCGGAACTTACGTCTTTTAAGAACTTCATGGATAATAGCGGTTATTTCACTTTCACTGCGGGCCATGATAACGCATGTGGTATAGGTATTTTAGATAAAAATCTCGCAGCTTTCCATGAATATGCGAATAAGGAACTTGCCAATATGGATTTTGGTGAATCATGGTATGAAGTAAACTTTGAGCGCATCGCCGCAGACAGCGACATAGAAAATTTAATTGTAGATATAGCCAACCATGATGACCTGTGGGGCCAACAAAACAACGAACCTTTAATTCATATTAAGGATATTAATATCACAAAGAATGATATTAGAGTTATGGGTAAAGACAATTCAACGGTTAAAATTGAAAAGTTTGGAATTGCTTATATGAAGTTCCATGCAAAAGATATGATTGAGGAGCTTGGTAAGTATCCAGGTGAGATTAAATTAGAAGTTGTTGGCAGAGCAAATGTGAATTATTGGGGTGGATATGCGACACCTCAAATCTTTATAAGCAATTATCAGATTGAAGACGGAACATTGGGGTTTTAATTATGCCAAATTATAAAGATGAAACTGGAAATAAATATGGTAAATTAACAGTATTGTATAAAATAGATAATCCTAAAAAAGACGGAGCAATGTGGCACTGTCAATGCGAATGTGGTAATTACAGAGATGTATTAGGTAAAAGATTACGTTCCGGTGATATTACTCAATGTAAAGAATGTAAAAGTGCTATTTTACGTAAGAATAGAGTAGGAGAAAAGTATGGAAAATTAACTGTTTTAGATGAATATAAATCTTATAATGGCATAATATATTGGAAATGTAAGTGTGAATGTGGTAAAGAAACTTGGGTTCGTAGTGGTAATTTAACCAGCGGTCAAGTGAAATCTTGTGGATGTATGCTTCAAGATTTAACCCCAAAATATGACTTAACCAATAAGCGTTTTGGAAAACTTACCGCTATTAAAGTATCAAGAAGAAAAAATGGACAGTTATATTGGCTCTGCAAGTGTGATTGCGGTAATTTAAAAGAAGTAAAAACGGTTGATTTAACACATAATAAGGTTAAATCTTGTGGATGTTTAAGAACCACCCCAGGAGAAAGAAAAATCGCAGATATTTTAAAAACAAATAATATATCTTTTAAAACTGAGTATGGATTTGCAGATTTGCGTGGTTTAGAAGGGCATTATTATCGTTTTGATTTTTATGTTAATAATAATTATTGTATTGAATTTGATGGTCGTCAGCATTGGGGTGGAGCAGGATGGAATAATTATTCATTAGAACAATTACAAAAAAATGATGAATTAAAAACTACTTATTGTAAAACTCATAATATTCCATTAATTCGTATTCCATATTGGCATGAAAATAAAATCACAATAGATGATTTGCGTCCAGAAACATCACAGTTTTTAATTACATAGGAATTTTAATTATGGCAATAATAACTTGTAATGAAAATAATATAGCAGATGGTTTGCATCAAGCTTATGAAGAAGGCTATCGGCAGGGTAGAATTGATGAAGCAAAAAAGTGGAAAAATAAAATGGATAACTTTGATAAAATTTTTGAAGAGTGGGATAAGTTCAATGAGAGACCCAACCTCAGAGGAATGGAACCATATTAATAATTATATTGAAAGTATTTCACGTCCAACTGGCATAAACATATTTGATTTAATGAATGAATACAAAAAAAAATCAATTTGACAAATAAATAAAATTTTGATATAATTATAATATAGAATAAAAGAAAGGAATATAACTATGAAAGAAAAGCTATTACAATTATATATTGATGCTTTAGAAGATGCAACAGGTTTTTATTGTAGTGACTATAGTTCTTCAATAGAAGATGACGAAAAACGAAGACAAGAAGACCAAGAATTAATACAATATTTTAAGTCTATATTAGAGCAATTATAACATAAAATAAAATAGAAAAGGAGGTGATGCAGTAGTGAAGACAATAGGACAAATGGTTTATCCGGGAAGTCTTCATAACTGAGGAACCACACAGACTTTAGCAATTTCCGCCTCAGAGACTCAATTAACACGGTTGAGTCTCTTATTGACTATGCCGGAGAATTAGGTCATAGTGTAGTTGCAATAACCGAACATGATACAATTGCTTCTCATATTAGAGCAGAGAAGTATATGAATAAGGTTAAAGAGAAGTATCCTAATCTAAAACTTATTAGAGGGAATGAGATTTATTTAGTTAGAAACGGTTTAAATGCCAACAATTATAAGAAAGAAACTGATAGATACTTTCATTGTATTTTAATTGCTCGCGATGCAATCGGACATAGACAAATCCGCGAGATTTCTTCGCGTGCGTGGATTAGAAGTTATGTAGCTCGCCGCATGCGTAGAGTTCCAACTTATTATCAAGACCTCATTGATATAATTGGCGAGAATCCAGGGCATGTAATTGGATGCACGGCATGTCTTGGAGGTTGTCTTCCAACACAGCTTTTACGCAATAGAGATACTGGCGCGCCGTCGATGGATTTAATTAAGCGATGGATTGTTCAGATGCAGGGAATTTTTGGAGTAGATGATTTCTATTTTGAAATGCAGCCATCGTTTAATAAAGACCAGATATATGTAAATAAGAAATTGGTTGAGCTTGGTGAAGAAATGGGTATTAAATATATCATAACAAATGATGCCCATTATTTAAAGAAAGCAGATAGACCAATTCACAAAGCTTTTCTTAACTCACAACAGGGAGATAGAGAAGTTGATGATTTTTATGCAACGACTTTTTTGATGAGTGATGAAGAAATTCATGAGTATATGGAAGAATCATTAGGAGAAGAAGTAATACAAAAAGCATATAAGACAATAGAAGAAATAAGAGATAAATGTGAAGATTATTCATTGATGAAGTCTTTAAATATACCAAGATTAAATTGGAAAAGATTTGAATTAACACACAATAAAAACTTCTATATAGAAAAAATTCCATATCTTAAAAAGTTTTATGAGTCAGATTATTCTGAAGATAGACACTTAGCGTGTGCAATTATAAATCGATTAGCAGAAGCAAAACCAGAAGAAGAATTAAATAACCAAGCAACATATGATGAAATCAATGCATGTCTTGAAGATACATGGATTTCATCGGAAGTAAATGGAAGTAGATGGAGTGCATATTTCTTAAATCTTCAAAATATTATTGATGCGTGTTGGGATGCTGGAACCCTTGTAGGTTGCGGCCGTGGCTCTGGAGTAGGATTTATATTGTTATATCTGTTAGGTATTACACAGATAAATCCATTAAGAGAAAAGAGTCAAACAAAGCGTTGGAGATTTCTGAACCCAGAGCGTGTATCGGTTCTTGATGTAGATATTGACATCGAGGGTGGCCGGCGCGCAGAAGTATTAAAGAACTTCCGTAAGATATATGGTGAAGATAGAGTCGCGAATGTATTGACATTGAAAACTGAAAAGTCCAAGTCAGCAATTCAGACGGCTTGCCGCGGTCTTGGTATAGACAACGACATAGCAGCTTATCTTTCTTCATTTATCCAGGCGGATAGAGGTCAGCTGAGAACTCTGAAACAAACATTCTATGGCGACCCAGACAATGGAATGAGCGCATCAAGTCAGTTCCGAATTGAAATGGAAGAGAACTATCCAGAAGTATGGAGAGTCGCGCAAGGAATTGAAGGACTTATAAATGGTTGCGGAATCCATGCAGGCGGAGTTATCTTTGTTGATGAACCATTCACAGAATCAACAGCACTTATGCGTGCGCCAAAGGGTGAAATTATAACACAGTTTGACCTCCATGATGCAGAAGCAACTGGTCTTATTAAATATGATATTCTGTCAGTAGAAGCATTAGATAAAATTCATAATTGTATCGACCTCATATGTAAATATGGATATGAAAAAGCAGAACCAACATTAAAAGAAACCTATGAAAAAATTATAGGTATATATAATCTTGAGCGTGAAGCACCAGAAATGTGGAAGATGTGTTGGGAGCATAAAGTAATGAGTTTGTTCCAGATGGAAAAACAGTCTGGAATAAATGGAATTGCTGCGATGAAACCAACATCAGTAGATGACTTGGCAATTCTTAACTCGGCAATTCGTCTGATGGCAACAGAGAAAGGCGGAGAGATGCCAGTTAACAAGCTCGCGCGATTCAAAGCACATCCTGATGATTGGGATTATGAGTTGAGAAAGTATGGACTCGGCGCGGAAGCAAAAGAAATATTAGAACCAGTATTAAGTGTATCATATGGATTGTGTATTGCACAAGAACAGTTCATGCAGCTTGTTCAGCTTCCAGAACTTGGCGGATTTGACCTTACATGGGCAGATAAGTTAAGAAAGTCAATTGCGAAGAAGAATCCAGCAGAATATGAGAAGCTGACAGAAGAATATTTTAAGATTATAAAAGAAAAAGGATTAGACGAGCGTTTATGCACATATGTGTGGAATGTATTAATTGCAATGTCAAAAGGATATGGATTTAATCTTTCACACACACTTGCATACTCGTTAATTGGATTACAAGAGTTAAATCTCGCATATCGTTATCCGGCAATTCTATGGGATTGTGCGTGTCTTATCTCTGATAGTGGTGGCGCAGAAAAAGAAGATGAAGATGATGAAATTATTGATAATGTTGAAGAAAATTCTTACGATACTTCATTCGGAATATTCGAAACGGAAGAAGAGGAAGAAGATAGTGAAAATAATAATGAAACAGACGAGGAAGAGTCTGCTTCAGGAACTAAGAAAAAGAAAGTAACTAAGAGCGCCAACTATGGTAAGATTGCTACGGCAATTGGTAAAATGAGTCATGAAGGTGTGACAATTGTAGCAACAGATATAAATAAATCTGAATATACATTCGCGCCAGATATAGAGAACCATAGAATTATTTATGGATTAAGTGGTATAACTCGTGTTGGTGATGATTTAGTTCGTCAGATTATGGATAATAGACCTTATGAGTCAATTGAAGATTTTATAAGTAAGATTAAAATAAACAAACCTCAAATGATTAACTTGATTAAGTCGGGCGCATTTGATGATTTATACGGCGGCGACCGCATAAAAGCAATGAATGTGTATATTGATTTAATTGCTGATAAGAAAAAGAGAATGACTCTTCAAAACTTACAGATGTTAATTAATTTTGATTTTATCCCAGAGGATTATGAATTTCAATGTAGAGTTTATGCTTTTAATAAATATTTAAAGAAAATGAAGTTTGATAATTATTATGGAATAGATAATATAGCATTAAACTTCTATTCTGAATATTTTGATATGGATTTGTTAACACCAGACTCAAATTATGTGTTTAAGATTAAGCAAACCGATTGGGATAAGATATATAAGAAACAAATGGATAAGATTCGTCCATTTATAAAAGATAATAATGAATTGTTATTAGAGAAAGTAAATTGGAAACTGAGACAAGATTTATGGGATAAATATTGTCAAGGAAATATAAGTCAGTGGGAAATGGATTCAATCTCATGTTATATTCATGACCATGAATTGAAGAATTTAAGAAATGGGTTTTATGGATTGAGTAATTTTAGTCAGCTTCCAGAGAATCCAGTTGTGAATTATGAGTTCAGGTCGAAGGAGACGGGACAGAAAATCCCACTATTTAAAATATGTCGTATTGCGGGGACAGTATTAGACAAAGATAAGAATAAGAAGATGGTCACTTTATTGACAAATGATAGCGTCGTGACTGTAAAGATATTTGGTGATGCGTTCACACATTATGATAGACAAATATCTGAAAAAGGCGCAGATGGAGTAAAGCATGTAAAAGAAAAATCATGGCTGTCGCGCGGAAATAAGGTAATCATAACTGGAATTAGGAGAGATAATGATTTTATAGCAAAAAAATATAAGAATACACCACATCACTTGGTTGAACTTATCACATCAATTGATGATAGTGGATATATTCAAACTAAATTGGAGCGTGAAGAAGCATGATAAAGACAATAGGAGATTTAATTGAAGAACTAAAAAAGTATCCTCAGGATGCTTTAATATTTGATATGTTTGGAGAGCGTTTTGAAAAGATAAAATATTGTGAAGAAATTTATTTAGGAGATTCAGCAAATCCTTGGGCTGAAATTACTGAGGGGTATCTATTGGAATGAGTTATGGATTATACGATGCAGACCTTCCATACTATCCAATTCCTTTTTATAATTTAGAACTAATGAAATTGTCCTCCTATTATAAACGCAAGCGAGAGATAGTTGGGTTATCACCCAACTTCTCTCCGCAAAGATATAATCATTTTATTGTGCGCCAGGACTTCTATAATCCTTATTCACATTTCAAAGGTCAGAATGTTGAACTTGGCGGCCGCGCCTTCGACGGAGAAACATATAAGCCACTCCCAATAGAAATTGAACAAATGCGGCCAGATATATCGCTTTATGATAGAGTAAAGCCAAACCAAATTAAAGGCTACAATAAAAGTGCTTTAAGCACAATGCGGCGAGCCGAACATTTACGTTTATCGCTTGATGGTAAAACAATTTGGAAAGATTTTGAACGACAGTTTCGTAATGAAGACAAAGCCTATGGAGTCATCTTCCATGATTACAATTTGAATGATGTCGAAGGCGCGCGAGTGTTAATAGAAGAATCTATCAACGAATGGATACCTCATGCGACCGGCCGCCGTATAGGTATGAAGTATCCGGTTATCGTAGACAACAAAGAAGATTTAATTTCATGGCTTTCATTTCAACCTATGATTCCATACTTCTCTCTTGTCCATAAAGGACTCATTGATGAATCTTATATCCCCGACCTAGTCGAAGTCTACCGCATATCAAATGCAATTCGTCAAACTTCCATTGACATCCGTGGTTGCTTCTCAAACTACGAACTTGTCCATGGCGGCATTCAGCGAATTTTCCGCAATATAATAAATTTACGTAGTCATTGCCTTACTTTTCCACTTATTTATAATGAGAATGTCCTTTTAGACTCCGATTGGAAAATGGTAATGAAATTAATTCTACGATATAATACTCACTTGGCTACGAACGGAGACCCAGAGTTCTTCCGTAGAGTAGAACCATTTGAAACATTATACAGTTATTGCTTTGGCGCAATAAAACAATATCAAATTAAAGAACCATTACTTGAAAAGGAATCAATACAAAAAATCTTTCAATTCGTAAGAGAAAACAATTACGACTTATTCAAAGATTTCTATGAATACCGTGGAGGTGAAGTAAGAAATGACAGGTGAAGAAATTAGAGATAAAATTAATTTCAATAACCAAAAAATCCAATCGTTAATGGACCCATCTATATTCATTCTTCAACCAGAAGTACAAAAATACATGGAAGATAATGAATATCTCAAAACGATTTGTCCTCACAAATATGAAAATGGAATATGTATTTATTGCGGACAAACAGAATAATCAATCCTTAATATAATTAATTGCTTAGGAGGGATACATGCAATACATTAAGAAAAGAGATGGTAGAGTAGTTGAATTTAATAAAAATAAAATTGTTAACGCTATATTAAAAGCCTTTCAACAAGTAGATGGAGATATTTCTAATTACGCCCTTGATAAGGCAAACAATATAGCTAATTTTATTGAAAACGAAACTGAACAAGTACTAACCGTAGAAGAAATCCAAGACCTCGTCGAAAATGGACTTATGTCTACAAAACGTAAAGACGTGGCAAGAGCCTATATTAAATACAGGCAAGAGCGCAGTCGTGAGCGCGAATGGAACACGAAGATGATGGATAAGGTTGCTGTCAAGCTAGCCGCATCTGACGTCCAGAATCAAAACGCAAACGTCGATGAATATTCATTCGGCGGCCGCAGAGGAGAAGCTGATTCTGTAATTTTCAAACAGTATGCCCTTGATAATCTTATATCAAAAATGGCACGCAACAATCATTTAAATAATGAAATTTACATCCACGACCTTGATGCTTACATCCTCGGCATGCACAATTGTTTAACAGTTCCATTTGATGACCTGCTTGCGACTGGTTTTAATACAAGACAAACAGATGTTCGTCCAGCTAATTCTATTAACACAGCCTTTCAGCTAGTAGCCGTTCTGTTTCAGCTTCAATCGCTGCAACAATTCGGCGGTGTAAGTGCATCGCATCTTGATTGGACAATGGTTCCTTATGTAAGAAAAAGTTTTTATAAACATTTTCTTGATGGTTGTAAATACATTGAAGGTTTTGAACCAGTAAATGAGCCTAATAAACCAGTCGGAGAAGTATCTATTGAAAGTTCATGGTATGCAAAAGAATTGTATCCAAAGGCTTATCAATATGCGCTTGATATGACAGAGAAAGAAACGCGCCAAGCTGTCGAAGGAATGTATCACAACTTAAATACACTCCAATCGCGCAGCGGCAATCAACTTCCTTTCACTTCAATCAACTATGGCACATGCACTTTACCAGAGGGCCGCATGATTATCAAAGCCTTACTTGAAGGCTCAATCAAGGGAGTCGGCAAACTCCATAAAACAGCCATCTTCCCTTGCGGCATCTTCCAATATATGAAAGGCGTCAATGACAAACCAGGGACTCCAAATTACGATTTGTATAGACTTGCTCTTGAATCGACTGCAAAACGCTTATATCCAAACTATGCTAATGTAGATTGGTCAGGCAATGCAGGCTATGACGTTAATGACCCAAACACATATTTTTCTACAATGGGATGTCGTACCGCTAATGGTTATGACATAAATGGGTTCGGGCAGTTAAAAGACGGTCGTGGTAATATCTGTCCAGTAACCATTATACTCCCAACACTTGCAATGGAGGCAGGAAATGTTGAAGACTTTATGGTTTTACTTGATGAAAAGATTCACGAAGCCAAGGACATGCTACTTGAGAGGTTTGAGTATATATGTTCTCAAAGCCCATCCTCCGCAAAATTTATGTATGAGAATGGAACAATGAAGGGCTATGTGCCAGAAGAAGGCATACGTTCTGCTCTCAAACATGGAACAATCGTAATTGGACAACTCGGTCTTGCCGAATGTCTACAAATCCTTATTGGTTGCGACCACACAACTGATGAAGGTATGAAACTCGCAAAGCGTATTGAACAACTTTTCAAAGATAGATGCGCCGAGTTTAAACAAACTTATAAACTTAATTTTGGAGTATATTATACTCCTGCGGAGAATCTCTGCTACACAGCTATGAAGAAGTTCAAAGAAGACTTCGGAGAACTTCCAAATATCAGCGACAGAGATTACTTTACAAACTCAATGCACGTGCCAGTATGGAAAGAGATTTCACCATTTGATAAAATTGATATCGAATCAGAACTCACTGGTTATTCTAGTGCTGGATGCATTACTTACGTTGAATTAGAAGGAGCAGTATTGAAGAATCTTGACGCACTGGAACAAATCGTTTCCTATGCTATGGATAAAGATATTCCTTACTTCGCAATCAACGTGCCTAATGATACCTGTCTTGAATGTGGGTGGACAGGTGAAATTGAAAACGAATGTCCAGAATGTGGTTCAAAAAATATACAACGTCTAAGACGTGTAACTGGATATTTAACTGGCAACTACACAACTGCTTTTAACATAGGTAAACAGCATGAAGTTGAAGACCGATTCAAACATAGCAAAAAGCTTTAATGCTGTAATAGCAGGATTGTTAATTGGTTTGGGTGTTATTATCAACACCCAAACCAAACCACCAATTTTAGGAGCGTTGTTATTTAGTTTTGGATTATTAACTATAATCCATTTAAAGCTTCCTTTATATACTGGAAAAATTGGTTATTTAAAAGATAAGTTAGTTTTAATTTTAGTCTTTAATTTAATCGGCATCGGAATAACTGTTGCAGCATACTATATAGCTAATCCGCAGTTTCATGAACTCATTAGCGCGGCCGCGAGTGTAAAGTTTGAAAAAACGTATGTTCAAATGTTATTTGGAGGAATATTCTGCGGGATGCTTATCCATTTTGCGGTTAGATGTAAAGTATCATATTTAACTTCAATGGCAGTAATCATATTCATACTCATCGGTGCCGAACACTGCATAGCAGATTTTCCATATTTACTTACCACCCTTTCACTACCCCACATAGGAAAGTTCCTAATGGTAATTCTTGGAAACTCTATCGGTGCAATTTTGATAGAAAAAGGTATAAGTTATGAATAGATATAGTGCAATAATTCCAAATGATGTTGTTAACGGACGAGGTGTATGTGTGTCATTCTTCGTGCAAGGATGTCCACATCATTGCCCCGGCTGTTTTAATGAAGAAACATGGGACTTCAATGGAGGAAAACCATATACCCCAGAAGTCAAATGGGAAATAATTAAGGCAATTTCAGCCAATAACATCACCCGTAACTTTTCTGTCCTTGGAGGAGAACCATTAGCTCCACAAAATATAGATATGACATGGGAAGTTATTGACGCGGTGCGCCACGCTTATCCACACATTGAAATTACTTTGTGGACTGGGTATATGTATGAAGAGCTTATGTCGCAAACGAATGAGAATTTACTAAACATTTTAAATACAATAGATGTGTTAGTAGATGGTCCTTTCATTGAGGAGGAAAAGGATTTATCATTGCGATTAAGAGGAAGTCGCAATCAACACATTCGAGTTCGCGAGCATAATTATTGGGAGATACAAGATGATTGATGATTTAAAAATTGATATTGAAAAATTTAATAGAATCGTTAAAGCAATTAAAAAAAGCAATATGAAAGAAGTTTCATTTGAGTTTTTAGTTGGTAGTTGTTTCCCAAAGGCGCTTGAAAATATTAAAGAAGAGATGAGACGTCAATATACATTAGGATATGTTGAAGGTCAAAAGGAGGGAAAAGAATGATTAAATGGGCTTTATTAAATATTCTTTTAGCCTTTACTACTGGAGTAATTGCATTACTTTCAGTATCAAGGCATAAAGATATAGATTTGAAACCTTTTGAAAAAAGAAAGGTTTATTTAGCAAAAAGTATTGCTGTATATATTGGTATAGTTGCTTGTTTAATTTGTTTATTTAGTGAACAATCAACTGGTATGGATATACTGGTTGCAGACAAATGGTCAATTATATTATTTTTCTTTTTAATAGGAGTATTATTAACAGATTACTTTGTAGCTAAAAAATGTCATCCTAAACAATGGAAACATTATAGAGATAGAGATGACGAAAACGAATAAATATATTTTTAACGGTCAATCTTAATAGATTGGCCGTTTTAAATTTTGACAAAAAATTTTTTTTCTGGTATAATATAAATAGAAAATAGGAAAGGAGTTTTTTTATTATGCGTTTTGAAAATATAAATACTTATAATTTTGAGGGTAGTTTACATGGTATGCGCAATCCTATGAATTCATGGGATAGGTCAGATAGTTTCTTTGGTATTGTCGATTTATATGACGGCAATTCAATGAATGACATGGCTGAGAAATGGGGCGATGAAGAAAATAGCTACAATTGGTTAAAAGCAAACGGTGTACTTCGCGCGAGCGATACGTATGATGGATTATTTGAGGTAGCATTTATCGGTCCAGCAGATATGAAACTTGCACAAAGTCTCATTCTTGCTGGCGCAGAACACGCAAAATTTTTGCGTCAGATTTTTGTATCTGTTGATATTACTGCGCCGCTTTATTGGTGGAAGGAATTTGATACATATAAAGTTGGTACAGTAGCTAATTCAACATCTACAATGCATAAACTTTCAGCAGAACCAATTACAAAAGAAATGTTTGACTTTGTTGATAATAGCGATGATTTAATTGTAAGTCAAGGTAAATCAATCTGTGGTGAATGGGAATATGTTTTCAGTGATTATATTGATGATATAGTTGATATGTGTGAAAATCTTCGTCTTAAATTCAAAGAAACAGGCGATGCTGCATATTGGAAAGCACTTGTACAAATACTACCAAATGCATATTTACAAACTCGTACGGTAACAATGTCATATGCCAACTTACGAAACATATACTTTCAGCGCCAGCATCATAAACTGACCGAGTGGTCATTATTTTGTAACTGGATACAGACATTACCATATAGTAAAGAACTTATAACTTTAGGAGGAAATGATGAGACTCATTAAAAGAACAGAAGAATACGTAGTAGATTCCGAAGAAGATGCAATCAAACTTATTCAAAACTTTAAAGATGACGCAGAGAAAAATGGATATATACTCGGCGCGAGTGGGTATACATACAAAACAAAGAAAGCTAAAGGCGAAATCATCGGTGAAGTTTGGGTATGTAAAATAACAAAAATACTCGGAGGTGTTTGGGACGATTATGAATGATGAAGAAAAGAAAGAAGGATTAGAAATAATCGAAGAAGACGCATTTGAACCCGAAATAAGCGATGAAGAACTTGAACAATTCTACGAGGATAATAAAGACGCCATTGATTTAATTGGTGGTCTTGATATGTTTGAATCTTTAATGGGTCTTGATGATGAAACATTTATTCAACTCAAACCACAAGTTCTTCAATTATTCGCAGAAACACTTCATGAACCAGAATCCATTTCAGAGTTTAGAACACTCGTCATCGCGCAAGGATATACACAAGAAACTGCTAAGACAGATTTTGAATTAGCTGTTCAAGCAATTAATGAAATTGATTTCTTATCTGAAGTTAAAAAAGATTTTCTTAAAGAAATCTATACAATGGCAAGCAATCAACTTGCTAAAGTTATTGGAACAATTAATACAGTAATACGAATACCCTGCGAGGTTGCCGAAGGAGTCAAAGTCCCTGTCTACGTGCATAAGACAGATGCTGGCATGGACATATTCGCAAATGATGAAATCACTCTGGCGCCAGGCGAGACTAGAATCATTGGAACAGGTATTAAAGTCGCTATCCCAGATGGATATGCTCTTCTCATTCAGCCACGTTCCGGGCAGTCCGCAAAAACAAAACTTCGTATTGCCAACACGCCAGGTCTCATTGACTCTGGATACCGCGATGAAATCGGTGTCATCATGGAAAACATTGAGCCACCTTTCAAAGACATCGACTATGAATTCGATGAAAACGGAGAAATTCACATCAAGTCTATACTCCATGGAGAGGCTTATACAATTGCACCAGGACAACGTTTTGCCCAAATGCGATTAGTTCAAGTTCCAAAAGCCGAATTTGTGCAAGTGGAATCTGTAGGAGAAATTGGCGAAGACCGCGGCGGTGGCTTCGGCTCAACAGGAGCGATTGGCTAAAATAAGGATTGAAGATATAAGAAAGGCGGCGATAGAACATAATTGGGAATTAGTTTCAACAGAGTATAAAAATTTAGATACAACACTTGAATTTATATGTGAAGAAGGACATCAGGTCTTTCTTCCATATAAAAAAGTAAGAGACAAATGGGAATGTCCAATTTGTATTAAAAATCAATTCACATATTTTGAAGAAAAAATAATTCCAAAGAAAAAGAATATACAGCGTTCAATTGGACTTGACCAAGCCACTCATAGTACAGGCTATTCAATTTTCGATGATGGAGAACTTATCTATGCTGGTACATTTGAGGCGGCCGCAGACGATGAAATAGAACGTGATATAGAAATAAAAAATTGGCTTATTCAATTAATTGCAAATTGGAAGCCAGATTTAATTGGTATCGAAGGTATTCAATTGCAACAACTTAATAATAAAACTGTTGGAGTCACGACTTATCAAACACTCGCGCGACTGCAGGGTATACTTATGGCAACTTGTGTAGAACAACGTGTTGACTACATCATATGCCCGCCCGCGACATGGCGTTCGCATTGCGAGGTGAAGGGCCGCACACGTGCGGATAGAAAGCGGTCAATGCAAACAAAAGTTAAAGAATGGTTTGATATAACTGTCTCTGACGATGTGGCTGATGCAATTGGAATCGGTAAATATATAAATGACAAACATAAAAAGAAAGTTGAAATATTCAACTGGGAATAGGAGGATTAGTTAATGGTTAACGTAACAATGGACCAAATTATTGCTTTTAGAAATAATGGAGACTTTTTCAGTAATACAACCCTTCCACTTAAAGGTGCATATAAACTGAATAAAATTAAAAAAGCAGTTGAGAAAGAAGGTGAGTTCTATACTGAAAAGTTCCAAGAAATTGTTGAACAGTATGCAAAGCATGATGAAAATGGGCAACTTGTATTTAGCGATGATGGAAATCAGATTTTAATTAAAGATGGAATGGTTGATGAATGTAATAAAGCACTTGAGGACCTTCAGAGTTTAGAAGTTCAGGTTGAAACTTATGGACTTACACTTGATGATCTTGGAGAGAATCTTGAATGTACTCCAGAGGAGCTTGAAGCGCTAATGCCATTTATGGAATAAAGCAAATAAAAAGAGGGTTTTAAACCCTCTTTTTTAATGCTTATCTAAAGTTTCTTACTTGTGTTACGTTTCTGTATCCTGCGCCTTTTGTAATTTCTTTCTTGACTTTTTCTATTACTCTATCTACATCGTAATCTTTCTCAATTTTATCTACATTCACATTAATTTCAAATATATTATCTCCGTCATATGAATTATTAATTGAATTGGTTGAGCCAATTGCTTTACTTAATACATCACGTAATGCAAGGAAGTTTTGAGTATCTTGTGGATTTAATACAAGTTCTGGTTTTGAAGGGGTACCATCAAGCCAGGCTGGCCCGTTAAAATCAGCAAGACCACCGGTTGCATATCGTACTCCAATTGCAGTAATTTGACTGGCTTGAGTTCTTGCAGAGAATGTAAAACTATTTGTTAAACTACGTAGTGAAGCAAGTATAGCATCAACTGCAGCTTGTGCTACTCTTTCTGCCTCTTCTTTGCTTTTTTGCTCTGCAATTAATTTTGCCACATCATATTGACTTGTATCAATTCCTAATTGTTGAGCTGTAGCAAGAGCTTTATTATAATTATCAACAGTTTGTTGATTACTATAATAATATGCTTTCCAAGCTTTATCTAAATTTAATTTTGCTGTATCTATAATATCTTTAGTTGCTTCTTCTCTATAAAATTCATATTCTTTTAGTTTATCAGGCGCGAAAGCTTGTTTGGCGTCTGCATAACTAATACCTTCATCAATAAAATCTTGTATAGTATACTTACCCTTACTTGGGTCACCTAAATCTTTATATGATGCACCTAGATATTCATGAGCTTCTTTAAGTGTAAGACCGACATCTTTTGCATTAGATATATTAGCTGTCATTAAAGCTAAACTTAACCTAATTTTATCTACAGTATCTTCTATACTATCAATGGCATCATTAACCGCTTCTTGTTTCTTCTGATTAGTGGTTAAACCATTCATTAGTTTTCCAAATTTTGTATCTAAATCTTCTTGTAAAACTTTTGGTTTTTTATCATAATCATTAGCTTTTTTAAAAGCTTCATAAATATCATCTTCAAATTCTTCAGGATTTTCCATCCACATATCAACTAATGCAGCATTATTAACTCCTTCAGAAATTTCTTCTTCTAATTCTATTTGTCTTTCTCTTTGTTCTGCGGCCAAATCTGCTTGTTGTTGTAATTTATCTAATAATTGATCTTCTAAACTACGTTGATAATTTTGTTGAGCCTCAGCAATTTCTTTTTGTAATTGTGCAATCTCTACTTGATGTCCGCCAGAAGTATCTGCCTGTAACATTGCTAAACGTTGCTGTTTCTGAGAAATATCTAATTCTGTTTTACGATTGTCTTCTTGTTGTCTACGCTCATCAAGTTTACGTTTTACATCATCTAATAATTTCTTTAATGCTTTATTAATTGAATCGCTTAATTTTTTAAGATTATCAGTGCGCTCTTTTACTTCTTTATCGTGTATATCCCATAATTCATTAGCATAATCGACCCATTCATTTTGTAACTGTTCAAGTTCATCATATAATTCATTAATACTAGCATTAGCAGATTGATATGCATCACTTAACGCCGCACTATTATCTGTAATTTCTTTAACATAATCTTGTATAGCTTTTCCTTGTTCTTCGGTAATATTTCCTTTTAACTTTTCAGCTTCAAATTTCTCAGTATCAAAATCAACTGATACTGTTCCATCACCATTTTGTGTAATTGTAAGATATTTCTTCGCCTCTGTTTGAGCTTTTATTTGATCTTGTAAGGCATCTCTATAATTTTCATATCCTAATTTTTCGGTATCACTTAAGTTATTGGTTGCGGCAGTTAAAGCAGATTGATAAGCTGTATTGGCACTATTAACTTGTTGTGTATAAGTATTAACTTCATTTTTAATATTTTTAAGTTCTTTTTCTGCTGCATCTATTTGTTTTTGTATTTTGCTTTTTTTACTCTTTGACGCATTTTTCTTTTTCTTTTTTAAATCTTTAATAGTTTGTTCTTTTGCAGCTTGACGCTGTTTAGCATCATTTAATTTTGCTTGAGCTTGATTAAGTGCACTTTTCTTTTGCTCAGTCGCTTTATCTAAAACTGCACGTTGATTTAATTTTGCTTGTACTGCAGCTAAAGTGGTTTTTTCATCTTCTATACTTAATGTATCTTGTAGAGTTTTCTTTTGCTGATCTACCAACTCCATTTGAGCATGAATTTTATTGATTGATTCGGAAAGACCAGTATTAAAAGCAGCCATAGATTTTTGTGCAAAACCTGGATCATTATATTTTGCTCTACCCGTACTTAATTGTTTATCTAAAGTTTCTTGAAAAGTTTTAGTTCGAGATATATTTTTCTCAGTAGCCTCAATTTGTTTAGTTAAATTCCAAATTTTAGTTAATTCAATCTCCCAGGCAAAGAATGTGTTGTAAAGCTCTTCACCCATTTTTTCAAGAGCTTCTTGAGCTTTTATAATATTATCTTCTGCTGAATTACGCTTTGAACGCTCATCATTTAAAGCTTTACTCGCTGCTTCAGCTACCGCTTTACGTTTAGCAGAATTTGTAATATTTTTTAACGCTTTTTCATCTACTTGGCCATTTTTAATATATTTAGATAAATCAACATAATCTGTTTTACTTTTGCCTTTCTTTTTATAAGAAACTTCTTCAACAGCAATGTTACCTTTTTTATATTCTTTCTTAAGTTGCTTTTGTTTAGTTTTTCGATTTAATCCACTAGTTTCTAAAGCATTTAATTCTAAATTTGCTCTATCTTTTTGTTGTTCATTTAATTGTTTATAAGCCTGAATATTTTTAATATAATCATCGCCGCCGCCACCCCCAGAACTAACAGATTGTCCTGTTTTCTTTAAAGTGGCCTGCATTTCTTTTGTATATTTTTCAAAATCTTTCGCAGCCCTATCCATTTTACGTTGGGTATCTTGGGTACTACGAGCTATATTTTCCCACCAAACAGTTACTTTATAAACTTTATCTCCAACATCTTTAACAGTTTTTTCAACTTGTTTCGCAGCTTTTTTAACATCTTTATTAGTATCTTTACTTTGTTTTTTTGTATCTTGACTGCTAGAGGTACTAGATTTGCCCGTAATAGATGATCGTAAACCACCACTAGAAATACTATCTTTTCCGCCACCAAAAGAACCTAAAGTTTTATGATCATTCTTTCCACGACGTAAAATTTCTTTGGATTGTTTGTGTGGATATATAATAGTATCCTTTGGGAAAGAAGTCATTTCTGGACCATTAGCTCCAAAAATTACTGAGCGTCCCTCTGAAGGAATATACCCCACTTCATATCCTTCTTCCCCAACTAAAGCTGTCATTATTGAACCCGCAGCTTGCTTCTTTTTTGGTAAATTTAATCCATCTGCAGCAGAACCAAATGATATAGACTGATGAGCAGGAATTAAATAATTTTGACCACGTGCTCTTTCTTTATAGGTAACATAAGCAACCTTATCTTTAGGCTCATCTTGACTTTTCCACGTATAATTAACACCAGCATCTTTAGTTTTTGGAGGGTCTTGTTTTCCTAAAGTATAATCTACAGTTGTACTCTTCTTATCTGGATTATCTTGTTTACCTTTGGTATAATTAACTGTTGCATTTTGTGCTTTTGGAGCTGTCCCAGTATAGGTTGCAGTTACATTAGCTTTAACATTAGTTTCTATTTGAGTTTCAATAGGTAAAGCTTGAATTTGTGATTCAATCGATTGTTGTACTTCATTAGCATTAGCAACATTACCACTACATAAAATTTCTAACTTACTTTCAACTTGTTGTGCTTGATCACCAAAAGCCCCCTGTAACAACTCATTAGCACCAGCAGTATCACCATTAGCAATTTTTGCTGTAGCTTCAATTAAAACTGTTTTAGTAGTATTATCACCATCAAGTTCTGTATTTAATTCATCAATAAAAGCGGTAACTTTTTCATCGCCGTATAAATCAGTTGCTATAAGAATTTCACGTTCTTTAAAAGTTAAATTATCAATACCACTAATATAACTTTCTAAATCATCTCCTTCTAATTTAGAAGTTATGACAAAGGGTTGATACGTTTCATCTCTAGCTGCCCTAACTTGTTCTTGGTAATTACCCATTAAACTATTAAGCGCGGCCAAATAAACTTCGCTACCTTCTAAATGACTTAAACTAGCACCCAAATCTATCATTGTTTGGGCACTTAAATTACCTTCTTGTTGTAATTGTTGTAAGGTTGTTACTAATGTAGTTGGGTCTGAACTTTGTAAAGCTTGTTGTATATCAAAAGCATGAGCATCTAAAAAGCTTTGTTCTTGAACAGTTTTTCCAATACCCTCAACATAATTTTTTGCACCCTCAATCTTAGCTTCCCAAGAATCTGTATCTGCATCTAAAGCCTGTTGTAAACTATCTCTAGCAGCTTCCAATTGTTGAATTTGAGGTAATAATGCATCATTACCACTTTGTTTTAATAAATTTATCGTAGACTCATAATCTGCGATTCTTGCTTGAACTTGGCTAACTGCAGCATCATGTTCTGCTGTGGTTTTAAAACCTCCTTCTGGATTTAAAGTTTGTTTTGCTCCATCTACGGTATCTTTTGAAGTAGATTGTTCAATATCTTTCTTTGCTTCATCGGTTAAAATACCCATACTAGCAAGCATAGCAGTTGCAGCACTAGCAATTATTCCCGTATCATTAGCAATACCAGCAACCGTAGGGTTTTCCATAGCATAAGCTTGTTCATTATAAGCCTTTTCTACATCCTCTGCTGTTGCTTGTCCATCTGCTAATTTTAAACCATCTGCCGTAAGAATTTGTTTAGTGTCTTCTAAATCAAACCCCATTTTTGCAAGAGCTGCAGTAGCATTATTGAGAGTTTTATCTGCTCCTTTTAATCCTATATTTTCTAAAACTTGATCTGCATATAAACCATCACCATTTTTTGTGGTTAAATTTTCTACATTTAAAAATCTAATTCCTTGAGATTCAGCATCAGTTTTAGTTTTTGTATAATCATTACCTCTAATACCTTGCTGTCTAGCTTCCTCTCTAAAACTAGATTCTGAAGTATATAATAAGTTTTCACCTCTTGATGAGGTACCAGACATTGAAGTTTCACTAGCTTCTAAAGCCTGACGAATTTTTTTAGGATCACCCAAATCCATTGGAACCCATTGACGTGCTTTATCAATTAAACTAGCTAAAGCTTCTTCTGACATACCTAAAACCTTAGCATATTCTTCTAAATCTTCAGTCTGTAAATCAAAATGCCAATCATTGCCAACAGCGTATCCTAATCCTTTAAGTTTATCTTGGTTTTCAACTAATAAATCATTAAAAGCTAATGCTCCTTCTGACCCATCAGCAAAACAATCTTGAACTTTTTTAATTTGTGCTACTACTTCATCATAACTACTAGTATCAACAAAATCTTTTCCTAATAATTCATCCGCGCCAGCCCAAAATGTTAATGAACCACTACCGGCAAGATTTTTTTCGTCTAAAACCGTATCAATAATACCCTTATAACCTTCTGCAGCAGTGTAATAATCTCCATTTTTTGTCGCTTCTTGAAAGCGTTCTTGAGCTCCACGTGCAGAAGTAAATTCATCTGATAAGGTATTAATAGCTTCACCTAAAGAAATTACACTTTCAGTAGCATAATTACGAATATGTCCTGCTGTTTCTCTTAAACTATTTGCAAACAATTGTCCAGCAACAGTACCATCATCATACTTATCAGCTAAATTTTCTAATTCGGTTGCATAGTCTTCTACTGCAGCTTTATAATTATCAATTGCTCCTGCTTCACCAAGAGCATCATCATATTTTTCTTGTTCGGCAGCAACTTTTTCCATTATACTAGCATATTCACTGCCTTCCTGAGTCATTTCTTTAAAGCCTTCTGCGTATTCACGTGCAGTTGCTTTAATTTCTGAAGCGTCCCAGTTTTCCATTGCTGCGGTCATTGTTAAATCTTGCAACCCAGCATTGAAAGCTCCAGTAAACTCTTCCCCAAGATTTAGTCCAATTGTATCTAATCCTTCAGAACTTAAATATTGACCGATTGCTTGAGATAAAGGTTGTAATTCTTCAGACATATCCTTCCAACCACTACCTAAATCTGCAAAAGCATTTTGCAATCCTTCTTTTTGTCTATCAGTTAAATCTTGATTTTTACTTTCAATTAATCGATAAATATCTCCATAATGTTCCGAAATTAATCGTAAGTCATCTGGACTTGGATTGATTAGATTTACTTCACGTCCAAATAATTGTTTGGTAGCCGCGTCAAATTCTTCAGTACCAACAGATTGTAAAGCTTTTCGTAAGGCTCCGGTTTGTTTTTGTAAATAACCTAAATTATCTCCAAAAACATTTTTAGAATTATCTTTAAAAGCATCAGATACTCGAATTCCAGAGACTAAATCATTAATAGAAGAATCGGAAACAAAAGTATCCCTAGCTGAATTTTGTAATTCTTCTTGTTTACTAATTAATTGATCAATTGCAGAACCAGTATCTATAATTGCACGCCCCTGAGCATCATAACCACGAATTAACTCTGGAGCAATTTTAGCAACCTCTTGACTAGTTTGTAAATATTGATCATATTCATCAACTGTTAAACCAATATTATTTCCATACTCATCAACGCCCGATGACAATTGACTAAATATGTCTTTAGCTGAATTTAAGGTTGAAATTTTTTCTGTAGTTTCATTAATTGTATCAGTATAGGTTTTAACTGTTTTCTCAGCTGCTTCACGGGCATGTTTTTCTTGTGCTTTGGCTAATGCAATAATACCACCTACTGCAGCAATTGCTACGCCGGCTGCAGCAATATATGGATGAGCAGAAAGTAATCCTCCTATGCCACCCGCATCAGTAATTTTACCTACTAAACTACCTGTACTTGCGGCAATTTGACCTAAAGAAGAAATTTGATAACCTAAATTAGTTACTGCCGCGCCCGCCTTATCAAAACCAGCATTTGACAACTGCATACCCAATTGAGCAATTCCTTGACCTGCTGATGTTGCAGCAGTACCAACATTACCCATAGAATTAGCTATCATTGCTCCTTTTGTTTGGGTTATTGTCGCGCGTTTATTGAAATTTTCTAGTGCTTTAGTTTGGGCCTCATAAGCTTTTGCTGCTTCTTTGGTCGCAGCTATATGTAAATCTTCTTCACTTAAATAACTATAATCTTCAGAAGACATTAAACTTTCTCTAGCTTGTTTATAAAACTCTTCTTGAGTAAATTGTTGTTTAAGAGCATCACCAAAAGCTTCTTGAGCAGCTTGAACATATTCTGGTCCTCTGGCTTCCATAGCTTTTTTAAAACCAGCTGGAGTCCCAAAAATTTGCATTGCATTCTGAGGAGTAATTGTATTATTTTTTAATCCTTCATTAATTTCGTTTGTAAAACTTTTAATTAATTCTGCTGATTTATTTTTTAAACCGTTTGTATCAAACTGTATTCCATCTCGTTTTAAATTTAATTGTAAACCTGGTAATTGTTGTAAAATAGCAGCTTGCTGCTTATTATCTAAACCACTAATTTTTCCATAAGCAGCAGATAAAGATAATGTACCTTCAGCGCCAGTATTTTTTAAAAGAGTTCTTAAATCTGTATTTGCAGTTTTAAATTGTTCATAGCTTGCAGTATTAGTTTTAGCAGTATTTTCAAATACTCCTTTACCAGTTAATGCCGCTTGCAATTGATGAATTGCTTGCACTATTGGATTAGAAATAGCATTAGCTTGTGCGTTTGAATCGGTGTTTTTAATGAAACCCCCTTTAGCACCTTTAAAAAAGCTAGATTGTGGATCTAATAAACCTCCCAATCCACCGATCATACTATTAGCTACACGACCAGCTGCCTTCAGTCCAGTAAATGCCATTAATAATGATAATAATGATTTAACTGGTCCTATGCCTAAACTAAATACATCAATTAAATTATTAGTAACTGTTAATAATCCAGTAATACCATCAACAGCCAATTTAATCATGCCATTGTTGGCAATACCCATTGTAAAGCGTTGCCATGCATTATGAAGTTTATTTAATTTTGCTTCTAAAGAATCCATAGTTTTACCAAACTGTTCTTCGGAAGCACCAGTACTATTATTAGCGGCTGCCATTAATTCCATAGTACGATCATAATTGCTGACCATCGCAATAAAACGAGATTGTTGTCTAGAGCCGGCCGCAACTGTAGCTATATATCTCTGCTGACTTTGAGATAATGTATCCCATCTAGCAGAAATATCAAGCATAACTTTATCCCATTCTCTAAACTGACCATTTGTATCTACTAAATCAACACCAATTGTTTTTAAGGCCGCATCAATTTTATTAAAATCTACTTCCTCTCCTTCAACTTCACTAATTTCAAGAGGATTCTTTTTCATTTCTTGGAAACGTGCAATAATAGTCTTCATTGCAGTACCAATATTTTCAGCTGGCTCTCTTGTTGTTTCAATCGCTTGAGCTAAAAACGCTGTAGTTCCTTCAAAACTTGCTCCTGCTGAATGCGCAATCGATGCGGTACGTTGCATAGCTGTACCAAGTTCTTCAGTATCAGATGCCGTAATAGCTGCTAATTCAGAATATACATCATTAACACGCTTAGCTGAAGTATCATTTAATTCCATATTAAAACCACGAAGCGCCGCAGTCATCATATCAGTTGCTTCAGCATATTCAAGCCCTGCAATACGCGCCATTTTCATGGTTTCCGCGCCAACTTCAAACGCTTGTTGTTGATCTAAACCTTGTTGGAAATACAAGGTCATTGTTTCATAAGCTCCCTGAGTAGTTGCCCCTAATTCATTAGCAATTTGAGTATATTGTGGTAACATACCCCATAAATCACTAATATTATAATCAGTAACTACCGCAGTGTCAGTCATAGCTTTATCAAGCTCCTTAACTGATTGAACGGCATCATCAATTCCTCGTTTAAAAAGATTAATCATATTTCTTAAACTAAAGAAATATTGAGTTGACTGTTGTAGCTGTTCTACTTGTTTTGTCATTGAGAGCATACTATTAGCAGTCTCTTGTGCTGTGCCATTCAATTGTTTAAAACCAGACTGAGCTTTATCTGTACCATTTACTGCTTCATTTAAAGCAGTAGTAACCTTATCTACCCCATCTGCCCGAATTTGAGCTATAGTATCAGAAGTGGTTTTAATATCATTACCAAATTTATTCATAGCCTGATCAGCATCAGTGACCTTAGTTCTTAATTCAGTAATAATTTGATTAAATGCTATTCCAGTATGACTTTCTAAAGCCTTTTTACGAGCATCAGACATACGATTTAATTCAGAAATTAAACCCTCTACATCAGTCTTAGCTTTTTCAAGGTCTCCGCGCCCTAAAGATGTCTGTAACATATTTGAAGCATCGAAAACTTTTGTACCTCTTCGACCAACATCTGAGGCCTGCATAGCTTTTAAATAATCATTTAATCCTAAACCACCTTTAATGTCTTGAGATAATTTTTCTTTTAAAGTAACTACTCTTTCAATCTCTTTTTCTAAATTTTGTATAGTAGTTAAATCTACTTTAAAACTTATATCTTTACCAGTTAATTTTGAAACGGTTGCTGCAATTCTATCATATTCAGCTTCAATTTGTTTCCCGGTTTTAGCAAAAGATGTTACATCTCCCTTAGTATTAAAACCATCTTTTAATTGAGCTCTATACTTTGCAAATAAACCATCTAAATTAGAAAAACTTTTTTTCAAATTAGAATCTAAATTAGCTGGCATTTTAAGTTGACTTAAACTATTTTTTAATTTATTAAGTCCAGCCTCTGCCCCATCGACCTTTAATAATAGATTACCAACTATATCAAATTGTTGGGCCATTGTTTTTTACCTCCAATAAAAAATGACGTTAATTAAAAATTAACGCCATTCGGAATCTCTATCTATATCCTCATCTAAATAATATATCTCTAAGGCTTTTGAAGTTTTACGTCCACCAATAGATAAAGCCGTTCCTTTAAATTGTCCTACTACTGGCTGCGCATTTTGTCCTAAAGTGAGATTGAAATCTGACGTAATTTTTAATTTCGGAATATAGATAATTGCAGTATGAGTTTCACCAGTTATATCATCCTTAATTCTCGACCTACCTTCCAATGTTAAAAATCCATCAAAGATTTCTTCACCAATTAACTCAATATCTGCGCCATTATCATATCCATATTCATAATCTACTACAACTTCTTTATAGATTAAGGGAGTTTGTAATATACCTTGAGTTTTATCTACCCAAGTTAAATCTGTCAGTTTCTCACCTGTTTCTCTATTATAAACAAAAATCCACGAATCTATAGGTACGTGGGTTAATGTAATTTTCCCTTCACTATCGGTCTCAAGTTCATCTCGTTGCGCTATTCGAATTCTTTTTCCTTCGTCTATAGAGAGGACCCGCGCATTATGCATAAGACCTAATTGTGTTTTTGAAAAAACACCTTGTGTGAAAATTAAATTTACTCCCTCAGTCCTGTCCCAAATTACTAATTTCTTATTCTGATAACCACCTTGCGCGGCTATTTCTCTATTTATCTCTTGAAAATTAGCAATTTGAATTTTATCAAATGCTGCGACTACTTCACCTGCAGCATATTGAACTCCTTTTATCTCTATAGGATAAGTGGATTTTAACTGCACTGAATACAGTTCTTGCATACCGAATTCATTATCCATATATTTGTCCTCTAAATAAAGAAGGAAGGCGATACCGCCTCCCTTCCATTAATTTTATTTATTAAATTATTCGCCTGGAAGAATAGTAGTCTCAGTTTTACTACCAGCATTAACAACCGAACGAGGAGTATCCCATTCAGCACGCTCACCTTCTGCATTGAAGTCATCAAGTACAGAAGCAACACCCTTATTCTTACCAGTAGCACTACCAGAAGCAGCTCCCATATTATACTTAACCAACTTAACCATTGAACCACTTTCTGATTTCAGACACTGAACTGTCATTGAGAATGTAGCTGGGTCACCATCAGCTTCCATTGTCAGACTTACATCTTCTGCAGAAACTTTTCCCTTTGGAATAATAAATTGTAAGAATTCATCCTTACCAGAAGCAACGTTTCTAGCATATGTATCACCAGTGATATAATAAGTATTAGAATTAAATTCAGCGCCGATATCAATAGTCATTCCGCCTTCAATAGCTTGTGCGCCATTTGAAGCAGGAGTTTTAACTGAATCTAATAAATCAAAAGTGATAAATTCAATAGGCTGATTTGCATTAGCACCGCGCCAATTAACCCAATCAATGCTATCTCTTGGAATTGGAACTGGATCAGAAACTTCTTTACCTTCAGCTGTAGCATAACTAAATACAGTTACCAGGTTCTTAGCGACATAATAATCATTACCATTTAACTTAAATGTTAAGAAATCTGTAGCTTCTCCTTGATCATTTTTATAAACGCTAATATCAGAACCCTTAAAGGTTTTCAGAACTTCTTGCTTATCATCAGTAACTGTCATATCACCACCAAACATAATCTGAAGTGATTTAGCACTGAATACAGCATCTTCCATCTCGATAGTAAGCTCTTTATTAGTATCCCATGAAAGAATCTTAACGTTACCTTTTCCACCTCTAGCATCAACTACCTCAGAACTCTGACTAAGTGTAGAAGTTTTCAGAGTATCAAGGTAAAGTACAGGAGCAGAAGGTGCGCCCTTTGAGTCTAACTCATAGAACATAACGTCAGCAACTTCTTTAATAGCATATTTATTAAGAATAATTGCCATATTAAATAGCCTCCTATAATTCTTTTTCGTCTATGTTTTTTATCCAATATTTTGGTTTTACTTTTTTACTATCCGCGCCAGCGAGAAGTGCTCGAATATCTATGTCATATTCTTCCTTCTGCTGTTCCATAGTTATTAACCATTGAACACACGCATAGCTTATCTCTCCAATATTAAGTGGATTTAATCCAATACCCATACAACAAATTGCCGTTAACAAAGTTCCAAAAGTTGGTGCATTTTTTGCTTTCTTTTTCTTTAATAATTCTTCACTTTGTTTTACTTTTAACTTATATCGTTTAATACGTGGATCTAAATTTTCTTCTTCTGGGTCTGGAGCTTTTTCAGCTTCTGTACCCATGACCTGTCGTATCATATTTTGAAATTCAAAATAATTTTCTTCAGTTAAAAGTCTAGGTTCTTCTAAATCCACATTTGGGTCTAATTCATCTTCACTTTTACCAATTAATAACATTTCAATCTCAGGTACAATTGTAACTGGCTCATGTATAAATTGATTAAAAGCTTCATGTATTTTCTCTCTTACCTTTTCATCTTGATAATAATTTATTAACAAATATTGAAAAGGAGTAGGAACTTTATTAACCCTTTCATCTTGGAGAAATGCCTTATCTAATTCCTCTTGTGTCATTGTAAATAACGACTGATAAATCCCAAAATCCTTATTTCCAACTACATCGTTTACGGTTGGGGGATATATTTGACATATGTCTTTAAAATCAATTGGAAAACCAAGTAAAATCCTCTCATCAATCATATGATGTTAAAACGAAAGTCTGTTCATAAGCAGAAATTTCTTCGGTTAAAAAATTTAAACTGAAATCTCCACCCGTTAACTTTCCTAATCCCTCAATTTTCTTTCCATTTAAAGAATTTTGTACTTCCCCCATAATCGCAAAAGGTCTTAGATTTGTGTCTTTAATTATCCATTGAGTCATTGGAACAAATACTTCAATACTAATATTTACATTTTTAAACTCACTATTTGATGCTAATCCACGCGCCCGCGCGATACGAACAGCAATAATTGAGTGGGCAGTTTCTTTTGGGCCAACACGCGGCACAATTTTAACTAATTTTTCAAATACTTCATCTTGTATTTGTTCTGGAGTCAAATCATCATGACTCAATGGGTCTTTATCTGTATAATACAGTAATTTAAGTAAATTCTGATTAGCTAAAAGTCTCTTCATTATATATTGTGCATTTACACCAATATCAGTACAATTTCTTACATTCATTCTGCACCTCCTCGATTCAGCCAATAGAAATCATCAGCATTATCATCTACATCTTGAATTGGAGGATCGCTCTTATCTCTTATATACTGTGGGTCTACAGATACGAATTCAACTCCAGGAGTTGATTGTATATCATAACCCGTCACTACATAAGCTTCTGTAAGTTTGCCTTGAGTGACTTCTAAATAATCGTCCTTTCTTATGTTTTCATTTAGTGGTATAATAAAGAAACTCAATTTCAGATTCTCTGTATATAAAACCTTACTTCTACTTCTTGACTTTAATTCATCTTTCAACATATTGTCTTCCTGACCATAAAAATATGCCCAAGTACTACATTTCTTACCTTGTCTATTTTTCCAAGTAAGATAATGAGTCATTTTCAAAACAATATATCTATTATAACCACTTGCTTTTATATCTTCTAAGTAATAAATAAGCCAAGGACATAAAATATTATCTTTATCTGGGATAAATAAAATTGTTCCATTCGGCATATCTAAATGAACATCAGTTAATAAATAATGCATTGTCTTCGTTTCGTTCTGCCGCATCGGTGTAAGTTCACCTTCGCGCATCACGCCTTTATACTCAAACTCTACATAATAAACCGACTTCATTAATTGCCGTCTAAAATTTTCTTCCCTTTGTCCTTGTATACGAGATTGCCAGTCTACTCCGTAATGATTTAACCTCTTTAAATACACATCCTCATAGTATCCCATCTTCTACCTCCCCATATTTAGAAAGTAAAGACATACAATCAAAAATTGTACTTCTAAAATACTCATACCGTAAATATCTTAAAGAGGAAATCTTATGAAATAAAGTGTAATAGTTAATAGTCCGTTCTTCTGGTTCAAAACCATATAGTTCAATTAAAATCGAATCTAAGAACTTCTCCCATTCCCTTCCTTTCTCGTATTCACAAAGTAATCCGAATAGCTTATTCTTCAAACTATTCGCATACCCTTCATCCATACCAGGAATATATTTCATTTTAATCTCCCGCCAATTGACTATAAGTAAATGGTCGTCCCTTGCGCGAGCGATAGTAAATGCGCTCTAATTTCAGCGCTTTATATTCCTCTCTTTCCAGTAATTGTTTTAACTTATCTATTAAATTAGCCTGCGAGAAATCTCTCTCTACATAAAGTGGCTTAACATTCTCCCAAGTGAGAATGGTGCGATTGAGCCACTCGCACTTCATATAGGTTGCAAGAATTTGAATTTCTTCATTAGCCATATTTTCATCAACAAAATTGTCGCCATCTATCTCTAAGCTAACTCTTGGAAATTTGAAATAAGGAATCGCCGCGTCCAATAAGGCACGCCAGTCTTCTTCTCTTTCTTCATCAGCCCAGTTTAACCATTCGTCTTCTAACATTTTAGATAGAAACGCATCATATATATCATAAACTGAAACCATTGTTTAAACTCCTTAATTGTTTGGTAATTGCTCCTTATCTGCCTTATTTAATTGGATTGTTCCAATAATATCCAGTCCAATCATTTTCTGAATTATCTCGGACTTATCAAAATTAGCGATTTCATTATCAATTGCATACTGACCTAGTTCTCTAATCTGGTCAGCAGATAACTCCTTAATTTTTTCTCTAAACTCAGGCAGCGGCATTACCGTTAAATAGCGTTTTCTTTGCTGGTCATTTAAAGTAATAATGTTTACTGGCTCTTCCGCATCTTCTGGCTCAAGACCCAGTGCTCTCTTTACTTCCATGCTTTCAATACCCAGAACACCCTGTGTAAACAGAGCCTCAACTCCTGGATTATACATAGCCTCTTCTAATTGGCTAAATGGGATTGTCTTAACAGAACCTTTTCTTTCCCATACTCTACGAAGGGTAAGTTCTGGAATGTTAATATTTACCCTACTAGAAACTAAATTTACAACCTTAACTTTATCTTCCATTTTATTACTCCTTTTAACTCCTAAACGTAGTGGTTATATGTATACAGCGGCACCATAACCTCCGCAAAATAAGTTCAACTTATAGCGTCAGAGGTTGAGCGGCCGCAGTGTACGTCCATCAACTACATACTAAATAAATAAGGGAGGGGACGAACCCCTCCCCTTAAGATTCATTAAATATATTGAAGTGTTTCAGCATAAGTCTGTGGAATACCAGTATTCTTATAAATACCCCAATTGTGGTATGTAAGAATAGCAGTTCCCAGCTTTCTATAAGTATGAATCTCCATGGATTGGTCTCTGTTAACGAAGTCATACATCTGAGTCTGTCCTTCGAATACAACCTTTACAACCTTCTCATTTCCTGTAGGCAGTACATAAGCAAGTTGTGGGTCAATCCAAGTCTCAACATTGTTCTCATCAATGAATGACTGAGGAATCTGAACAACCGGAGTTCCTCTGAACAGATTAATATATCCACTGTTGTGAATAGCATCGATGTCCTGTGGATGATATACACCCTGGCCTGTTCCTGTGTTAACTGGAACGATAGCATCAGCACCCATAGCAGCAACGAATTCAGGCGGTGCGAAAATAACAGCGCCAGAACCATAAGCTCTGACTGTGCTAATCAGCTTCATCATCTCAGCGCCATCAAATGTAGCACCTGTAGCTCTGTTGTTAGCCGGAACACCAGCCTTTGAGAATGCAGCGCGGAGAGCCTTCTGAACTTCCTGGTAAACTGCATCTGTTTGAGCCTCAGTAAGAAGTGATACGAGGTCAGCCATGTTTTCAGCACCATCAAGCATTCTTTCGAAGTCAATTGTGCAAGCTCCACCGATAGCGTGGCCGCTGAGTTCGAAATAGCCATGGTCAAGTCTGAATGTCTCGTATACGCCTGAAAGACCAACCTGAGTAAGGAACTTTCTTGCTCTTGTTCTTCCAAGTCTTGTTCTGAACAGAGCCTTCTGTCCCTGTCCTACCTGCTGAACGTCAGCGAAAATACCAACAGCGTCGATAACCTTCTTAGGAACGACTTCATCAGCAGCCTCAATTATAATTTCATAAATGTCATATCTGTTCTTCATGAACTGATTGACAGAACCAGCCATCTCGCGAAGAGCCTCAACGAGTGCATCGTTGACGTTCTCCATTGAATAATTAGCTGGAGCCTCGTTCTTAGCCGCACAAAGGGCTAACTCTTTCATTTCCTTAATAGTCATTTCGTTGCCCTCCTTAATTATGCTTCAAGAACCTGGAACTTAAATGCAAACTGTCCATCCGGCATAGTCGTCTTCTCAACTACCTTGAGAACTGGGCCAGCCTGTGGAGCAGATGTATCCAGTAAAATTGCACCCTCATCACTAATGCCGCCATAAACGTCAGTAGAACTGAGGTCAACGGCTTTAACAGCGTCATCATCAGCGAAAGCGCTATCATAGCCGAAGCAGTTAGTTGTGAAAAGTTCACCAACCGAAAGGAAACCAAGTCTTGGATAGAACTCACCGAGCTCAAGCTTGAAATCCTTCAGAGCGTTAGCTCTCTCATCATACATATGCTCTGTTGTATAGTTGAGAGCAACCGGGCATTTAGCAACAACAGCACTCTTCGGGAACTTAACCTTTCTGTTAACTCTGTCAACAGCCAGAAGCATGCCATTCTCAGCCGGAACCGAAGCGAAATCAGTGTCATCAAGTGCACACTGAGCCTCGACTCTACCATCTCTACGGAAGGCTACTTGATTCAGCTCTAATTGACCATAACCGTCAATTACAAATCTTTTAAAAGCCATAATAAATCCTCCGTTTATTATTTTTTCTTATTCTTTTGTCTCTCTAAGATAGCTTCGATTCCTGTGAGTTTCGGCTCGTCCTTCGGAACGAAATCACTATCTTCAGTTGTGAAAATTGTAGACTTAGACTGAACTAAAACATAAGCCAGTTCCTTATCTAACTCATCTTTAGTATACTCATCAATCTTTTCTCTGAACGAATCAATCTCCTCTGTGTCAAGAAGAGTTGTATACTTCTCAATTACAGCTTCCTTCTCTTTGAGTTCAGCTGCAACCTTGAATTCATTAAGTGCTTCGTTTTCAGATGTAAGTGATTCAACTTTCTCTAAAGCAGTAGTATAATTACTATTAGCTTCGCTTAACTCGTTCTCAAGTCTTTCATTATCCTGTTGTAAAGTCGCAATTGTAGAATCGTTCTCTTCAATTTTGGAGTTAAACTCTTCTACTTGTGTCTGTAAACCAGAAACGACTTCATCAATCTTCTCATATGTATTACTATTCATAGCGTGAAGAACGTCAAGCGCATGCTTTTCGTCAGCATTCACGTCGATAATATAGCAAACTTCCATTTTATCAATGGAAAGAGAATCTGTTTCATCACTCTTTGTATAATATGCTCTCTCATATTCACCAGTTTCAAACTTGAAGACAACAGCATATGCATCATATACGTCGCAAACAGCATAATCCATTACATATTCATTTTCTTCGTTGAATCTTGGGTTCAGAAGAGACCAAAGCATATTATATTTCTGATTATCAGAAAGCTTAAAATTCATATGTTTTTCTCCTCCCAAGTTTTGCTTTTGAAAAGTTTCTGTTTTTTCTAAATCTGTCATAAGTGATTTAACCGAATCTACAAATGTGTAGAATGCGGCGCCTTCAAAGCAAGGTTCATAATCCTCACCTAAGGCCTGCAGTCCGAGGAAGCGACCTTCCGTAAATACGAAAAATCTCTTCCCGTTTATGAACTGCCATTCACCTTCAATGGAATCAGCATATAATTCCATCGACTGCGATTTTTGAATTATATCAAAAGCTTCTTGTTTATATAATCCAGTAAAGAGATATACATCAGTACATGCATATGTTCTCTCTACTCCGTCAATATCAAGATGCTTTTCCCATGCAAAGTTCGGATTTTCTGGCACTATACCATAGATACGTCCTTCATATCTTTCTCTGCCATGGTCTGTGAAGTCATCTTTCATTGTATCATATATGCCTTTAACAGGCACATATGGAAGTGTTGAAACTAACTTCTCAGCGAACTCTTCTGTAATAAAAGTTCCGTTTCTATTTGCACCCGTGTAGAAAATGCGGCATCTTGCTTTTGACAGAACTTCATTATAACTAGTAACATCACCGTAAATAGAAAGAGAAAAAGTTGTTAATTTATCTTTTTCTTTATCCATTAGTTAGAACCTCCACGGTCTAATGATTCCTCATTAGCAACTGTTTTTGCACTTTTATTTTGTGCATCTTTCGCAGGACGTCCTACGTTTCCTGTTTCTGTGTATGATGTACTCAGCGGCAGAAGCTTTTCTTTTAACTTCAATACATCGTTTTCAAGGTCTTTTACATTACTCAGTTCACGCTGTGATAAATCCATAGCGAGCGCCGGCAGTAAGAAACTATAACCAGAATTAGCGAGCTTGAGAGCTTCCTCCACATACTCTTTCTGATTATAAAACGATACTGGTAAAATTTTGTAAGTAAAAGTAATATTTGTATTACCATACTTATCATTTATAATTGAAGTTATAAATCTGGCCATCTTGCGCGCAAGCACCATCATTAAAGCCATATCGTTAGTAATTGAAGTAGCTAACGATAAATTAGAATCTGTGCCAAAGAGTTGACTACTTGAACCAGCTTCGGCATAAATATTCGTAAGAGCCTTATCAACAGAATTAAGTGAATTATCATTTGCAGTTTTCGACACAATTGCGTCAACATCCGCATAAGTAGTTAACACACTGAGATTTTCATTCTTCTTCATCATGTCAACCGCGCCCTTATGCATTTCAACTGCTTCTTCAGGCTCAAACAACAATCCTCCATCTGTTAGATGTGGAATATGTTGAATCAGAATCTTCCTAATTTCTTCAAGGTCTCTTTCCTTATTTATGTCCTTGGCATCTTCATATTCTAACTCTGCAGCAATAATATTTAAAAATACTGGCCTTTCGTCAATCAATGACATACAAATCCCTACACTAGTAGAAATATAACACCATGGACTTTTTGTTTTTCTCGCTTTCCAGCGTCTATACCAGTTTACCACATTAGCAGGATAAGCGGCCAATGCTTTCTTCCGGTATTCCCCATCGTGTATAGTGTCAAAATATGTAACATTAAATTCAATTATATCATTACCTTCTTTATCCTTAAAGCGTGAACGACAATAAAAAATAGGTAAATCTAATATAG